ATGTTTACAATTAACATCAAGGGTAAGGATAACCCCAAAGATCCCCGATTAGTAAAACTGGAGATGGTATTTTTCAGAACCGGTTACGCCAGAGTAACAAAGGTAATCAATATCACCGGCTCCGCAAAAGAGTGGGACAATCAGACTCAACAATTCAAATCTAAAAGTACGGAAGCGACGGAGAAGAACAAACGTCTGCTCGAATTGAAATCAAGCTACTTGAAAATTGCGGAGGAGTGGGAAGCAGAAGGGAAATCATGGTCACCTGTTCAATGGTCTCATTGCTTCGATGTCACGGAAAATAAGAAGAAAGAGGCAAAAGTCCTTTCTGTATCGACTGCATTGGATTCAATCATCAAAAATATGCTATCTCGTGAGCGTATAAAGAACGGCAAGGTAATAAGTAGTGTTGGTACTGCAAAAAATTATCGTGATCTACGAACTACCCTTACTCAATTCACAAAACAAAAATATGACCGTGCTCTATCCAGTTATTACTTTAACGAGATTACGGCTGACTTTGTTAATGATTACGCATTTTTCCTTGAGAAACGAGGTCTTGAGAATGGAAATAACGGTGGATTAGAGACTCGATTGCGAAGATTCTACGGTCTGCTATATTATGCGACTAAGATGAACATACCGGATATAGATCTCACCGTATTCGAGCGTGCTCGACCTAAAATGAAATCCAAGGAATTTGTTCCCAAAACCCTCTCCAAGGATGTCATTGATAAAATAGAGAAACTGGATCGTAAACTTTTAAGCCGACTGGAGTCTTTCTACGTTGACCTGTTTTTATTCAGTTACTATACCGGAGGAATGGCTAATATTGATGTGGCATACCTGACTTGGGATTGTGTTGATAAAGATGGCAATCTGAACTATGAGCGAATAAAATTCCCCAAAAGGGCTTGTATGAATTTTAATTCCAAAGCAAGGGCAATCGTTGAACGATATAAGGACAAGTGCTATGGTAACTACATGCTACCTGTGTTCTCGGTAAAACACAATACGGAAGCAAAACAACGAGGGCGATTGAAGCGGCTTTATTGCAACCTAAACTTAGCCTTAAGAAAAGTTCAGGATCTTATTAAAAGTGATGAGAAAATCACATGGTATGCAGCGCGTGGAACATTTATTACTGAAATGCTTGCAGCTGATATTCCTCCCGTAGAAGTAGCAGAAATGGCAGGCAATAGCCCTAATACCATTTACAAGCACTACTATAAGAATACGAATAAAGATCAAACATTTAAAAGAGCGAATGCTGTGTTGGGCTGTAAATAACATGTTTTTTGTATCTTTGTTCTCAAATATGTATAAACTAACATTATAAGAAAAATGAAAGAACTAATTGAAAAGCTCGAAGCCGCTTTTACGGCTTTCAAAAATGATGCGGTAGCACAGGCAGAAAACGGGAACAAGGCAGCGGGAACTCGTGCACGTAAAGCTTCTTTGGAAATAGAAAAGACTATGAAAGAGTTTCGCAAAGCGTCATTGGAAGAGTCTAAGAAATAAGGCTCGGAATATATCCAAGAACAAGAAAGGACATCGATTGATGTCCTTTTGTTATTTTATTAGCTTCCGTACAATCCAGAGAAAGGCGACAAATAAAAGAAACGAAAATAGTCCGATTGTGATGGTTGAAAGCCATATCGGAAAACCAAATCCAAACCCTAAAGCAAAAGCCATCCCTTGCAGAAAGTTCCACGGATTAATGGAGCTAAACAGGAATGTGTCACTCTGAGGAGCGTTCAGATATGCCAATACACAAAACACCAATATCAAACAGAGCAGGGATAGTAGTGTTGCTTTCAGATTATATTTCGTGATATTATTCAATTATTTCTTATCCTTGATAGACAAACAGAACTCCTTAGCGGGTTTGAACGCCGGAATGTTGTGAGCCGGAATGGTAATCGTTGTATTCTTGGAGATGTTACGTGCTACTTTCTCGGCACGTCGTTTAATCAGGAACGTTCCGAACCCTCTCAGGTAAACGTTCTCACCCGAAGCCATAGAGCCTTTTACGCCCTCCATAAAGCCTTCGATTACTGAGGCAACCGTAGTCTTGTCTACTCCGGTCGATTTAGCTATTTCGCTAACAATGTCTGCTTTGGTCATAGTTTATGCTTTTTAATATGATGCAAATATAGCACAACTAACTGAATAACAAAAAGCCGAGCTATGCCTATACCTTTGTTTTACTGAAATCCACGAAGCATTCATCGGAATAAATAGACGCTCTGTATGTAATATCGTTTGATAGTGTAAACACTAAATATGCACCGGATAGTTCTATTCCCTTGATGTTTGTAAATGGCACTGGGATAAACTGTTGATTGCCGCAGAACAACAATCCATCACGCCCATAATGGAAACTTGTTACAAACGGAAATCTCTGTAAATACCGTTTTGCAAAATGAGATATGGTGAAATAATTTTTCAATTCGTCATAAATATTGAGAACTTCCACTCCAGAAAGCCGTGCTTTCCTTACGGTTGAAGCAGTGCCGCTACGAGGCCTGCCGCTATCGTATGCGATAATCTCACTGCTATTGGCTATCATCCAGTCGTTGCGCTTGTGATAGGCTTCTTTGTCGTAATCGCCATCTGTGATAAACTCTTTATGGTCGGCAGCCTCAAAAATGGCTTTGTAACGGTGCTTATCCTTCTCGCTGTATAGAAGTTCCTGCCCTTGAAATGGGATAGCTATTATCAGGCGTATATCCGAGTGCTGCTCTCGAAGTTTCAGCACCTCTTCGGCACAAAGCATATCCCAGCCGATTGCCATTCCTGAGATAAAATTCGTCTTTCCTTCTCGATAGCAATCTTCAAGACAAAGAGAAAGCTCTGTTCTTATTACGTTTTCAAGGTTTGCATCAGGCCGATTGTCCGATGTTGTGAGTGTACGATTTCCAGTGAAGGACACCGTCTTTTCTTTAATAATATCCCATTAGTGTCCACTAAAAATCGGAAAAAGTTCATTGAAATGATTGAAATTTAATTTGTTACAAGATTTTTGTTCGCGCAACGATTTGAAATTACCTTTGCGGTCATAATCAGACAGTTATGAATAAAGACAAATACGTTTTTGCCCAATTAGTCGAGTTTTTAGACTGTTTCAAGTTTCGCCGAATCGTTGCTAAATATCAGACAGACAGATACATTAAATCATTCTCTTGTTGGAATCAACTATTGGTAATGATGTTCGGACAACTCGCCAAAAGTGAAAGCCTTCGAGATCTCATCGTTGGTATTGAGGCACATTGGAAAAAGTCGTATCACTTAGGTTTTGGCAAGTCCGTGACCCGAAGCAATCTTGCCAAGGCAAACGAGCAGCGTGATTATCGAATATTCGAGGCATATGCCTATCATTTGGTGTCGGAAACTCGCTCAAAAAGTGCCGAAAAAGTATTCGGATTCGATGGTCACGTATATGCTTTCGACTCAACAACGATAGACCTTTGTCTTGAAGTGTTTGAGTGGGCGAAGTTTCGCAAGCACAAAGGTGGTATCAAAATTCACACATTGTATGATGCTGAAGCACAAGTTCCTGCATTCTTTTACATCACAACTGCTTCGACCAATGACATTAAGGCGATGCCTGAAATTCCGTACGAAAAAGGGGCTTACTACATCTTCGATCGTGGGTACAACGACTTCGCTAATTTATTCAAGATTGAGCAGATTGAAGCAACATTTGTCGTTCGTGCAAAAAAGAACCTGCAATTCAAGCAAATCTCTTGGAAACGGAGGCTGCCAAAGAACGTTTTATCCGACTCCGTCATTGAACTTGTCGTCTATAAGAGTTCTAAAAATTATCCGTCCTCGCTCCGCAGAGTGCTCTATTTTGACGAAGAACAGAACCGCAAGTTCGTTTTTCTGACAAATAACTTCGACCTGCCTGCGCTTACCGTTGCCGAACTTTATCGTAATCGTTGGCAGGTAGAACTCTTCTTCAAGTGGCTTAAACAGCATCTCAAAATCAAGAAGTTTTGGGGCACGTCGGAAAACGCTGTCAGAATACAAATATATTGTGCTATAATTACTTACTGCTTGATTGCAATTATCAGGCACAACCTGCAACTTGATCGTTCGGTTTATGAGATACTCCAAATTCTCAGCATCTCGCTGACCGACAAAACTCTTTTACGAGATCTTTTTGACAAATCAAATTTCAATAATTTCAAAGAGCCTTTCGATTCAAGTGAACCGAATTTATTTAACTTTTAATCGCCCATTTTTTTAGTGGACAGTAGTGATAATATCCATAAAATTATTGGGGTGCTTGGTTAAATTTAGTTGTCGTTAAACCGCACCCCATAAAAGAAGCACGGAAACCGACAAGACCTCCCAAGGTGCGACCAAGCAACCTACAAGACACAAGCCAGCCCCGTGCTATATTAGCTCGTGCCGCTTAATGTCTTGTTGCTATTTTATTTCTCTCAATTCTTGGTCGCTTCTGGGAGGTTTAAACAGCAAACGATATGTTTTAATGAATATTCTACATAGGCATTTTTCTCTTCTATTGAAGTACAAAGTTAATCAAATCTTCTGATTTATCGTCGAGTTATCAGATAATTATGTCAGCCAAGGATTTTTGTACGGGTCATAATCGGTCTGAAAAGTCGATAGTTGCCAATCCGTCACAGGTTTGTTATCCTCCGCCAGTTTTCGGGGTATCTGAGGATTTAGACGTAGTTTCGAGGCATCATTCAGCCACTTCATCGACTCCTCGTGGTCTTTCAACCGTACCGTACTTACATTGTTCGGAGCAATCAACTTGGTCAGCTCATAGATTGCCAGTCGCACCATATGTTTTTTGAGGTTGTAATTGCGAGGGTCGTTCAAGGCTATGTTGTGCCCAACGATAGGCACATCGGCATTTACGTCCATTCCCGGATAGAATACTTTGTCCTTATAGACCACATACTCGTGACTCTCCAATTCATAATTGTTGTAAGCCGGGTCATAGTCGGCAATCGCACCCCAACAAGGAGAGTCAAACGGGTTGATGTTATTATCAAATTCATCCAGTGTAGTCAATGTATAGAATGCTCCGTTGAACGATACGACCTCCCAAAGGTTATACACAATCGGTAACCATTCGGCGGTCTCTTTCTGTTGCCAAGCAATCACCATCGGAATACGAATATCTCCGAACTTATAGCCATTGTCAGCTTTACAGATATATGCCAAATCGTTGTAAGTCACAATATCGCCCTCGTAGTATGTTCCGAACTGGGAGTATTGTGTAATTGGCTTTTCTTCGGGACTCAACGATACATATTCCTCCCAGTACACCAATATTGAAGGCACTTTGTAGCCGCTAATGGAGCGGATAATCTCATAGATGCGTCCTTCCCAATAGATGAACGCACCCACAGGGAAAGTTATTCTACGGTCGTGCTCGGCAATATATTTCCCTTTGCTAAGTTCCTGTTCAATCTCATAGTTCTCGCTGAGGTTTTCGATGATGCTCATCTCGGCAGATTCCTCTGCCTGAGCAAAGCGGTCGGAATTGCCTCGTGTCATTTGCGCAAGGGCTTCGGCGGTAATCACGCCCAAGTAATCATTATCATTTAGAAATCGTCTGTACATATTCGTCTTTTAATAGTTAAATCCATCATATACTGCGGGAGTGGTCGCAATGATACTTCCGTTGCTCTCACCACTCTTGAACTTATACCAGCTATCCCTGAGATAGTAGCAAAGCAGATAGTCCAAGCAATCCGACAAGTGACCGTACTTCTCATATTTTACGCCTGTCTTCGGGTCGGTTACTTTCTGTTTACACTTGGTGCCGTCCTCGTTTTTGAGCTGGTAAATCAAGTCCTCCGTCAGCTTTCGGCATTTCAGGTCTATCTCAATCGTCCAGCCGTTGTAGCCCGTGAATAGTTCGTTTACAAACTCGCATCTCGTAACTTGTGGCGGTTGTTTTCTCAACAGTTTCAACTTTGGTCGGAGAACGCCTTTACCGAACGTATCAAGAATCACCGTATAGTTATTGATGCCATCTTCGGTGGTTGTCGAGCGTTGCAGTCCTGATGGGTCGCCTGTTACATCCACACCGCCTATATGCTTCTCTCGATAGAGCTTCTGTTGGACTCGTCGAGACAATGCCGGAGTGTTATTCTCCTTGTCCTGTGGCTTTCCAAGTATCTCTTCCAGTACATAGACCTTCTTGTTTTCGTAGTCTATCTGCGCAGACAAAACCGACATCTGGGGAGCCACGTTAAAGTCCCATACCGTGATAAGCGGTTTGGTCGGGTCATACGCACGCTCTTTCAGTCCTGAGATAAGATGCTTCGCTCCATCAAAGCGATTGTAGATTGCCATATCGTTGGCTTCCACAAAATCCCAGTTACCATACAGCAGACGTTCCTTGGTGGCTTGGTCTGAAATCTTATTCAGTGCCGCTTCGTATGTCTGACGGAATCCAATATCCGGATTATCAAACACACTGAATGGAATGTAATATTCTCCTTCTCGTGTTTCCACCTTATCACCATTGTCGTCCTGTACAAATCGGCTACGCACCCAGTTGGTAGTTGGGTTTGTAGTGAGTAGCATTTTAGAGACTTTCAGAGTTTCGTGTACTTTCCAGCGTATACGAGAGAACAGAACTTCAATGGCTTTCTGGGATACTTCTGATACTTCATCGACTCCTGCCGCAGAGATCTCGATACTGCCAAACCTCTCAAAATTTGGATCGGAAGGCAAATCGGCCATCTCCAGCATTAATATCATAGAGCCATTCCAAAAAAGAATTGTTCCTGAAAGATTATTTATCCTATAATGAACATCTTCTATGAGATGAAAGCCCTTTATAATCACAAGGATGGTTCTCCACGTAGATTCTCTAAGGCTTTTCAACGTTTTTCGAGCCACTGCTGCCCTGAAATCAGGATATCTCATACAGCAACTAACTAACCACATACTAAGCAGATAGCTTTTGCCTCCACCTGCGCTTCCGCCTCCAAGAACAAGTTGCGGAATATTGTTATTGCCACATTTTAGACAAAAAGGTTTGTATTGGGGGTTATTATTCAGATCATATCCTATAAGCTGTTGCTCAATAAATCCCCCACATAAATGACATTCTGGTTGTAGCAATTTCCATAGTTGATACTGTTTTGAAGATGGACTAAAGTCAATATGGAGATTCTCTGGCGGAGTTAATTTACGAAGTTTTCCCATATCGTTTATGTGGTTTAAGTGTTAATTTGATCCTTTCTGTTTTGAATGTACGCCAATAAAATCCACCAGCTGTTCTCCATAGATCTTTCAAACATACCGCTAAGTGAGCAGATGACGATTTATTTATAGATCTTGCTCCTTCTACTTGGGAATTATAAGATGCCACATAATAACCATACTTATCGTATTTATGCACCTCTATATTCAATTGTACTGGAGGACTAAGCAATTGTTTCATTCTTTCTTTACTCCATCTGTAACCATAAGAAATGTGAATACATGGAGGTTGTGCACACAATAAAATCCTAGCTCTGTCTCCATTCACATATTGTGCGGCAGATTGTATGCTGTGAAACGTATCTAAATATTTACCATCAATCGTATATCTGTGAATTATTCCTCTGGTAGCATGTTTAATGGATTTGTTGTCAAGTTCATCTTCGCTATATGTCCACAGAAATCCCCCAGCTACTTTTTGAGGATTATTTGGTGAACACACAGAACAAATGTTGCTTGCCAGTATTTTTGTTATTCTGGCAGCTTCATTTATACACCCATATTCACGTATAAACACTCCATGTGTTGAATATTGCTTAACAGATCTTGCCCAATAGCTTGAGTCCCCTAATGGCAATGATATTCCTCCGTAATTAACATTATATCCTTTCAGTTTATCTGTAGTGTGGTATAATGAGATAAAATGACGTTCTGCCACATCTTGCATCAGCCTAAACTCTGATAAATTGCATGAATGAAATACTCGTAATACATTATAAACAAAGTTGGTAAATCCTTCTTTTCTAATGGCCTTGTAGAATGGGGCATTAGAATCCGTCCTTTTTGAACCTATTTTTGAGCTAGCAACATGAGTACAATGTCGTTCATAAGGGGATTTTGTTTGTCCTATGTACTTTTTACCGCTGGTTATTGACGAGTAGCAGTATATAATGCCTAAATATCCGTTACCCTTATTCTTTTCAAAATATAAGCAGATATCTTTAAATGATATTCCATCCAGCTCGTCTGCCGTAAGTGTAGATGCTTCATCAACACTTAAGTTTGCAATACTTACAAGCTTTCCCATTACACAATCTCGATGGTGATATTCTTCTCTTTACCGAGTATCGCATTGAGGCGGTCAGACGTAGCACGTGATTCCGTAACTTTACCCTTAATGGTATTTCGTCCAACAAGGATACACCCTGCCGAATCAGCATCCGTATTCCCACTATGAATAAGTATGCCCAAGAAGTGAGGCACATCGTGCAAATAAGGCAGCACACGCTTGAACCGGGGGCTGTGCTGCATCGTGATTTTATACGTACCACAAGGAATGGCTGTTCGAGCATATACTTTCTCCTTACAGCGGCAACCAATGCCGTGTGGTGTATCGGGGCACAGTAAAGGCAGTATCCGTACTGTGTCTTCCAGTGTGTTACAGAACCACACACCATCGATGTAGAGATCGCCTATGGTATAGGTCTCTCCTTTGAATTTTCGTTTCAGTAATAGTTTCATTTTCGAATGTTTTTGAATTACACTCGAAGAATAGGGCCATACTATTGTAGAAGTTTGAATTACGCATAAAAACAAAAAAGCAGAGGCACTTGTGATGTCTCTGCTTAAATAGTAGTATGTGGGCTATGTTTATTTGTCGGCTTGCTTTCGTAATGCCTCTATGGCTTCATCCGTTGATTTGAACATTCGAGCCTGAGTGAAAACGATTGATGCTTTCTCCGGTATTTTAATACGCTGATGAGTCTTAGGGTGAAGCGTTTCTTTGGGCTTATGGTACTTCAGAGTAAACTTTCCAAAGTTATTGATGTGTATCTCTTCGCCTTGCTCCAAGGTTTCAGTTATGCTTCCGAGCAATGCTTCTGTTATTTTATTCACTTCCCATTTTGCATAACCACTCTTTTCTGCTACTTGGGCTACAAGTTTTCGTTTATCCATAAATCTTTTTATTTGAGAATTACACCTTCTTGTGGATCTTTAATTTCCCAAGAGTCAAGTGATTGCCCTTATATCTAAGTTTTTTTTAAGTCACAGAGATACGTCTCTTGCATTCTTATACAAATAGACTCTTTGAAATCTCTTTCATAACTCAAGAAATTATTGAATTCATCCGTAGTAAAATTCTCCTTTCCTATTGTATGACAATGGTCATAGATTTCTCCAATACATACATCACCGTGAAAAAGCTTCACCAACGCATAAATGGATACCTGAGAGATATTAACAGTCAAACGATATTTGTTATAACTTGACGTTCTTGCAATATATCCTATTGACATTAGCTTTCTCAGAACATTGTGTAAAACAGATTTATGCATTTTATTGTCAGTCGAAATTATCATTCCTTTTGGGTTATTTTCAGTATAAAGAACTTTATCGAGCTCTATCAGCACATAAACTGCCCAAGTGACGTGAGACGAGAACATAGCAATCTATTTTTTGTCGTTTAGAGCCACCTTTGAAGATAACTTGAATTTTACAGCTTTTGTCTCCTTGATTTTAATTGCCGTGCGACTTAGCGGATTGTATCCGTTACGTGCGTTTCGTTGATTTACTCGAAACGATCCGAATCCCAGTATCACAACAGAGCCATCACGTTGCAATTCTTCGGTTATCGTTTCCAATGTAGCATTTAATATCTTTTTAGCTTGGTCTATTTTAACACCGCTTTGGGATGCAACAATCTTTGTTAATTCTCTCTTGTTCATAGTTGAATAAAGTTTAATTAGCAGTAGTCTAATATTTTGACTTCAATGACTCCAAATCCGTTTCTACTTTGTCACCGTTCGATGAGTAGTTTACGCTACCGTTGATATCGATATAAATAGCATTATATACTTCCGATGGAGTCTCAATCACTATTTTTGTTGATGTATGTTCAATAGGTTGGATTCGTTCTATCAGATGGGCCAATGAGTAATGGTCTATCATCATAACAGGAAGTATAACCCCTAAATTAAATATATTTTTTTTACAGTAAGGAATATTTGGATAAAGCCTATATAGCAGAAGCGCCGAACGACCACAACACCACCAAACTCTATTTTTATATAAATACAGATGTATGTGGCGTGTATTTTGCTTTTCTATATTAACAATATTCCTTGGTGTCATATCTGATATAAAATCAATTTCATTCAATGCTCCACGAAGGAGTGATTTTAATTCTATTGTCTACATCGGTCGCTAAATCAGGAAGCTCAATTTCAAATTTAAAATTTTGAAAACTATCACCGAATTGTTTATTATCCACGGCAGGATTAAAAACGACGGTTACCAATGCGTTCATAAACGCTTGGTTTTTGAAAATGTCATCGCCTAACAATTCTGCGATATTTATATAGAATGTATGCTTTGCTGTATTATTTCCGACAGTAGTGATGGCAGCCGTTGGATTACATTTCACTTTTGCCAATTTATTTATGCCTTGCGCCGTATTAAAAGCCCCTTCAATCTTCAATTCGGGAGTCGTATTTGCGTCAAAGAAACTCAATGACGACACTTCATTCAAGCCCACACCCGCAAAACCAATTATCGAGAACGCTCCATTATTGGCTGAACATACGGCAACATTGCTAACATCACTATCATTATATGTTCGCAAATCGAACCCGATAGCGTTGGCTCTTGATGCACCACTGTACTGTACTCCCACTTTCTTCCCTATCCCAAAGTTCCAGCTCTTTATCTGTTGCTCGTATAATTTCCCGTTCATAATAGCAGTACTAAACCTATCAACGATAAGCTTATCTTTCAATGAAGCCACAAGTTTGTCAATATTATCATCATTATTTCCGATTACCGCGTTAAGTTGAGCCACCTGAACCGTAAAAGCAGTCAATACACCACCTGCCACGGCTGTGTTCATAATGTCTGAAAAAGAAGTAAGGTGCGACTTTATTGCCGCACGGACACTTCCTTCGGCATTTGTTCCATCGGCTCGCCGTGTAAGTTCATTATATAAAGAGGATTCCAATGCACTATACAAATGTGCATCTGCATCGGGTATATCAATACGCGAGACATCGGTACGTGTAACGATGCGTTGCAAAAGTACATTCTCCATAAGGGTGGAATGCTCGGCTATATTCAGCTCCTTGCTCCAAAAGTAATACATATTATTGTCGCTAAAAGGCGTATCTGGCAGTACGATTCTCGCTGTCGACAACTTGTCGGTGTGTTTTAGCAAATCGGTCTGCGTTGAACCGAACAGGCTTTTTGCAGCATTTGCTATAAACAGCACTTTATAATTCACGCCACGAGACAGTGTGTCTTGCAGGGCTTGTCGCTGTGCCCACGTCATTGTTTCACGCGTCAAAGGCCATACGGTAGAGGAACTGATATCGGGTATTCTACGCTGTTTCACTATTATGTCATTATCTACATCGTAGACAAAATAATCTAGTGATGAGATTCTTTCCGATGCACTCAATGCCCGGGTTTCCGTTTCAGAAGATGACAAGGAGTAATCGACAATGTATTTATCTGACCTAACAGCATAGTCATTATTCGAATCGGTGTTTTTATCACAAGACACCATAAAACATGCTGTGATAATAAAAAGTATTTTAGCTTTCATATTAATTAAATTTATTATTGCCATCCGTCCCAATCATCATCGTCCACACCTACCTGCGAATTATCGAATCCGGCATATTTTACATCGAAATAATCTTTGTGGACACCGTTAAATTCCAACTTTGTGCGGGTATTCTGCTTTATCTTTATAACATCTCCCTCGTAAGTGCCTTTGAGTGAAAAAGGAGGCAACGTAGAGCCGTCAGATAATACCACCAGAATATAGCCCTGCAAATCGCTCGGCAATAGATTTATCGTTATCAAATGATGTTTATTTACGCCCCACTGCGGAACACTTTCATAAGAAAAAGATGAATTTGACGGTATTGTTGTTACGATTTCGCCTTTGTCATTATCAAGTATATACAGTTTGGTAGGCGTTTGCTCAATCACAACTTTGATTTTGGCGACTTGCTTTTCAAATTGGTCTTCGGGAACACCCATATCAATCACCAATTGACCGTTAAGCCTATTTAGTATCACATCTTCCGACAACACCTGTGCATTTTTCACCCATCGGTTTATTACTTTGCGAAACACATCTCCATTAGATTGGTCTGAGTTTAACACAACTTCGTAATCAACCATCATCTTTGCCATATCGCAACTATTCGCCCCGGGTGTTTCCTCACTAAAAATAGCTGTTCCTATCCCCTCTATGTGAGGCACAGTCAGAAATACGAACTTATACCACGAAGCGTACAAATCGGTGAGATGCACATTGTTTGCACTTCCGACATCTATTGTTCGGTTACAATGCAAATCTTCCGCATTGTGTTCCGGTTTCCGCTCTCCGATATAGAGTCGGGTTAATTGTGTTGCCGCATCGGGAGCAACCGCATCTGATGCCACACGTGTAGTTATGGTAAACTGTGCATCAACATCACTTTGTTCTGCATTTTCTTTGGTACAACCCACGAAAACAAGACAAAGACAGCATATTAAAATATATTTTGAAACCCTCATAATCTATTGTTTAGGCATTATTTCATCTTCTTCATTCCACGCGTCATCATTGGTAATGTTGCTATCGAAACCGGCATCGGCTCCTGCCATCCAAGCTCCTTTGCGGCGGCAACAGATCACACTGTAGTATCTGTTGCGCATCGTGAAGGCTTTTTCACCGTTTCTCATCTTCACGTAGAAGGCTCTACCGGGAATGGCATCGGTATATCCCGCTAAATAAGGAGTAGAGGAGTAGAATTTATCATCCGAATTTTGGAAAACGAGATGACCCTCATCCATTACACGACGCAGTTCCGCCAACTCATCGAGAGCGGGGACATACCATACAATCTCTTCGTAATCCAATCTACCATTGCCGTTCCTGTCTCGGTTCTTGGTTACGGCATAGCCGATAGCCATATCTTCGGGAATATGAACAAGTGCAGGATCAAGTCCCGTAGGATTATACATTCCGCCTTTACGCACCGCCTCATCATAGAGCTTACGAGTGTTTGAAAGCCCGTCCCAACGGTCGTTTATCATACTGGTCATCGTTGGATTAGCTGGATATTTCAAAAATCCCCACTGCATATTCTTTTTCTCCAATTCGTACTCCACGTAGTATTCGTTGTAGAATTTCACGTGCCCCAGCAGGTCTTTGACAGGCATCTTTATTATCTGCGCAGGACGTTGTTCGACCTTGATTCGAGAGGTCGTTCCATTGACCTTATCGCGCAACACAACGTATCCTACTCGGTATGAAGAGGGGTCTTGTGTATTGAGTGTTTCATTGGTGGAATTATTCTCAGGAACGTATTCATCGGTATGAATATAGATATAATCCGATAGTTTCTCCTCACCGCTAATTCGGCTTGAAGCCATTTCGTTGGTGTATGCTTCACTTGCGAAGTGAGGCTTGTATTTTGCCGCCATAGAGACCTCCAACCAAGGAGTCTTGTCGGGGTTCTCCACATATATCTCCCATTTGTTTTTTGAGAAGGCAAAACATTTTAGCGCATTGCAATGGGCGTCCAGTGGATTTGTAAATGCAGGGGTCATCGTGGCATTATTCAGATAAACCATCTCTACTCGGGTATCCAACTCATCGCACGTACGAATCGTGGCGGTATAGTTATAGAGGCTGTTCCGCTTGATATTAAAATCCTTATCGTTGGACGCTCCGAGATAAAGCCGATACGCTGCTTTTCGGGTGGTATGCCCTTCGTCGGATACGTATGTTCCCTCTATCTGCACATAGGATGAGAGCGGAAATTTCTCTTTCCCGTATTTCGCCTTAAAGACCTGTTGCAGATTGGCTTTATCGGGGTCGCTGTCCGAAATCATATCGAACCAATCACGGCTGTTGTCAAGTCCTCCACGTCGGTTTTCGAAGAGGTAGAAGGCAGCTGTGTATTGATCGTTTACAGGTTCTTCGTATTGTAACCGATAATTTTGAATGTAATTGTTTTGCGCAATCTCAGCATCACTTGCATACACGGCATCCGCCTCTGCCGAGGTAAATTCCGAATCCCAGTCTCGTGCCTTCAAGTAGCTTTTGGACGGGATATTGTTCACAATCACCTGATTCAGATAAAATTTATCGGTGGTAACGATTGGGGCGAAGACGATATTCAAAGATACTTTTGCCGCCAAACGTTTTACGTATATTTTATGGAGCACGATCGTATTGGAAATATCCGATGCTGCGACTTCCAGTTCGCCGTGCATTATAACACTTCCCTTGAATGCTCCGTCACCGTCAGAAATCTGAACAATTTTGTTCTCTAAATCGGACACGTTGCTCACTGAAGCAAACCAAGCATCATTCACATTACACACTGCGTGTAGTACAAGGTCATTTGTGCCCTGCAAAACCATACGCACCTCGTTGTCGGGGTAATCCAGTTCCTGTTCGTATTTCGTTGTAAGCTCACCCGATGCTTTGTCGAAAGCATAGATAATCACATTTTCAATCCGACTATCGGCCGCCTCCATATCAGGGGTTGCCGTGCGTGTATTGATTACCTGCACACCCTCTTGTTGTAATGATATTCGCAATCCGCGATCGTCAGTGTCGGGACTATCAATTACCTCTTTACTGCACGAAGCAGTAAAGAGGATAATGAATAGATATATAAATAACTGTTTCATAATTCAACTATTTTAAAAGTGACGAGCAGGACGAACCCAATAAGCATCGTTTTTATCAGCTCCAGAATCTGTTTTATTTGTTCCCATTAAAGCGTAATAGGCTTTACCAATAGTTAGATAATGTCCTGAACCAGACCAATATCTCTCATTTTTTGCTAAGCCAAACACACCGTATGCCTCTTCAGTTGCCATCCTGACAGCCGTCTCAGAGATAGACCACAGTTCGTGATAAACAGGAGGATACCATAATTTACCTGTTGGAACACTTACTCCGTTGGTAATAGTTATTACACCCTGTCTTACCTTTTGAAACATAGAACCTACATAATATTTTCCACCCACCTTACCGTCAGTGTATCTTTTGTAAATCTTATTTAGATTTGTTTCTCCGTTGTAGTATTCCATCGGATTATCTCCCGATACATATAGATTACCCGTCGAGAAATACCCCCACTGCAACTTAGCATTAGCAGGACGAACAATAGCACCTGTTTCCTTATCAAAGAAACAACCATAATCAAGACGAGATATGCCGATATGGTTGGTGTTATCCACAGTAATGGCATTATATTGTCTTACAGATAAGGTTGTGGCTACAGTAGCATCTCCTCGGGTTATCAGTTGCAAATCAGTAGACCGATAATCATTCTTAATTTCATCCAGTGTGAATGTCGTTTGGATGCGTTCGATGCCATAGTCGTTGAGTATGATTTTTGCCTCCAGATAACCTTCGCCATCAATTGATTTTGTATAGCCTGTTATATTCCCACTCGCATCTGTGGTACAGATATGAATCCAATCGCAGTCGTCAGCCACTTTCAGTGTCCACGGCTTCGAGGGGTAAGAGGCATCTATAACCACATCTTGCACAACGCTTGTACAGTCGAAAATATAATTCGCAGGGTTGTAATCGACACGAATACGGGCAGGAACTGAAATAACAGGGAATTCATTGTCCACATTATAATTATCCCAAGCCGTAACAAACACTTCTATGCCGCTACCACTCAAATCCATCGGTCGGTCGCCACTTGTATCATCATCCGATACCTTCTTACCTATCGAATACAAGTGATTCTCGTCAATATCAAAAACGGTGGTAGAAGTTCCGCCCTGCGGGTTGTACGTAACGTCGTAACTCTTCAATATTTTGTAATTCGAGTTTACGACATCCGTTCCCCACAATTCGACACTCAACGTTGATTTCCCGGCCGCAGATGCTTCGAGTGGCAACATAAACGCTCCCATAAGCAGACTATTTTCAACCGTCTTCAAATCAGGAGTATTGATAGCTGGAATAGCATAATATTTCTGTTCGGCATCCGCTGAGTACGACTCCAAATTCCGTTCAAACAAATAATTACTATTTGCCAGCACACCACTACCGTAAGGATTCTGTATATTCTTAATAAGCGGTATCTCGGTATGTTGGTTTGTGTGTAGTTTTACTTTCAAATCGCTCACCAGTGTTCCGTTCACCTTATACGGAATATTTTTGAGATATGCCAACACACCGCTTACCTTACGTTTTAGTTCGATATTGACCGTAGAAGATGCCGTTTGTGAAACAGAAGATTCAGTTAAACCTACATACAAATCCGAGACCGGCATATCTGCTCGTTTGGCTTCAACCAATTGGGCTTTAGATGCCCCTAATTCACTTCCCAAAACAATGGCGTTTGGGAAATTATAGGTAGTTCCCGCTTTATCATCAATACCCACTGCCATGAATGTGTATGTCCCACTACTGAGAACTTCTCCCAAAGCATACTTCTGAGATATTTCTCCATTCCACTTCACATCTTTGATAAGTACACATTTGCTTGTAGAACCTGTACCCTCAAACACATAGAGATACACCTCTTTCACCTTACGGTAATCCACATACGAACTATTCAAAGAAGACCTCGTTTCAACTCTATCTTGGAAAGTGATATAGATACCCTTATCTTCCAATCCAGGGTTACTTTCCTCTATGTGTGAGCAACTACATAGAAACAAGATAGATGTCAGTATATATAACAATTTCCTCATAGCGTTAATTATTTGTATTGTTATCAATAACCTGCCAACCGGAGCCGAGAGTTAGGTTGGTAGCATCCAAAATAGGTAATTTTACCGGTACAGAAATGGCATCCAATGTACCCAATCCCAATGCTCCAGTCACACGGTCGATAACAACGCCTAAGTTTTCGAGCGTTTTACCCAATAATCCCGAAACCAATCCGTTATCGCCCTGTATCCAAATGCCCAATGTTGCCAATATGGCTTTCAGGTTTACATCCAACTGCAAGGTGTTCGCTTCCGTATTATCTAAGTTCTCCTGATTATTTACCTGTAGTTTCAATGTTCCGAAAAGCGCACTTTGTGAACGATTGCCCAAAGCAGTAACATCCAACGGTGTCTCAATATCTACTACTGACGGACCCAACACGACATCTTCGAGCACTCCGCTAACTACCAATCCACCAAGTAATCCTTTCTGACGCATATCAATCTCTTTGATGTTATATGCTCCGGGAAGAGAATAGAGCAGACAATATTTCTCAGCCCAATCACCTTTCTCAACCATTGCATACTCAAACATACTGTTATCGGGGAAGTACTCTTTTGGTTGCAGGTCAAATCCTACACTTTTAGGCATCTTATTCATTGTAATGAAAGCATAGTCGTGTCCCAACGCTTTCCACGGATTGAGCAATCCTCCTACAATCGTATTTCCTCCTGTTACTGATGCTATCTGTTGTTCCAGATAGCCATGTCCACCGTTCGACGTATTCAAATTGGTAGATAAAATATCCTCCAAGCGGTCTACAATCGCATCTACAACTGGTTCGCGTATGGCTTCTAAAATCTTATCGACTATGTTGTTCAAGTCTTTCGACATCAAATCTGCCAAGTTGATAACGATATTGTCTTTCAGTAAACCTCCGCCAAAATCAGTTCCGCCAATACCTGCCACTCCTCCAACAGTAGTTGAAATACCTTTCAACACATCAATCAATGTCGATTCAAGCCCTGAAACCAACGGGCCCAACAACGGTAAATCACCCAATAAGCTACCTAAAAGACCGCTATTATTATCACCGACGTAGGCTATGCCACCTATCAACTCCTCTACAATCTTCACGACACTCACTCGCAACACGCCGCCATCACCGGCAATCGTGTTGAAAATTTCTTCGGCAAGATTGCGCAGATACGCCTCTTTAGTGACTAATTCTCTCTTGATTTTTGTCTGATTGACGATACGTTGCAAAAGCACATAAGGTTGCGCATTATCGGGGTCTACCTCGACCGATGCCATATAGAACATATTGTCGTTCGAGAACTCTTCATTTGGCAAGTTAATTCTCGCATCGGCATAATTTGATGTGTAACCGGTCAATAAATCGGTGGTTTGATTACTACCAAACAGCGACTTTTCGGCATTTGCCAGAAAAATCACCTTATACTGTCCGTATGGTAACACCTCACTTATTTTATTTTTCAAAGGCCACGTTTGTGTCGGGTCTGACGGCTCGATAATCACTTTCTCTCTTACAAAATTGCCCGTATTCTTCTCATAAATGATGTACTTCAAATACTTGATACGAGAATCTACCCCCACAACAGGAGCTCTTGTTTCGGGTTGCGACATAAAAACCGCTTCAAAGTACCCATCGGGGATTTGCGAATGATTACCCTGCACTGAATCGTTCGATGACTCTTTATCACAACTTATGGCAAGTATGGATAAAACCACAAGCACTATATATCCTATTCTATTTCTCATAACAATCCTATTAATTAATACCGTCCCAATTATCATCGTCCAAGTTTATGTCACCACCCAGATTTGCATCGTTTTCAGGTGGATTTACGGGGTCTGTAATACCCATATCGTGTATATCTTCCCACTCGGGATTGACCGTAATGACAAATTCCTGGTCTTTTGATAAATCCATCGGATCGTCGGTGGATGTTCCATTGCCCGTTTTTTTACCAAGAGAGTAATAATGGTTAGGCAAAATACGATACCGCAATAAATTTGCATCCGAGTCACCATCCTGCAATTTGTCGATGTAGACATTCCAGAATTTAAGTGCTGTGCCTGCCGCATCGCACAATTCCACGCGGATCGTATATTCTTGTGCGGAGGGAGCCATAACGGGCATTACAAATGCACTCTGCAACACCGTGTTATTCAGTACTCTTATATCTATTCCTGCCAAATCTGCCGGCCAATCATAGTACTGATATTGATATATATTATTGACGATACTCACATTGACATTTACAGCATTTCCTCCAATGACAACTGTTTGTTTGTTGCCTACTCCTAAAAGAGAAATATCGAGTATTGTATTGTTGCTGACTGCTCCGTCTTCTATTTTTGTAGAATTAGGCAACACAAGGCATTGCTGCGTATTTTTGTTCGTATAGAGTCTTACCTTTATCGACTTCACCTCCTTGCCATTGTAGGTGGCAGGTATATTTTTGAAGTAGCCAAGTACACCGGCTACGATTCGATTCAATTCCAAAGAGATATTAAATCCCATATTTGCTTTGATTTCCAGAGCATCTGTCTTTCCCACAAACACTTCACGACAATCGAAATTGTCTTTTAGGCACAAAGCAGCCTCTTCCAATGTTTTACCTGTGAAATTCAGGTCTTTGTAATTTATTTTTCCGTCATCGAGTCCTACTGCCAAAAAGACATACGTATCGCCCACCTCTAATCTGGGCGTGATTTTATATGTCCTCGACTTTGTTCCTTTGCTCCAAGGTACGGAATAATAATCTTGTTTTGTACCGGCTCCATCAACCGTTACCTGTGTATATGTGTATGTATTACTATCGTCTGTTGGTCTCTTAAACGCATATATTCGCATATCCGTAACCCATTGTAGCGCTTGCGAGGTGTTGGGATCTCTTCCTGCGTTGCTGCGGGTTGATATGCCTGTTTTAGGTGTGATATTGAATGTAATTTCGGGAGAAGTATGCTGAACCATATCCTGCTCCTTATTGCAAGCACTCATCAACATAACAGCTATCACAAACAGTTGTATTGTTATTATTCTATTCATAATTCAGCAATAATGAAATTTATATTAAGTTGTGGTGAGAGAATTCTCTCACCACAACTGTTTGTCGATTTTTATTATTCGATTCCCATTTGATGAACTGTTTCCCAAGCAGGATTAACAGTAATCACGATATCTTGATCCTTCGACAAATCGGTAGGTTGATCTGGATCTGGTTTTTCAGGGTCTGGACCTACTATTGAACCGTCACTTACCTTCTTGCCGATAGAATAAAAGTGGTTGGCTTTCAACGAGTATAACCGAAGATTATCGTCCGTATCACCGGTCTGTTTAGTATCAATCTTAACATTCCAAGTCTTCAACGCCTTGCTACCATTGTCACGCAATTGAACTTGAAGCGTGTAAGTTCCGTTTGTTGGAGCAATCATAGGCATAGAAAAAGCACCGCCAATCAAAGAGTTTGCTACAATTTTAACCCCAGCAGGAACTGTTTGAGTAAACTCATAAATACCATCTTTAACGGTTGCACCAGCAGGGATAGCAAGAGAAATTAATGTTTTTTCTGTATCTGCTGAAAATGGAATAGAACCAACCTTTGTTGTTAGGTTTACAGTAGTATTCGGTTTGGTGTACATTACAACCGCTACCGATTTTACATCCACATCGGCAACCTTTGCAGGAATATTCTTGAAATACCCCAAAATACCTGCAACTACACGATTTAGTGTAATGTTTACTTTCAACTGAGTGGCACTACTTGGAATCGTAATTTCTTCAGAAATACCAGCGAAAGCCTCACGGCATTTGCTACTTGCTTTTATTGCCAAAACAATCTCTTCTATTTTTTTGTCATTCAAAACAAGTTCATCGAAATTAGTCTTGCCTGCATCCAAACCGACAGCAAGGAATTTATACACATCATTTTCTTCCAACTTGGGAGTTACCTTATACTCGTGTTTAAGATCGCCTTTCTCCCAAGGAATATCATATCCTGACTGAGGGGTATTTCCTGTTTCAACGGTAGTTACAGTGGTGTAGACATAATTGCCATCCGCATTTTTCTTGAAGGCGTACACTTTCATATCCGTTACATATTGTAGAGCTTCAGAACTATAAACATCTCGTCCGGCATCTGCTCTTGTCAAACCGGCTTTAGGTGCAAGTGAGAATACAAGTTCTGTACCCTTAGCATCTTGAATTGAAGTCTCGTCTTTTGAACAAGACGTAAATGACGCCATCGCTGCGACGACCGCCATCAGAATCACTTTTGTTTTCATTTTTTTGTTTTTAATTAAACCATTTATAAATTAATTATTCCAGTCCCATATCGTGGGTTAAATGCCATTGTCCGTCAACAAACAGATATATTTTATGTTGTCCAAACTCACCGTCATATATTACTTTCAATACAGTCAATTCATTACGTTTCATCTCGATAGGTAAACTTTTGATTAACTCTTCGTAATTTACAAACTGTTCATCCTTCGCAACCTCTAATGAGATATTACTTTTGCTATTATCCAATGATGGAGAAAGCACCGTTCCCGTTAAAATTTCTTGTTCATCACCCCAGTGATATTGAGTCTCAACATAAGTCTTCTCCGAATACTCAAACGATGAGTTAATAGCTCCGTAAACATTATCAATCTTTTTCGCAGAATACGAAATCACACTTGGCAGTTTTTCTACTTTAACCAATAGTTTCCCTTTTACTCGTTCTAATTCTATCGTTTTGTTGTTGTTCCAAGCATCATAGACCAAAGTATCGGTAGACATATAAATATCACGCCCCTCTTTATTGCCGATATGGAGATTGAGGGTGGTGGGGTCATCGCCCAGAGGTGTTTCGTCATTTATTCCGCCCCATACCGTAAGTATATACTTTCCATGAGGAATGCAGGGACAAAACGAGATAGGTATTTGTTTCATATCGGTTGATAACTTTAAAACACCACCGATTTTTTCAACAATCTCATCATTATCTACTCTGCGCAAAACGTAGTATATGGTAGGAACATAATCCTTAAATGCCAAGTTTTCATCTGCACGATGTTCCAAATCAATTTCATCTACATTGAAGTAGTTCTTGTCTTTAACTGTCAATGTAACTTGCAACGCCGGACAATCAGGAATATCCTCCCTGACACAAGATGATACTATACAGCACAATATCACCAACACAGTGTACAACCTATATCTCATATCATTTTATTTACTTAGTAATTTCAAAAAACGTTCTTCGTCTCTATACTTCGAGAACTCGGCATCAACAATAGCTCTATTCAATAATTCAACGTTTTGACAAGCTTTGGCAATATGATTGAAAAAAGCATTCTCATTATCCATTCTCGCAGCGATGATGGCTCTCACATACTCTATCGTCGGCTCATCCGACTTGATACTATCTGCGATTTGTTTGGCTTCATCTGTTTTTTCTAAACAGAGAGCTATAATGGTCGTATTTACATCAGCAAAAGGCTTTAATAATTCGTAAGCCTCTTGATATTTACGTTGTTTAGCTTGAATCAACCCTAAATTGTATCTCGCCTGAGGTAGGTCTACCGACTTTAACAACTCAATGGCTTTCTCATAATCATTTTGATATACATAAGTCGCTGCCAGTGTATTGATTAATTCGGGAGTGTAGTTTTTTTGCTCTTCCACAATCGCTTTTGCCTTTGCAGCATCTCCGCTCTCCAGCATCAAATAGGCAAGATTATTTGCAGCTACTGAAGATTGAGGAAAATACTTTACCAAAGTAGAATACACGCCTTTCTTCTCATCTACCGACTTTGATATGGAAGCTAATCTCAACAGCTCAGCTTCATTAAAAGCATCCGGGCGTTTTTGATACATCTCCACCAACTCTTCATCGGTTGTAAAGCTCTTTATCGTATATGTATACACGTATTCAACAATACGGGTGTCATTCAGGTATTGCTCCTTTATTTTATTCCAAATGGGCAATCGTCTGACATACCGTTCCTGAACGTCATCATCATACGCCGAATATTTCTCTAAAATATTTTTTACTAAAAGAGAATCTGCATCCTTATTTGCCACCATTAATTCGTATACAGGCAGCCAACCTTCCGGACGAGATGATACAGTAAAGACCTTACGCATTTGCATATTGGTATTCAACTTACCAAACAACCACTCTTTGGCTGAATTAGCTCTACTATATGAAAGTCGTGTATTAAATGGCAATGAACCATCGGCAGAAGCCAAACCTATAATCGAAACAGAGTTTAATGAAGCTAAAGAATCGGTGGTTACATTGCTTAATGTTGTGAGCATACGCTCCATTTCCGACCTATTATTGCGTTTCTCTAAATTTATTTGACTACTATTGATATCAAAATACAGTTTTGCAATACCCTTACCTTCTCTGTGTTTAGGGATAATCACAAATTCGGGTTCAAGCCAAGAGAGCTTAAACTCCTCTTTAACATCTTTAATTAAGGTAACAGGGTCAGTTACATCAGCCATCAGTATAGTTTGCAGACCGGTACACGAACCACAACCATCCGCTGAAATAACTGCTTGTATATAACAATCACCCCCCTCGGGAACCACTATTTTCTGCTTAAAAGGAATTGTCAAGTCGCAAGTAACATCTACCTTTTTTGCCAAATGAGCAAACGGGTCTTGATATGCTGCTAAATCTTTGGCTCTGGAGCCCTTTTTAGAGTAGATTGAAGCATCTAAAACGATAGGTACCAGTTCCTCTCTAACAGCTCCATTAGAGATTATTTGCGGTGAAATGAAGAGACGGCTCCGTTTGGAAATATAATTCCGAGGTATATTGAATGACACATCTACATTAACTTGATTTAAACTATCAGGAACCAACGTCTCTTGAACTTGATTGAGAGTTATACCATTTTTACCCAATTTTGTGGTCGCACAACCCGAAGCAAGGGAAAGTAAAGTGACTGTTAAAACTGTATATTGTATTTTTTTCATCTTATTTTCGATTTAGAAAAGATAAACCAATGAGATAGCTACTTTTGTAGGACCGAAATAATGCTTGTCTGTATTTTTGTAGCATTTTATGCACGGTATTCTCGGGCTTTGCTTATACCATAAATATGCATAACCAACTCCAAGAGTTGCTTCCAGATTCCAATGAGAGTTTAATATCCAGTTATAGCCGTAACTGATTCCTGCTCCGGCTAGATATCCATCATATCTGTATTTGTCAAATCCACCAAAATATTGCGCTCCGTGAATATGGGCTCCGAAAAAATGACCTTCAAATTTTTCACACAACCAATAACGCACCTCTGGCTGTACTAACCAGAAACGCATTTTTTTATCATCTTTGAATGTCCAAGGGTTATAAGCACCTAATACATCTAAGGTTATTTTATTGTTCAAACCGAACTCAAGGCCTAAATTGGGTGTAGTAGTAGCCCAATACAACGCATTAGTTTTGGCAGCTACCTTTTGTGCCTTGACAGAATGTGTCAGACCGCAAAATACTGTCAAGCAAATCAGAAGTAAAACTTTTCTCATAACAATTCACTTTATCAAAAAATCCACCTCTTTGAGAGAGATGGAATGATTGTAAAACCAGATTAAAGAATATTATGGGATTATTTTATAAAGAAGAACACATAAGTTGCTATCATTATACTACAATAGCCACTGCGCTATTTAAGATACACAATGAAAAGAAAGGCAGTATACAGGTTGTAGACATAGATAGGTCTGTATTACTATTTGTAGTAAAGGGTGAAATAATTGTCAATTGCAACGAGTTTAAAAACAGAAGAGTGGCAGAAGGAGAAATGTGTTTGTTGCTCCGTAACTCAGCGATGTATGGACGAGTAATACGGGATGCACAAATCGTTAGTTGCGCATTTGTTCAAACAATTAAGTTTTGTAACAAATATTCGTTCGAGCATCTTGCTAATGATTCGCTCGACAACGATATTCATTATGATTTCACGATTCTACCTATCAAAGAGAGAATTATGCAAATGCTATCCTTATTAATAAATACCCTGTCGGACGGTCTTGGTTGTACTCATTATCACGAATTATTGGAGCAGCAATTATTCATCTATCTAAGGGCTTATTATTCGAAAGAAGAGTTAGTTTCATTTTTTCATCCGCTACTTGGACGAAATTTGGATTTCAAAGATTTAATATTATCTAACTATAAATCAATAGATAACATAGCCTCATTTGCTGAAGTAGCCAATATGAGTGTATCGACTTTCAATAGACGTTTCAAGGATGTGTTCAATGAACCAGCCCATATATGGATGGCAAAAAGGAAAGCCGAACGGATATATATGGATATCGCCATCTCTTCAAAGCCGCTTTTAGAGATTGCATACCAATACAATTTCTCAAGTCAGGCTTATTTGACTTCATTTTGCAAAAAACATTTCGACAAAACTCCTCTTGAAATACGAAATGAGCAACATACAGAATGCTTGGAATTTGGTAATAGTGAGTAATTTTTTAGTTTTGGCGTTAAAACTAAAAAGAATGACTTATTTTTGAAAGTCTTGAAAGACAATTCAACCGTATCTTTGCACCAAAGATATGGACACCTAAATCCATCTCTCTCAAAGAGAGAGATTTGCAAAAGTAGTTATTTTTTCCTATTATTCAATGCTTTAACATTGAAAATGCTTGATACAATTGAATAATTAGCTTTATCGATCATCTCTTTATCTAATGAATCAAGATAAATTCTCGTCGTTTCCTCTGAGGTGTGTCCCATCGCATCGCATATTACAGATACGGATACGCCTTTATTCTTTGCAATAGTAGCCCAAGTGTGGCGGGCCACATAAGAACTCAGTTTTGATTTTAATCCAAGCATTTCGGAAATCTCGCCGAGATGCTTATTGTGCATTCTTAGAGCACTTGTGTAGGCTACGCTCTCTTTCCTTTGATTTGGAGTCAAAAGAGGAAATAAATAATCATTTTCGCCAGATTGCTGTATATACTTATCTATAATCTCTTTCATACAAGGGAGTAATTCAATTCTTATCCGTTGCCCGGTCTTGTGTCTATTGTAAATTATCTCATTATTATGAATGTTCTCACGTGTTAAGTGCGCAACATCCACAAACGCCATCCCCCGAGTTAAAACACTAAATAGAAACATATCTCTCGAAATATCCAATCTCGGATAGGATGTCAAGTCCAATTTTACTAATTTTCTGACTATATGTATGTCTACTGCTCGTTTGCGTGTTTTTGCTTCTCCCGTAAAAACACGCTTGAACGGCATCTTATTCTCTAATATAAACTCATTCTCAAAAGCATAATTATAAACAGCTCTAAAAATCCGCATATAAAATGAGATCGTATTAGGGCAAACTTCTTTCTCTTTAAGATGGACTTCAAACTGTTTCACAAACGAGGGAGTTATCATAGAAGGAATGATATCATCCTCATTTCTAAATAATTTCAAGGCTCTCAAGGTGCTCTTGTAATTATCCATTGTTGTAATTTTCCCTCGATTTCTTAACTCATTAATTCGGTACTCCATAATGGAGTAAAAGCTATCGGGTTTAATCACTTCATCAGAAGTATCTTCAACACTCTTAACCTCTCGGGTCACACGCTTAGTCCTTAAATTTTCAATGTTTTGCTGAAGATTCTCAATTACAGATTGCAGATTATCTTTTATTCTACATAGCAACTCATCTTGCGGCAGGTTTTTATTTTCGCCTTTTATGGTCGAAATATCATTCACCTTATCCAATTCAATAGCATACTCGGTATCCACCGTAATCACATTTGTTCTCTGGATCTCTCCACCTAAATTATCAATTCTTATTGAAACCATATTCGTCTTTTTTAGTTATTTGATTACGAAGATAGTATGCTCTACTCACATAATATCAAGAGGCGAATATGAATAGTAAAAATAGGCTGATTTCAGGTGTATGGGATTTGCCTTTATGCTTTAAATAAATGTCAACTTATCAAATACAAGTTTAAAATGATTTTTATTTTTGAATGGTGATGTACTCCGAATATTTAATCTCCACGTGTGGGTTGTCGCTGGTGATGGTTTGATGCACTGCTACAACCTTTTTCCAAAACAACCAACGCCGTTTGTACTCTATCCAAACAGCTTGTCGAAGCGTTACAGGAAGATGAATCTTTCCTATCAGACTATCCCTCTCTATAATGCCGGACAACTGAATATGTGGTGTAACCATAGATACCGATTTCACCAATACCGGCACCGTATCTCTAATAACAACGGAATCTTTTATCTGAGCCGTTATCTCGGCATTGACCTCTAAATAGTGCTTGGCTGCTGCTTCGAGATTCTTAATCTTAACACCCATCTGTTTGATTTTGGCTAAATCATCAGCTCTGTATCGCTTAAATTCATCAACCGTTAGTCTGAGTGATTTAACATCGGTCGCCATAGAGGTAGAATCCACTCGCCACTGCTTCATATCAGAAAGCAGGGCTTCGCTATTTTGCTGATAGCGGTCTCGCTCTTGTCGAATAGAGACAATGCGTCGTTGCTGTATGCCTACCGTTACTACAAGCAACAGGAAGGCTATTATTCCAATTAATTTAATCTTGTTCATAAACTGATTCTTGTGGAATAAACCATAGATATTCCTCTTTGTATGGTGCAGGAAAGAATACCATATAACCCTTTGCCTTGCGACTATGGTCTGTCAGGTCTTCCAGCACATATCCCTTTTCACCGAGCAGAGCATCCAAACGAAGCTCTGTTAATGCCGGTGATGGGATAATTGTTATTTTACATCCTTCTGTTATCATCGCCTCATCTTATTTTTGTGATTTGAGCAGTTCTTTTATATCCGCTCGCATCTCACGTAAATCTGTTTGGATAGAGACAAACTGTGTCATTGTAGCCTCAAATACAGCTTTATCCAGTTTTATAGCGTCAATGCGGTCATATTGGTCGGCAATTTTCAGTTCCAGAGCCTTGCATTTTGAGGTCAGCTCCTGAATCTGAGTCGTGTTGTTGATGTGCTGCACATACATTGTTACGATGAACGAAACGATTACAATGAGTGAGCGGATGTTGTTGGTTAGAAAGTCTTTGAATGATGTCATAAGTGATTATTGTATTAAAATTGAAAATGCCTCTTTTACCGCCCTGATAAGCGTGTCTGCCGCTGCCGAATCCTTAAATATCCCATAAATCACAAGGACGATGATAATCAGGATATAGATGACTCTCTCGGCTGTCTTTCGGCTAATCTTCCGTTTCATGCGAAGGTGGGGTTTGAGGGACAATAACGTTGAAAATAATATTACCGTTCTCATTGCCACCCTTACCTGACTGGTTCTGTGCGTGCTTGATGGGATAAATCTCCATCAAGGCTTTAGCGGCATTGACCGATACGGCACGAAGCGGAGCCGGTGAGAGCGGCACACCGAATTTATCGACATACTCACCCTTGGAGGTTTCCGACATCACAGCTTTCAGGGTCTCGGAAACTTGCAGCTTTACTGCTGCCGCTTCGATGTCTATATCTCTTTGAGCTATCAATTCCTTGATGTAGGCACTTATATGCTCTTTGGCAAACAGACGACGTGCGGCAAGAGCAATGTTTTTCTTATCCTCGCCGAACACCTCTCTGCAACACGCTTCTGCTTGTCCTGCAAACTCCTTGTCACCATCGACAAAGAGTTCGCAAAACTCGATTTCTGCATTAGTTAGTTTTATCTCTTTTTCTTCCATTGATTATCTTGTATACTAAGGAATAGGTGTTTTTTCTGGCGGTGGTTTAACTAAATGAGATTTTTCTTCTATAAGCTGCTCCATTAACAGTTCATAGAATACCTGAGACAACGCATCAGCGACAGCCTCGGCATCGGACAGTGAGTTGATGGTGCGCATATTAAAGGCGATATTGAGGTCATAACCAGATATTACCGCCATCATCTCCGTGCCATCATAATTCATCGCTCCGTATGTCATCCGCTCCGACGTATCAAATGTTACTTTCTTTTCTTCTTCCATTTTGTCTAAATCTTAAAGTGAGCACGTGTTTTCTCTTTCTTGGCGATAGTAACCTCACCGCCTTCCTGACGTAATCGGGTTGAACATACGGCAGCTACATTGAGCGTTGCCGTTACGTCCGCTCCCGCATCGTGAGCATCATCCAGTTCAATACCTAATCTTTCGGCAAGCAATTCCAGTTTATAAGAGGTGACATCGGGCATATGCGCAAAGGCAAACCGTCCCAAATCAATGGTATCGACATAGTGCGGATGGAAATTACCGTAGAAGTCTGTCGTTCCGGCAAACACTTTCTCGAACTCTTTGACCAACCCGGCGTAGTTCATCATCTGTTGCAAGAACCCAATATCAAAAGTGATGTTCTGACCGATAAGTATTGGTTTGCATTGATGCCCCTTGCTGAGGGTATTGCGTTTGGCAAACTCAATCACGCTATTTGCCACCTCTTTAATATCAACACCCAGCAGATTTAGGGTTTCCATAGTAATACCTGAATAAGTCAAAGCTACCGGCTCATATTTCATCGGTACACCTTGCTCTTCCTCGAAAAGTGTCTGACGGGTTTTCAAAACCTTGCGTTTGGGTGTACCCCCAAGTTCCTGCTTATTGTATGGTGTGATATACTTTTCATATCTCTCCAGCACCTCCCAAGTGTCCATTCTCACGGCTTGCATAGCCAACTGCGTACAAGCAGAGTCTACGCAAGTCAATCCACCGGTCTCGAAGTCCAGCACGATAGCGGTATAAATCTTCGGTTCTACTTTTGGTGCTGCCATTGCTGAATCTTTTTATAGGTTTCACGTATCTTATCCTCAAACTTATCGAGTGTCCCGTTATTTTTAATCACGAAGTCGTAATAATCGGGCGGTAGTGGTGTCCTCTCATCGTCTCGTTTGATTCTTTCCGGGGCTATACCTCGCTCAACCAAAGTGTCGGTTGTCGATTCTACCCGAATAGATACAATGTTGAACTTATGGCTCTTTGTCTCTTTCAGATACTTCAAGCCTCGTTCATCTACCACATAAGCACAATGCGTTTGCGGTGGTACTTGCTCTTCGAGTGCGAAATACTCATATTCGGCAAAACGGGTGTAGGAAAGCATCTGCGAACGACTGAACCGATGAGCCGTTGCGATATAATAATGATCAATGCCTTCAATCTCTCCTTCTCGCACAGGACGTGTGGTGTATGACACGATAAGGAATACGTTCAATTCATTTTGCAGAAGCTTCGAAAGATAGGTCTTGCCCGAACCGGAAGCTCCCACAATGGCAATGATGGTGGGTTTCATTTACATTTGTTCTATGATAGATGTTTTGTGAGTATTCAAACTGTTCGCCCCCGTGTAGTCGCTATATTTAACGATGACGGAGATGATAATCACTTTATCTTTTAGAGAGGTGATCGGGGCTTTGAGGTCGCTGAGAAAATCGCTCCAACAGACCAGCTCCATCAAGTCATTATTCTGTTGAAGCGTCAGTTTGGCGAACCTCTTTTTCTCACCGCTTATTTTATCCTTGTAGGATTTCTCCTCTACATCGGTAACGGTGGCACACACCACGATACGTTTACCCTCGTTATCCAAATCCATTGCATCACGAAGTTTCATCCAAGAGGCTTTACCCTTAACCTTGGGCTTGGTTTCGGAGGTGTCGAAAATTTTACGATAGTCAATCGAGCCTATCCCTGAAACGGCTATCTGCTGCATCGACCAGTAATAATGCTTATCAAGCAGATCGCTTGGAAAATCTTTCTCCGGCAGTTCAAAGCCCAGTTCTTTGGCAGCACGCTGTACAATGTCGTATCGGTCGGTAATGGTCTCTATTCGTTCGATATTATCAAAGCATCCGGCAAGAATCATATTCTTTACGTGCCGGGCATTGACAGGCACACGGGTTACTTCATCCGCATTATCCGGGTCGTCCCAGTAGCTGTATTTTTTGAGCTTGTATCGAAAAATTCGATAGATAAAGTTTTCTATGGAGGTAAAATTACCACCTCGATTACGCTCGGCGATGATATACTCCACAGCTTTCGCTCCAAGCATCTTGATACGGGTGAGCGACCAGAATATCTCATCGGTTGAATAATTGGTAAAGAATTTCACTTCCGACACATTCACATCGGGCGGTACAATCTTAGCCTTGGAGCATTGCTCCATCTCCGACATCAAAGCGGGTATCTCCTTGTCGTCCGCCCATTGCAAGGCTACGGTATAAAATGCGGTCGGATAGTTAGCCTTTAGATAGGCTCCACAAAAAGCCGTAAGTGCGTAAGCAGCAGCGTGCGACCTATTGAAACTATAGCCCCCAGCCACCTCTATTTTGTGCCAAATCTCCTCAGCCTCATATTTAGGGCAACCATTAAGAATAGCACCGTTAATAAAATCTTCTTTAAGTGTCGCCATCAAAGTGGCGTTCTTTTTTCCGATGGCTTTACGTAAATAGTCAGTTTTGCCCATATCGAAGCCACCCAACGTATGAGCAATCGACATATATTGTTCCTGATAAGTCATAATGCCATAAGTGTTCTTTGTAGCTTCATAAGTTCCAAAATTGTATATTGGAGCCACTTCGCCACGCTTGTAACGCACATAGTCCTCAGTGGCGTTAATATCCAGCGTGGCAGGACGATAAAGAGCATTGATTGCGATTAAATCTTCTATACAATCTGGGCTGACATCCATAATAAAGCGCGTAATTCCACGCGATGCGAACTGAAAAATATTCTGAGTGTAACCACTTGACAGTAATTGATATGTTTTGTTGTCGGCGAGTTCAGTCTGAATAATGGACTCAATAGACAAATGCTTTTTATAAGTTTGATTTATAATCTGTATAGTGGCACTTAACTTGGACAACTCTTTGGTGGAGAGCACATCTTCTTTGAGTAGTCCTATTTCGTCCACCGTGTAGCCGTCAAACTCAGAAACGAGCAAACCGTCCATTTTTCGAACCGGCAAGAAATCGAAACACTCAACCTCCTCATTGTTTTTAATGGCTGGAGTAACAATGATAGCCGATGCATGAATAGACGTACTTCGAGGCTGATTTATCAATCCCCGCATATCTTCAATTACTTGTGGGTAATCCTGAATGAATTTATTAACCTTTTTGTTGACAGCGGCCAATCGGAACAAGTCTGTCCAAGTCATAGCATCATCCTCAAAAATGGCCGTTATGTAATTGACCAAATTATGCGGAATCCGATGCACGCGGGCTACATCTTTTAATACGGCTTTTAATTTCATCGTAGAGAAGGTTCCCGCTGAGAACACCCGTTGCTTACCGCCAATGTTATACCTTTCTTCCAAATACTCTTTCATCTCTTGCCGGCGGTCTGAAGCATAGTCAACATCAATATCTGGCATCGCAGCGTGACTACCTTCTACAAGTCCTCTTTCTACGTTGCAATCCATAACCGATATTGGAGTGTCTACCTCTGTTAGTTTAACATATTCAACTCTCATATAAATAATCTGTTTTTAGCCGTTTGAAAATTATGTGAATCGTTCTCTATACCGATAAATTTCCGCCCTGTATTTCGACAGGCGACTCCAGTTGAGCCACTTCCCATCACAAAGTCGATGACCGTATCTCCCTCGTCAGTATAAGTTTGGATTAAATATTCCAAAAGAGCTACAGGTTTTTGTGTCGGGTGAAGCGAACAGGTCTGTTTGTCGGTTTTGTATTTCAATACACTACGGGGGTAACGCTCCGTACTATCATAATCGGAATATTTATCATGCTTATGATAAATATCTCCCGGATTACATTTCAGTTGATGTGAGGCTGCTACTACTTTGCGAGTATGTCCATTGGTTTTAATGGGATTATACTTTGGAAGCTTCTGGTAAAAAACCAAAATATCCTCATGACATTTGAGAGGCATTCGTTTTGCATTCAAGAATCCAGTGCCTTGAGTCTTTTCCCATACCCAGTTGTAGCGTAGATTTTTCAGATTGGAGCAACCCAATGTAGAGGTAAAGGGTTGCTGTGCAAAGAGTAATATAGGAGTATTTGGATTAATAATCCTGCCAATAGTTTCCCACATCTGCGCATAATCAATCACGGAATCCCATTTACAATGAGTAGTTCCATATGGCAAGTCGGCTAATATCAAATCAGCCTTTATTCCCTCTGTCGCCAACAACGGCAACACTTTAAGACAATCTCCTTCATACAATCGTATTGTTTCATCTATCATTATTGGCTGTAACATATTCCGCTTCGTTTAATGTCCATAATAAATCTCGGCGATCGAACACTATATCATCGTCCTCTTTCAATTCATCGGCATAAACTTCAGTCGGAACATCGTCCCGCATCACAATCAACTTGGCATCGGGATCAAACTGATATGTTTTCCCGTTGAGTATAACTTCGACCATTTTCTCTCCCGCCTTTAACGAAATGTTTTCCTTAATAATCGTAGTCCGACTCCATATCAATCCACAACGTTCAGGAACCAGAAAACGAGAAAAAAGCAAATCGTAAACCATAGGATCAATCGAAGTAATGCCGAGCAGGTAAGAAACCAATGATCCTCCGGCAGAGCCTCGGCCAATCCCAACGGCTATTCCACGTTTACGAGCTTCGGAAACCATATCCCACTGAATAAGAAAATAATCCACATTGTTTGTACTCTCAATAATGTAAATCTCTTCCTTCAACCTCGCTAAATATCGGTCGTACTCAAACGAAGATACTTTATCTACGAGCCCGGCATTGAGCAAAGAATGAAACATCTTTCGGCGAGTCTTATACCGTTGTTTCTCCTCGGGCCGCATAATGTATTCTGGCATATACATCTTTCCTGTCTCGAATTTAGCATCTGCCTGTTCAGCTATCTCTACCGTTGCTTTGCACAGCCTTTCAAACAGAGCATTCACATCCCATTTATCGCTAAACAACGGTTTAACGACAGCAAAATGCTCATCCACATCTTTGAAATACTGCTCCTCACTCTGTTCGTGTGCCGCTCCAGTGGCTACCTTGTTCAGAATGATTTTATTCCGTGAATCATCCTTATCCAAATAGTAGCAATCGCATATCAGTATAGGTTCAATATCGAATGAAAAGGTTATAGGGTCTGCAAAATTCTCAAAATAACAAGCCGCAGAATGCAATACCTCGACATCGATACGTTCGGCTTTGTACTCCGACAAATCGACCTGAAAATAGAGTTTCTCAAAAGCATCTTTCAGCATCGATACGATGTGTCTGTTCTGACTAAGCCATCCACCCGAACGCTTACCGAGCACCAATACAAGTCCATCGGCATAGTCGAGCAGTTGTCTAAGCGTTAGCGTATGGTCTTCACTATCTACCATAATGGATTTCTGGATACGTAGCAGATTTCGTAACCCCTTATCGGTAAGGGCATAGACTTTCATATCCACTTTCTCATCGAGGTGATTCATTGAAAATGAGTAGCCGAAAATGTGTTTCAACTCCGCCTTGGCACACTCTTTTTGCAGGGTCAGTGTGGCGGCCATCGTGTTGTAATCGCAAATACCGAGTGCCGTATGGCCCAGATATTTTGCTTTTCGTACCCAGTCCGCCACATCTCCCGAACCATTCAACAGCTCAAAGGGGGTATGTACACCCAAATTCACAAAAGGTGTATCACGCTGCGTAAGTTGTCGCTTGCCGATATAGCGAAGCAAATTAAAACGAAATTCTTCTCGTAAATCATAGTAGTAAAAGTTGTCGCCAAACGAAAACGCCACATAGTAAATCTCCTCCTGCATCAGTACATCGGGCGACTCCATCAAGTTAAACCGTACACCATTGTCATTGGCTTTGAATATGGAGTTCACCCCGGAGAGGTCAGCCAATAACATCTTTCCAAAATCTTCTATCTCAATCAATTCATTGTCAATCTGCCGAAAGCATATTCTATTTGCTTCCAGCCATGCGATTAGTTCATTCATTATTCCTGTAATTTTGATAGTTTGTATTCAAGTGGAGTTTTGAGATGCTGAGAGAAAATCTCAAAAATCTCGGTATAGCTTAGGTCTTGCCAATCCTTCGTAGGGTCGGCAATATCTGCGATGAAGACCTCGAAGTACCCGGACAGCTCGGTAGCGGTCTGCTTGATAGCAGACACGGCATCACCGTCAAAGCCCAGCACTACCGTTCTCACACCTTTGGTTTGTAGCTTGTAAATCTGCACCTGCGATATCTTCTTACCGAAAGTTGCCACCGCAGCAAAGTGAGGATTGTCGTATAGTTCTAATTTGCGGGTCAGTGCCACCACATCGAAAATACCTTCGACCAGTATCACCGTATCGGTTTCATCCTCTATCACCGCATCGTAATTATAAAGTAGCTTCACAAAATCGTTCTGTGTAGAGTTATTAAAGCGGCGTATCTGGTATTCTCCTGTACGTTTGGCTTTGCGGTTATAGATGTCTATTTCCTCTTTTGACCAAGTGTGACGGGCGACATAGCCCACCACATCGCCTAAGTCTATCACAGGGAAAATCACATAGTCATCGTATCTTCGGTTCAGTCCTGCTGTAACACCAACCGGAAAGTAATCGAAATCATCGTAAACAAAACCTCTATGCTTTAGATATGGATGCGTATAGACCTGCCGGTAAAAATCAGGTAGCTCCACAATTCCCAGCGCATCGTCAACTTCTTCCTCGTTGTCGAGTGGGAACAAAAGGTTCTCATCCAGTGGTGCTGACAGATCAGCCGTTGGTGTTATCATCAAGTCGGCTCTACCAATCTCTTCGAGCAGCTTATCCAATGTCAGCGTAGAACGGCCACACGAAAAGCAGTGTGCCATAAAAGGCTTTTTGTGAAGGGTCTCTTTGCCGATATAGATACCGTACTTGCCCTCCTTGCCACAATAGGGACATCGAGCAATCAGGTTTTTATTACCACCATCCCGTTTAGCTCCTAAATGGCGGGTAATCTCTTCTATTAAAAATTCAGTCTCTTGCTTATTCATCGCCTAAGTGTTTAATGAGAAAGTACGTTGGAAGTCACAGAAAATCTCGTTGTCGTAGTCGGTGGCTATCTTGATGGTATCGCCCTTCTTGAAGAATCGGGATTTGGCGATATGAAGCCGCATCACATCTTCCTGTCGTTCTGCCGAAGATTGGTTCAATGAAATCAGGTGGGTACACGGACGAGCCAAACCTTTTGCCTCGGAGCAGTTATACTCGGTAAGTACATTGTTCTCGTTATTGAGCCAATCACGGTTTTCAATAGTCGCCTGATAGGTAACTACCATCCACACCTTCTCATCAGCAGCAAGGTCTTTCAGGTCGTTGGCAACAGCGATGCGTTTACTGCGTTCGTGCTCGGCATTCCAGACCCTGCGACTGGCATCGGTCAGCAAATCCATCGAATCAATAATTACAATATCAGGATTACGTCCAGTCGTTTTACGATACTCTGCTATTCCGTTTTTAATATCAAGCGTTGAAACACGAGCATTGAATCGGGGGAAACATCGCACAGTAATCGAACCGCTCAAAGCCTCCACCATCCGCTCAAACTGTCGCATTTCGGTCTCTGAAATTTTACCTCGCTCAAAGTAATAGGCATTCTTTGATACCAAGCCACCACTGTAAGCATTCAGTGCTTCTTCCTCAGAACCCTCCAGCTGAAAGTGCAGAATATGTAACCCATCGTCAACATTTCCACGAATACCGATATGTTTGACGATATGGGATTTACCTACACCTGTAGAGGCCAAAAAGCAGGTAAGCTGACCACGTAAGTTACGACCTCCATTCAAGGCATCGAGATACGGCACATAGAACCGTGTCACTTGCGGCATCGAGGAGTTCTGCTCCTCATGGTCTTTGGCTTGGTTTTGACGGAATCGCTCGGTAAAGGTCTTGGCAACATCAACAAAGGCAGATGATTTGAGTGTAAAGCCCGAAAGCCACTCGGCATACTCTTTCAGTAGCTCTTGGGCTTTATCCTGTTTACTCTGGTTGTAGAGTTTGCCTACCTCCGAATAGACGTTCTGTAACCGAACACCTTTGATGTAGGATTCAAACATATCCAACACCGCTTCCGAACCGGTATCTACATCATATTCCTGAAAGGTGTTGATAAGTTCTATGGCATCGTAATCGGTACTGAACACTTGGGAAAGCACGGCGTATGTCGGCGGGTTCTTGTAGTTGCGATAATGGTTGGCTACCACCTCCTGAATGCGTTGAAATGAGCGGTCTGGCAAAAACTCCTTCTCCATATATTGCACCAGTACCCCACAAATGGAATCACTTTGCAGTGCGGTAGCATAGAGCTCGTATAAGAACTCAACGCTCAAAGGATTACTCTTCGGTTTAGCCACGACGCACCTCCTTTCCATTATACTCCGCTACCCGAAGACGATATATCTCCGGGTATAACTTTTGGGTGCGAATCTTACACGCCTCCGATTTGATGCAACTTTGGCACACCTCGGAGAAAGGAGTCCATAGCAATGTAGAAGCTCCACAGATATAATAACCAACCACCGATGACAGTGCACGACGTTTGGTAGTATCTTCATAATCGGGGTAAATAAATCGAAACAGAGGGTGTGTGCTACGGTCTTCAATATGTTGAAGCAGATTCTCACGGGTCAACCTGAAATCGGACAGCCACTTATCCTCATAATATTTCTGTCCTTGTTTGCGAGCAATGAACCGCTTTGCGGTATTTGTTCCGAATGAGTGCGATAGTTTCCAACGGGGCATATAGGCACTTCCAAACCCTGAAATTCGATGTACCTGATAGACACAGTAATCAACAATGCGCTCTAGTCCCACCTCTCCGTAATGTTTGGTGAGGTGGTCTATCGCATCGTCAATCTGCTTCTCTGCCAACCGACCGCCCGGCATAATAAAGGTGGATTGCACAGTTAGGCGTACCAGTAGCACAAACAGGCGACTGGTGAGTTTACTCTTCTCTTGCATCGCCGTCTCGTGTTATGAGGGTTCGCATCTGCTTCTTAGCTAAGAATATACGGCTCTTTATCGTATCCATATTCTTGGACTTCAGATTGCCGTTTTGGAAGGAGATTTCAACGATCTCTTCCAACTTATAGCCAGCCTGTTGAAGCAGTAAAGCCTCCTTGTGAATAGGTGCCAATTGGTCTAAGGCTTCTAAAATATCATCGTTGTAGTACTGTCGGTAATTATCCATTCCCAGACAGTTGCAGCTAACGTGTCCGCTATCTTCCATATCGGGAAGATTCACTACATCCACGTTATCGCTGACCTTCATCAGCGAATTGCGTTTGTTCAGGTCGAACACGTGGCGTTGGGCCACGGCATATATCCAGCTTTTGAGTTGCCGCTGCGGATTATAACTCTCGATATAGCGAAAGAAGTTAACTAAGACCTCGCTGTAATTATCCTCTATATCGCTATCCTCGAATGTATATTTGATACATATACTGTATATCAGCCTCTTGTGAGGTAATATGTACTTTGTAAAAAGTTCTGTTCTGCGCTTGATTGACTCCGGGTCTAAATCACGCTCAGATGGTATTGATTGTTTTTTCACACGCTCTTGCCTGGCAGGTGAAACAATAAACTTCGTCTCAATCTGTCAGCTAATGCGCGTCAATTCATCAATCTAAAATCTCTTCTTGCAACGTTCAAATAATTAGAAAATACGGTACTTGTGGCAGTAATATTTGAAGACCCAAAAGGCATCCGCCTCGTCATCCGTTCGGGGACGGTAGTTGTACTTCTCGACACAAGCATTAATCATATCAAGTTTGGTGGCTCGGCCATTACCTGTAGCATACTTTTTAATGCTCATCACATTCAGGAATACAGGCTCTGGAAGACTCAACTCATCACATACCTCTAAGAGAATACCACGAAACTCCGATAACTTTCGCATATCGATGAAATGATTGTTTACATTCACATCTTCGGCTACAACCTGCTTGATACCGTGTTTAGTGATAAAGTCAATCAACGTATCACGAAAAGCCTTATGCTGTTTATTATCGTTTCGAACTTTGGACTCATAGAAGTTCCACGCTCCCGACTCGTGAACGGAGTAATATCCCGTTTGAGTCGCAATGTCCAAGCTCAGAATTTGCTCCTTACACAATCCTTGATTCCCCATTCTCTTTGCGTATAGTTAATGTATGGGCGTATGACTCGCTGACGTGACCATGAGAAACTACAAGCGCGGTAATTCCTAACTTGTTCAATGATTCAAACATCTTGGCGTTTCCTTCTTCATCGACAGCGGCCAATATCTCATCCAGCACCAACAAGTCTAATCCCTTGTCATCATCACAGTTGCTATTAACCAACTTCTGCATGGCAAGGATGGACGAGAGGTTTACACGTGCTTTTTCGCCCTCCGAAAACTTGCCGAACGAACCGCAATCCATTCCATCCCGAACCAGTGAAACAGAGATTTTTTCTCTCACCTTACCTGTTTTCAAGGTTGTGTAACCTGAAAAGTTAATCCGAATATCACTGCCGATGCTTTCCAAGAACTCATTGGTAATCTTGCTCAATGCTTCAATCTTCGTATTAGCGAGGTAGGATTTGAATTGCCCAAACCGTTGCTCTTGTTCCCGAAGAGCACCTAACTCTTTTTCAATCCCGGTCTTCTCCTTCAATACCTCATCCGACTTTTTTCGATAAGTCTTGAGTGATGCTTTCAGCGACACAATTACCTCATCGGGCGATGTGTTGTTAATCTCCCCAATGGTGGTGTAAAGCGTTTCAATAGAACTTTCTGTTGCAGATATATCTTCCTGCAATCTTTTAATCTCACGTTTGCGTACCGTGGTTTGAGAGTCCACAATCTCGTATGCCTCATCAAACATCTTTCGGCGAGTGTTCTCGATGTCGTTTTGAATGGCGATGAGTCTGTCGGATAGTTGTCGGCTCTTTCGTTGCAGTGATTCCAACTTAAAGTTCAAGGTTTGAAGCTCCTTTTCTGCCGTGTCCACTTTGGTAAGCCACTCGCTGTTGTCGGTATTGAGCTTACGACGTGCTTGTTGAATCTCCTTCTGGTCTTGCTCGATAAAGACAATGGTTTTCTCGGTCTCGGTACGCTTCTGGGTGGTGCGCTCCAATTCTGTTTGTAATAGTTCCAATTCCTCTTCACCTTGCGCCACATCAAACGACTTATCCGATGCTACAAATTCAAACTCACACCGAGGGCAGGTAATGACCCCTGCAATCTTGTTTTTGAGCGATTCGATGGCAGAGCTATGTACACGCCGTTTTTCAAGTAGTGAGGTACAGAGTTTATTAGCTTCCTGCATCTCTTTTTCCAAACCTGACAGTTGCTTTTTATACTCTTCGCTCTTTCGGGTGGCATCTTCTACAAATTGAGCGTGCTGGGATTTCACCTGTTCACAAGCCTGTGATTGTTTCTTGACTTCACGCTCCAGTGCCGTAATCTCATCCGAGAGTGCATTTTGTTCTTGTTGATTTAGATTTAGTTCATTGGTTTTGCTCTCCAAAACGCTGTTCCAATCGGTTAGTTTGCCGAATGGTTTTAAGACCATTTCAATACCGCTTAAACATATTTCAAGCGAATCATCACTATTTTCAAGCAGTTGGAGCTCTTTATCAATACCATCAAGCGAAACAAGAACATCGCAGTTGACATCAACCTGAACGCTCATTCCACGAAGTAACTCCCGTTTGTCGGTAATGCTTTTCTCTATGGCCGCAATCTTCTCCATTTTACTTTTGGCACGTTCCTGTGTACTGTTCTCTTCCTGCTCAATTTGTTCTGCAAGCATCCTGATACGTCCATCTACACCCGCCAACTCCAAATCCGCCTCGTGTAACTCCTTTTCGATGGGTGTTATATCTTCGACAATCTTGGCAATGGCTTCATCGACCACAATACCATTCGAGAAACGGTTGATAATCTCTTTCTTCTCCTTGTCGGAACTGGATAGAAAATCCTCATAACGGTGCTTTGAGAGGATAAAGTTGTTAAAGAGTTCATCACGGGTAATACCCAATTTTTCAAGGATATACTTATTATAGCCATCAACAGAGTGTTGTACCGCCTCATCGGTCGTTACGATTTGTCCGTCTCGCCCAATAACACAACGAACCCCCGAAGCACCCTTGCGGTAGAGACTTCTCTCGATGGTGAACACCTCACTCGATGAGCTATTGGAAAACTCCAACGATACATAACACTCATCGGCGGTATCGTTGATAATCTCTTCGTTTTTGATTTTACGAAGTGGGGAACCGGTAATACCGATAGCAATGCACTCCAAAAGTGCGGATTTACCCGAACCGTTCGAGCGTTGGCTCTCGTTATCTCGGTTGTCTCCGAATATCAATGTAGTTACACCCTGAGAAAGAGTGTAGTCCAACTCTTTGAAAGCACAGAGATTTTGTGCTGTAATTCTATTTAATTTCCACATAGTTAGCTGATTTTAGAGAGGTAAGACAATCCCAATTTCACATCCTCAATCTCCTTTTCACGGCAAAATTCGGTGTAGGTCTCACGAATCTTGCGGCTGTCGAACTTTTCAAACAGGGAAGAGGTGTCCACATCAACTTGCTCGGAGTCCTCCGTTATAATTTCCACCTTCGAAGCCCCGGCTTCCAATAGCTTGGCTTTATCAATACCGGGTGCTTTGGCTGATGTAGTATGAATACGCACCTTAACCCGTAAATTACCAGTCTCTTTGAACTCATCCAGCAAGTCGGTCAGGTGAATATCCACCTTATCGGCTTCAATATCAACCACCTTGTAGCGCAGGTTAGCACGGTTCTGAATAAATGTTTGTTTACCATCGCTATACAACACCGTGTAACCTTTCTCTTCATCCTCTCCGAAGTTATGCTGGCGGCTGCTGCCGATATATTCGATACGGGTTTTAGGAATAACACAACGATTATGGTAATGAGCCACAAAGACACGCTCAAACTCCTCAAAAATATTTGCAGGAAGCTCTTTCTCGCTGGGTGTGGACAGTGCTCCGTTAATACCTTCGTGGATATAGAGGTAATTCTTTCTTTTGGGGTCTATGTTGTTCTGCTTCACCTCTGAGAGTTTATCTATGAAACTGCCGTCTTCGGGGAAGTAAGGAATCATATGCAGTAAAGCATAACCTCCGTCACCGATAGGAAGGGTCAGGTAATTATCGGCCACCAATACATTCGGATGCTGGTCGAAGATATGGCAATAGCCTCTCACGGCCTCTTGATTCACGAGATCGTGGTTGCCGTTTGCCAATATCACACGGATATTCTTCTCGGCTGCCGTCATCAAACAATCATGCACTGCTAACAAAATATCGAGGGTTTGAGAAGCACGGGATAGGAATAGATCGCCGCCGATAGCAATCTCCTTGACATCCATCTTCTCGCATATGGATAGTGCCTCGTTCCAGTTTGCTATAAATTCGGGAATATTCTCCTTCCCAATATGCAAATCATTCATCAGAAGCAGGCACGGATAACTTTTATCTGCCATAATAAGCGTATAAGAGTGATGGAAAAGGCAGTTGTCTTAGCTGCCTTCTCCAAAACTTGTGAATAAATAATCTGTGATTACCCGCTTATCTGCGGCGACGACGTTCAGTTGATTCAGGTACAGGTTCTTCCGCTTGTTCGGGTGCTATTTCAGGTGTCGGAACTTGCTCGGCTTCCGCCTCGGGGTCTGTCTCCAATGCCTCCTCGATTAGGTTAAGAAGTTCTTTGTTCGAGGTTGAACGGGTGATGCGAACCGATAGTTTCTCCTGCTCGATAAAGGTGCGAATCAATCCACGTAACTCCTGTCCCTCTTCGGTTTTATCCGAGAGGCCTTTGTCTTGTAACTCATCGTAACGGTTGAAAAGGTCGTCCAACAATAGCCCTGCTGCGTTCGATGCGTTTTCTTTGGCATCTTTGGTGCGTTTGTCGAATGAGAACGAGCTGGTGTCTTCCTTCGGAAGTTCTGTACCTAGTGTTTCAATGGCAGAAAGCATATCTCTATCCGAAAGAATCGACATACCGTATTTGGCATCGCACTGTTTCAGGTATTCGATGGTTGCCTCATACTGGTAACGTGAGTAGCGGTAGATGATTTCCGGGATACGGGTTGCAGCCATCAATTTGGTCAACTCATCGGAGGTCAAGGCTTCGTTATCCGACTCGTTGTCAATCTCGATGGAGTACTCGGTCTTATTTCCGTTCTTTTTCTTCTCAATCTCCACCGGGTAAGCGTTGTACACGGAACTGATAGGACACGGGAAGCCCGGGGATTTTTGAAGTTTTTTCTGCCACAACTTGAACTTACGTTCGTCCAACTCTTTGAACTGGGCGTGAGAAAGAGTGAGTAGCTGGAATCCTTTGGCTCGCTCGTTCAAATCAAGCACATACATAGCGTGACCGTAGTTGAATTTCAGTCCGCCACCAAATGAGCCGCCACCAATTTTCTCGGCTAACTTTTCATCGCCACGGTTTTGTGCCTCGGCAACCGCTAATTTACGGTAGGTGTCGATTAGGTCAACAGAAAATCCCGCATCGGTAGTGCGTGGTACGGTCACATACATAGAAGTAGCTTTGCCGTTGCCTGTAATAGGTTTTTCCAGTTCCATCAGCAGTTGGCGTACAGGATACTCGTAACTGCGACGGTCGCTGGTTCCATCACGGTTGGGAGCGATGGGCAGGACACGAAGGCGATAAGTCCCCAACTTATCCATACGGAAGAACTCCGTTTTGGCAAATGTTTTGTTCTCTTCGAGGGCACGGGTTTGCGCCTCCTCATAACTCTCTTGCGATGATAGAAACATCTCTTCGACCGACATCATTTGTTGGTCATTTTCCTCATTGATTTCTTGCATGATTGCAATGTGTAAAAATTAAACTGCCCGAAGCAATCTAATCAAAACGACAGGCAGGTTCGGTTTCACTGTCCGTCTCAAATAACAATCAATTTATAATATGGGAGGAAGTCGGAGCGGAATGCTCCTTTGCTCACTCGGCGACAAAGCACCTCAGTCAAGTTTCGGCAAAGTCAGCCGATATACCTGCAAATGTACAAAACTTAATCGTCCCAGCAATGGCTTTCATTACTTTTTTGTTTCATTTTTGCTCTCATTTTCTGCACATTACATTCATTTCTCTGGATATACCGATTGAGCTTTTTCTCACGCATTGCCGTATAAAATCTCTCCCTCTCTGCTGTCAATCTTTTGGGCCGATTACAGCAGATACCTTTTTCCTCATACTCTTCCAAATAACGAATAAATTTAGGTTTTTTCAGCGCAGGGTCATTCGAGGCGGAGCACACCACACGAATGGTTCGCATCGTAGGTTCAACGAATATTCCCTTGGGAGTCATTCGCATAATAATCTCATAGACCGCCGGAACCTCCCACTTGAGCATAAAGCCCAAACGGGTCTCTTCAAACTTGTACTTTTTCCACGTCCCCTTTGGTCTTCCTTCCTCTTTTCGGCGGGGTCTCGGACTCGGGCACGGTGGAAGTGTTATCCTCGCTCCCTTGAACTTCTTTGGTTTTGCCATCTTCTTCTGTATTACTTGATTCTGTTACTCTCTCCTGTGCGGTGACCGGAGCGTCGGGAGTTGTAGCTGCGATATTACGCCTGCTCTCCACGTCTGCTTGAATGTTTACTCTTCTCATATTAGTTACTTTTAAACAAAATAGGTGAAATTAATCTCAGTTGATACATTGTACATACCGCTCTCATAGATATTGATAGCACGTGAGTTGCCTTGAATGATAAACCAGGTACCACGATTGTATTTATGGTCATCATTGAACTGTGCGTGAGAGCATCTTACGCCATATTTAGGAGGTTGTATCTGATTGGGAATAACTGCAATTACGCCACCCATATTCCCACCATCCCGCTTGGCGGTATTGATAATACCTTGAATAGATACGATATTACCAATCTGACGGACAAACAGTTGTCTGGTGTCTGTACCGCTGCCTGAGTTATTCATCTGCAACCAGCCTGTATCAAGTAATTTGGTTTGATATTCATCAGCATAAGCTGCCCCAAGATTGCGACACGCCAGTTTCTTGGCATCAGCATTCGGTAGAGCCAAATCAGAGAGTTTTCCTCCTTTTGTTAGATAAGCGTCTGTAACTTCTTTTTTGGAGAATACATCAAACTTATCACGCATCATTTGTTGTGCTTGAGCGGTTGTCTTACCACTTTTAACCAGATAGGTAATGTAGTCCTGAAAGAGTTGGTCTAATGCGGCAAACTTACCGTCGGCTACTGTCTTGGTATACACCCCGATATTAGCTGCAACGGACTCTTTCTCCGAAGAGTTGTACCCATCCAACAGGCGAGGAGCATACTTCTTCAATTCCTTCACGATATCTGAAATCAAGGCGTAACCCTCTACCTGCGACTGTGAAACGCCGAAGTTATCTATATAGGCAAAATTTCCCGTCTTGATGCCGTCGAGTTTCTTTTTCAGTGTTTCGGTAAAGATGGCTCCTTGGTATGCACCATCGTTACCGAGTTTACCCGCCATCATCTCATCTATCTGCGACACGGAATAGACCGATAGGTTCTGCCGGGCTTGAATGAAATCCGACAAGTCGGCAAGATTCTGACTCTTCGTGAGTTTCAGTTCCCCGATACCTTTTTTCTCGGCATCAATTACATTCCGCACTTCCGCCTGCTTTTCCGCTTTTCGAGCCGATGCCTGTTCGGGTGTCATACCGTTGATTTCATCAGCGGAAAGATTGATAAGCTCGTTCAACTTGCCGCTGATAGTAAGATATTTTGTATCTGCCTCGCTCTTTGAATAGACCGACAGATTGGTGCGTGCTACGGCTTTATCCAAAAGATCACTCAGGTTGTTGGCTACGCCAGCCTTGTGTTTTAGGGCTTCCGCTACATCTTCTGCCGTAACATAGCCTTCACCGCCACCACTTATCGAACCACCGGATATAGCATCGAGTTTTTTCTTGTAGGCAGAAGTGAAGTCTTCGGTAGAAAGTTGCTTGCCATTTACGACCGATACTTTCTTTGCCAGTTCGTCCGTAAAACTCTTTTGAGTAACAAATATCGAGTAAATATCTGTGCCTTTCAGTTTCACATCACCGTTTAGATTGATATACCCGTTGGGAGTAAGCACTAAATTTCCTAACAGATTGGTGAGCGTGAAATCACTATCCTTTGCCGAAAGAAAGCCCAGCGAAGCGATGGCTTCGCCATCACGATCTTGCCACTGATAATATGCTGTCAGTCCTATATCGCTCTTTGCAAACGAGGTGTTTTTCAACACCGCACCCACGCCATCACCACAAACCTTGAATAGTCCATTTACAGAGGTAGTCTTGGTTTTACCCTCGACAGAGAACAACGGTACGGAACATCGTTTACCATCATAGACATTGAAGCTACGAAAACGGGTTGTTCCCTGATTAAATCCACAATGGTTGATATTGACCGAGCCATCGTCCGAATCGTCCGCAATATTAATCAGATGATTCTGATAGACGTATATGCTTCCGACCCAGCATCGCTTGGTATTGATGTCGTTGCAAGTAAAACCGTTCTCGCTTAGTTTAGCGACTTCGGTTGTACCTTTCATAAACGAAAACGAACCATCTGTATCCATCACTATTTCGGCTGTCATCAGCTCATTCAAATATGCGCCCAGTGTAACGGCTCCCGATTCCTTGATTTTACCACAGAGGTTACGTCCATCAGTAGATTGTACGGCAATCTCCTTTGAAGATTTCAGACCCTTTTCAACCAATACCTCTCCGGCAAAGGTTACATCTTTTTTGACCCGTTGCCGTTGCGATACGCTATCAAGCAGTAGAGCATACCGCCCAAAGAACTTATCAATCAGGCGTGGCGCATACTCTTTGGTTATCTCCAGAAATGCAGGAGGTTGCCCCGTAACAGCGTCTGTCACGAGCGGCACAGAGGTCGCCCCGGCACAGAGATAGCAAGTGCGGCCTCGCTTATTGACTTCATTTGCATAAACGACCGACTCATTGCTATTTTTCTCATAGATATAATATGGGAAAACAGCGTTCTTAGCCCCTTCAAAATAGCGCACCTTACCACCCAACCAGATGTATCCCGGAGCAATAACAGCCCCTTCGATCTGACAACCGGAAATGATAAATGGTGAACACTCACCAAAGAGTGCGGTCATGCTCAGTGCAAGTTCCTGCAAGTTTAATATGTCATCGGAGTAGGTGTAACGCCCTCCGGTCTCTGCAATGTATTCTTTCATATACGTGTGTTATTATTGGGTTTAATCTCGTTTCCGTCAATCTTTATCAGATAGGTCTTACCTGCCACTTTATACGTATTAACCACAAACGAAAGCATATAGACAAACTCCTTGGTTGGAATGGTTATCGTTGGGACATTCACAAGAAAGCTAACCTTGTTAGTGACCCGTTCCTCAGCAATCCGATAAAACTCACGAGGCTTTTCCAATGGGTTGGCGGTCATTACCTGCTCATTCTCCTTCCAAACAGTGAACGGACGACTGTTAACAGCATTCTCCCGATAAATATCCACTCCGAGAGGTGTGCTTTCGGCGAGAAAAATCCGGTCTGCCGTATCTGCGAAATAGCGGCTAAACCGATGGTTCAAAAACCACTCGAAGTACATCACCTGCGATGTCATCCTCGCCTCAATATGTTTTTCACGAGCAAATGCTGTAAACCAATCGTTCAACACTTTTAGCGGCCATACCCAGCTCTGAAGTAATAGGATGTATCGCCGTCCGCTCAGATAATAGGGAACAAGTCGATTGATTAGTTTATCTGTAGGAAGTCTATATCTCATTACCTGCATCGAGTATTAGTTTAATTGCCTGACGGAAGTTCGGGACATCTTTCTCTTCACCACTACTACTGGATTGTTTCAAGAAGCCGGACGAGGTATGGGTCATTCGTCCCACTTTTCTCACAGGCGTTATATGACCGTCAGAGTCATAGGGAGCGACAAATACGCCTTGTTCAGGCTGTGCGTCTGCATCGATGTGCACATCTGTTACGTGCTCGGCACTGCGGATAGCGGCTATAATATCTGACACATAAATCGTGGAGTCGAACTTAATATTCATCATATACTCGTTCAACTTCTCCTCAATATTATTGTACATCTCCGATTCTAATACCGCACCATCGTGATAGACCGAAACTCGTGGTATCAGTACATCGCCCTCTTGACTGGCGATTTCAATACGTGTTCCTGCAAATTTTATCTTGTTGATATACGCCTGAATCATCATCAGCTCCTCCTGCGGAATACTTTGCAGTTTACCTTTCTCTCCGGTGGCAACTTTCAAAATCAGCTTATTGTCCAAATTTACATCGCTACTACTTTCCATGTAGGAGGCTTGTGTCACAATCTGTTTGGTTTCGTCTACATTGGCATAACCAAACGCCAAGCCATCCTCACGCACCAGCAATTCATCACCCTTTTGGTATTGAAGCAAGGCATTTATATAATAAGTTGGCGTACCGTTGATACGGTTGTTGATGACATTGGATATGTCGATGGCAAAGACATCCAGTATACTTTCAAAACTGAATACCACTGCGGCGAAAGTCCAAGTAATGCCGTTCAGTATGGATAGCTTCGAGTCGCTGGCAAACTCCGAGAGTTCGAGACGTTTGTTGCGCTCTGTGATTGCCTCCTCGTATATTTGCTTAATAGTTCTGCTCATATTTATAAGTTGTTTCGTTAATGATAAATTCCCACGCTCCGCCCTCATTCCAAGCCTCCTCGTGTGTCAATACCCAAACGGCTTCCATACCCGAAGTAAGCAGATAGCGGTTGTTGCTGTCTTTTTGCGGCTCTCGGTATTCACCCGACGGCTGAACTGTCATCGTTACCTTGCAATTACGTCGGTTATCGTGCCGCTCCACCAGTCCAATGAGATAGGAATCAATCGTCGGCTGGCGAAATACGGTCTGCATCAGCGAGAGAGACATCAGGCTTTTAAGTTCTATCAAAGGAGTCAAGTCAAGGGTTTTTAATCCGTCTAACGTAAGACTGAACACATCGCCTAACATCGGCAGGGCATCAAGGGTCAGTGTGGCATTGTTCAATGCAAAGCGTTCTATCGAAAGCGATTTTAATATATACAGATAAGTAGGCATTAACTCGCTTATATCAAGCATTTTGATATATCCTTGCATATACATTGAAACACATCGTTTATCACCGACAGTTGAATCGAACAGATGGCTAATCACAGTCTCCTTATCCGATAGTATGACAGTTTGAACCTCGGAGTTATCGCCCCAATCCACCTCAATCCTACCGCTTCCTAAAACCGTAAACTCGGCTCCAATCTCTTTATTGGAAGTATAAACCTCTATGGTTTTAGGTAATGTGAAATATTTCGGATAGACGTGTTGCTCGCCAGATGCCGGAGTAATGCCGTGTGTGTTGTAGTAGGCAACCACCTCTTGATTGATTTGGTAATCGTCCGAATAGATTAGCTCATCTCCGGCTTTCAGGTCGGTATCAAATGATAGAGTTTCGTTACTAACCATCAGGTCGGTAATGCCTTCCACTGAACCGTAGATGTGTAGAGCCACATCGTAGATATTTTGTCCTTGTATGACTTTGTATTTACCCATTTTTCTCTTTGACCTCCAATAAAAGTTCGCCTGTTTCTGAATTCATATATGCGTTTACCACAATCATATTATCCGCCTCAAACTCCTTTTGCAGTTTGGCGGCAAGTCCGCTATTCTCAAAGTTCCCGTGCAAGAAGTCTATGAGTCCAACACCCGTCAGTGGATGTTGGTAGAGCGTTCCGGCAGAGGCTTTAAGCAGAAAGTTCTGGTTCTGCGGCAAGGATGCTTGAATAAGCAGGTCGGTTTCGTGTCCGCTGTAAATCTGAAACATTCCCTCTTTGAGTGTCAGAGAGTACACCTCTTCACTGCCGAGCGTTCGGTATTCCGACACTCTGATTTTATTTTCATCGGGCAGCACGACACGATACCACGGGCGATTGGTAGTACGATTTAGAATATATTCCGCTTCTCCATTGTTGGTGTCTATCCGAAGGCGTATTTGCAACTCTTTATTAATGGGCTTGTAAGATAAGCGTATATAAGCCTGAAAATCATCTTTGATGCATTGCTCATATCCACGGGGAATCAACACCTCGCCATAACAGAAGTTGTCGTTATCCTCTCCGTCAACATTTTCCAAGAGCACAAAGTCGTAGAAATTCTTTCCTGCGATATTATCTACCACCTCCAACTCGCCGTAATCCGTATCTATTTGTATATCTTGCCTTGCCATTGTCGTATAATAAAAAACCGCCCACCTTTTTTCAAGAGTGAGCGGTAACGTTCACTCTTGGAGAATAGAGTGAATCGGACAGATAAGTTTAATTGGCAGATATTGTATCGTAGATTTTTTCTACGGACTGCCACATATCGTCAGGGAGGTTCTCATCGGAGATTTTCTCGCATACCATTTTCAGGTACTCCATCTCATCGGCAGAAAAATCCACGATGAGCGGGGTCTCTTTTTCTACATCCCATTCGATACGTTTTGTATCTGCGTTCTCACGTAGGTTTACCTCATCACGCTCGGTGTCGCTGATTTCAATCTTTTTCAAAATCTCCTTTTTGAGGTTGAACTGCTTGAAGTTTCCCTCTTTGGGTAAGAATGCCGGTATGTACAACCGGTCTTTGATGTTTAGTTCCATATGCTTTTTATTAATGTTTACCTTAATGGATTAGATGCTATCGGTCAAGATTGTTTTCGACAGGTTGCATTTCACCTTCATTTTCTTTAATCTTTTCCACGAAACGCTCAAAGTCCAGGAAGAACAAGGAGGCTTTTGCCTGACCGTTCAGGTTACAGAATACATTCCCGTTCTCATAGGTGATATATCCGGCATTGTACTTCTCCACACCGTCAGGCTTTATCGCCTGAACATTGGCGTTGATACGGGTTAGAGCATCATTTACCGTTACATACTCGATGATGAAAGTTGCATTGGCGGTAGTCTCTTCCGCCGTTTTTGTTAAGACTGTGCTTGTTATATTCATAATTTGCGATTTACAACAGAATAGAATAATCACGGCAGAAAGGTTTAATAAGACCAGTCCGCCGTGCTAAAAACTTGAAAACAGAAAGAGCCTTCATTGGCAGAAGAGTCGTCCTGTGTCTGCACGTAGAAATAAGAGTTATATAAGCCATAGATAGTGGCATAGATAGGAGTGCCCGTGTAATAACCCGTCATCTGCACGAAGTAGTTACTGCTTAATCCCCAAGGCAAATAAATCGTATATCGACCCGTTCCGGTTCTGCTTATAGTCATTTTAGAGCCATCGAAGGTTTTTTGCTTCATTGACACACTCGTCCCGGAGACAGTTACTATGCCCCCTGCCAGATACTGTAAGAAACTTCCGTATTTTCCGGTAGTCATAATATCCCTACGGTTGGTGACTATCCATCCAAAAAAGGTAGCACTGTCCCCGTAACCTAATAGCTCTATTGTCTCTCTCGAAAAAGTAATAGATGTTTTTTGAATACCATCTTCAAAGAAGTATTTACCTGACGGGGCATAAATTGTCATATACCCCACAGTGGTGTTGCTGCCCCATTTATAATTTACCAACGTCACACGGCGACCGCTGTTATCTAATGTCCACGGCAAGTCAATATTCTCATCCCACGAACCACGAAGGGCGACAATATTATCATAGTTGTTAAAATTCTGCTGGTTGGTCGTATCTCCACCAATCCATATAGAAGAGTCATTCAACACGAACTTGTTACGCACACTGCCATTGATTCGGACATTGGTGAATATGGCATTCTTTGCCTGTACATTGCCTATCGAGTCCCAGAAGAAATTCCCATTCGCCAACTGTCCCGAACCATCATTATTGAGTTTCCATTTCGTGCCGTTTACAATCGAGCCATCCGAGGATAGTGCCACGCTATTCTTGTAAATCTGTGCGGAATTGATACTCCAACCACCGATGGTTCCTTTATTAAAAGTACAGCTAAGACCATTTATGTACGCCGTATTGATTATATTGGCTTTTATGCTCGCCGCATCTAACTTTGAGGAATTGATGCTCCCAGCAGCTATTCGGTCTGCGCTGATGGTTCCGGCTGTGATTTGATTAGCGGTAAGGGTTCCTGTATAGATTCCGGAAGAAGTTATATAGGTAGTCTTGGGGAATGTACTACCTCCTAAAGCATTGACGATATTATTAATCGGAGTATTCCAATTGAGTGATACTGAAGTTCCGAAAGATACATTCCCAGCTGCATCCCATACGATATTACCGTTGGCAACACGCCCTGAACCGTCATTGCTGAGTCGCCATTTGGTTCCGTTGTATATGCTTCCATCTGAACCGAGATAGACACTGTTTTTCCAGATATTAGCACTGTCAAAAGCCCACCCCGCAATACGGTTATAGACCTCCTTGCTGCCGGAACGGGCTGAATTTGCCGAAAGGCAGAAGTATTCATACCCGTCCCAACTCATCATCTGAATGCCGACGAATCCTGTCTTAACACTGCTTCCTGATGCTGCGACCTGTCCGAATACGATATGTCCTGCATTTGATGATTGATACCACAGCAATGAAATGCCCATCGGTTTGTAAGCCCCCGCATACCAATAACCACTGCCTGAAGCCGCAGTGCGTATCTGTATGGGTGTCGTTCCGACAGTGCCGATAGTTCCAACGGTCATATTATCACTGCCAATCGTAAAACCGCCTATTTTGCCTCGTACAAACGTACAACTCAGCCCATTAATATAATTTACATTGATAATATTGGCTTTGATACTGGCAGCATCCAATTTAGCGGACGAGATACTCCCCGCAGCGATACGGTCGGCACTCAATGTTCCTGTTGTGATACTTGAAGCATTGATACCCACGGCGTTCACCTGATTGGCGGTCAATGTACCGGTGTAAATTCCCGTACTGCTGATATAGGTCAGAGGGTGAGCGGAGAGCGTTGAATCGCTCCCTTGCGCCAAACCGATAAACCTACGTCTGCGTATCTCTTCCTCTACCGCTGTGGTCAGTGTACGAGGAGCCGGGGCATTAACGGTTGTGCTGCCACTCTGAAACATCACCTCGGAGTTATAAGCTATCTGCGGACTTGCAGGAATCGGCGATGGGCTGTATTCTGAGGAGACTAAAGGCTGATTAGAATAGAGATGATATCTTGCTCCCGTTGTACCGCCTCCTCGCAGGAAGATGGCGAACATACAATAATTACCACAATGCAACGCTCCGGCAAACATCCGACAATAGGTTTCCGATAACTCGTAAATATCCCACGAGTAATTAATTCCTCCCCAGCCTCCGAAATTTGTTTTCAGATGTAACACCAATCCACCCTTATGAGTTGCCGTATTCCAAGTATCGGGGGCTTGTTCACTGTAAGCTCTACGAACAAGAATCTCTCGTTTGAAGTTCTGGTCACCCCCTTTAATGATGACAGGATAATAGGTATTCGCATCTCCATTTATCACAATAGACTGATAATAGGGATAGCCGAAATTTGCTTGCTGCGCACTGGCTATGTCATTCTTCCACAGCAATGATACAGATGCTCCGAAGGTGACATTGCCAAGAGCATTCCACGCAATATTACCACTGGCGATCTGTCCTGAGCCATCGTTGTTCAACCTCCATTTAGAGCCATTGGTTATAGAACCGTCCGCACCGAGGTAGACACTGTTTTTATAGATTTGCGTGCTGTTTATCGTCCAACCGGCAATACGATTCACATATCCCAACTGCACAACCGTGCTTCCGGCAGTATCTGCTGCAAATAATCCGAAATCCGTGTTGCTGTTATGATACAATTGCACTCTGTTACCGCTCGTAGCACTCGATGATGCCCCATAGACAACAATCCGCTTATTAGCCTTGTCTAAAACAATCTGACCACCGGAGATGGAGGCTGAGTTAATTATCCAGCCCCCGATAGTTCCTTTATTGACCGTAAGGGTAAGCGCATTGATGTTACCGGCTGTAACCAAGGTAGCTTTCAAGGCATCCACATTCAGGCGTGCCGTATCAATTGTTCCTGCCGTAATTTGCGAAGCGGTTAGCGTTCCTGTGTAAATACCCGTGGATGAAATCTGAGTGAGCTTAGTATAAGAAGAGCCACCCAAGGCTGTGGTAATATTGCTTATCGGAGCCGTCCAGTTCAATGATACCGAAGAGGCAAATGTAACTGTACCTGCGGCATCCCACAAGATGTTGCCACCTGCAATAGCACCAGCTCCCGTGGATTCCAACCTCCACTTGAATCCTCGAATTCCATTGGAGGCGATAGTGATTGAACCGGATGCGGCTGTAAACCCTCCCGATATATTGTTCTTTGTTCCACGAAAAATAGAATCCGAATCAAGCGACCAGCCACCAATTTTACCCCTGACAACATTCAATGTCAGAGCCTCGATGTTTCCTGCTGTGATAAGCGATGCTTTCAGAGCGTTCACATCGATTCTATCAGCACTAATCGTTCCTGCCGTGATCTGCGTGGCATTGATGCGGATAGCGTTGACGGTATTAGCGGATAGAGAGCCCGTAAAAATACCGTTGGCATCAATATAGGTTGCCCCAACCCACGCCAAGGCGACAGCAGATCCGAACTCTACCTTTCCGGTTGCAGTATTGTACTTGATATACTCATTGCCGTTACCTAACTGTACATTGCCCGTAGCATCAATGGCAAAAGTTTTCTTGCCATCGTTAAACCCATAGATGCCATTGACTGTTTCGGATGCGATAACTCCGGAAGCATTGCGAGTGCTGAGCGAGAACCGACCAATCGCCATACCGGTAAGAGTTCCGTTGGCATTTTTTGTTCCTGCAAAGATTTTCGGGGTGATAACACTCTGAGCATCGATAACAGTTTTCCCGCTATTCCAATCGGCTACCCAATCCAAAAGGTTGGAATCTACACCTGCACTTCCCGGAACTCCTGCCTTCACCTTGAACCAGCTAAAAGATGTAGTAAATGTATGACCATTGATGATGACAGGTATGCTAATCGTACCGGTATCTGCCAATGTCGTATTATTGCCTGAAATCGTATAGCTTATGGTCTTGGTGCTTTGATTGACCGAGATGGAATAGAATCCCACAGGTGTGGCAATAGCCCCGATACTGAAATTGGTAATCGGAGTATCGCCACATCGAACAGAGAGAATGGAGTGAATGGTATGTGTGCTGAGAACCTTTCCCGTATGGTCACACGAAATAGCACTCTTATCAACTCCTTGATAGAGTGCATAGGTATCGGTGGCTACACGGATGGATATTTGTCCTCTTGCTACTACCGCCATTACTTGCTAATTTCAACGGTGTAGGTAGCTGCAACAGAAATCTCGTCACGTGTAACGGTCAGTGAGCGTCCAGTTTTCACTCCGGCAGTACCCCAAGCAGCATCCGCCACACCCAACTTATTGAACTTGCGCCAAGTGCACGTTGCACCGGTAAAAAACGTATCTGGCAACAGAACACCGTTTTGCCAGCAATTAACCGTCAATGCGGTCGAAGTCAAACCGCTGGTCAACGTCGTTCCTGCCGGAGCGGAAATCTCAACCTGATAGGGATCGGACATATCTGCAAATGAGATAATATCACTAACCGAGGTATTGTAAGTACCCGATGCCGTATCAGTGTCTTTGATAATGCACTTGAAACTCTCGAAATTTAGAACGGCCGATTCGGGGATGGTAATCTCATTAGTGGTGTAACCAGTAATGCCCGCTGCATTTGCAGAGGTAATTGTCGTCCACGTTCCACTCCCTAACTTCTGCCACGAATAGGTTACATTCGTGTTGTCGATAACAGACCCACGCCACATATCACAGTGCGCTTTAAGAGTTGTTACATCACCGTTCTTGAACACCGTTCCGCTCGGAGCATAAGCAATCGCACAGATAAGTTGCCCGGCATTAGTGGTCTTAGTGTAGGTGATGTTCGCTTTGGCCTTCGTCTCGGCCGTGGTGTCGGGATCAACGTAGGTTACTTCACACTCGACCTGCAACTGATTGACTGAGGTCATATTGTTTTTAATAGTCAGGGCGTAAGGAGCGGTTGCAGCCGCCGTTGCCCCAAACGTTGAAAGCGTAGTCGAGCCGTTAATCTTCCAAACGGGAGTTCCTTTCAGTCGTGAGACCTGATTCGTACCGACTCCCGTAACATAAACCTCCGGGGTAATGACCAAAAACGGTGATGCCGTCCAGGAAGGAACATAAGACGAGTTCTCCTTATTAAAAATTTGTGTGGTAGCCACATTGCTACCCAAATACAGGTTGATGGATTTACCATCTGTCAGATCCACAATGGTAATCTGACCTCTTGATATTACTGCCATATTCTTATAAATTAGTTAATTGTTACCTCACACGTGAACATCGCCCTTCGGTATATATCCTCATCGGAGATTGTCAAACATCGCCCGATGCCGGCATGGAGTTCGTTCCATACCGCATCACTGTCCGCGTTGGCAGATGTTCTCTTCCAGCAGAATAGGTTATCCGAAATAGTTTGGGTTATTTCCTCCGTGCCTTTATAGACACAGGCTGTCAAAGTTGTCGAGATATTGCCATTGATAAAGTTGTTACCATCGCTTGTAAATATCTGCACCGAGTAGGCATCCTCTCCATCGTAAAGTTCCACGATAGAGATTTGCCCCCGTGCTATCAGGTTTAAACCCTGATAGATTTCGCAGATAAGGGCTCCACGTATATCGATGTCTGTTTTAGCAACCGTAATCTGTTTGCCTTGATAGGTGCAAATCACCTGCGTGCCTTCCGAGTCGAAGAGCTTCCAACTGTAGTGAAATTCTGTTCCTGTGGCATCCGTCTCCCTGCCTGAGCGATAGACCAAAGCTTTGGCTTCAATGTCGTTCTCCCCGTTTTTAATTACAAACCCCTTGGTTCCGACAATATCCACCACAAAAGGGTCGGTCATATCGGTAAAGGTGATGATGTCGAAAACTATCTGCCCGGCATAACTATTACCAAGTGTCGTGTCTGTATCCTTGATAGCACATTTGAAAGTCTCGAAGTTGCGTACAGCGTTGGGAGTTAAGGTTATCTCACTGGTTTCCCACCCGGCAATAACTCCCTGCGGATAGGTCTCACTGAGTGCCGCCCAACCCGGGCCTAATTGCGGATCGTAAAGTGGAGTGGTAACAATAGAATTGGTTACATAGTCTCGTGTCAAAGGAGTGGTAAGGGTCACGGCTTTTGTTTGCGTATCGACCGACTGCACGGTGTGCTTATCCACTCCAATTAGATATAATACACCTCCGGGTACAATATTGGCTACCGAGCGTAAAGTGATGGTATAGGAACCCTTACTGGCGGGGGCAGCCATTTGTGCGTTGGCAAAGACGGATTCATCTCGTACACCCCAGCGATACTCTGCATTGATGCTGTCTATTTGCGCTCCACGCCACAAGTCACAACGTGCCGTCAGATTCTTTGATTCTCCATTTTTGAAGATATTGCCATCTGGAGCGTAAGCCAACGCCACAACTCGTGCCCCGGGATTGGTTAGTTGGGTAAATTGAATATCGGCAGCTACAACTGTTTCGTTGCCACTACCATCGACCCACACCGCCTGAAAGCCATATCGCATATAGGGAGAGTATTGCCCGATATGGTTGGCTTTAATGGTGATGGCATATTGGGCGGCAACATCACCAATCCAACAACTATCTGTCCCTGATGTGATTTGCTTCCCGTTCTTATACCACGAGACGGAGCCTAATTTTATGCCGGGGCGTTTAGTCGCAGGGTCAGCTACCTGCGAAATCAAATCATCTTCTCCATAGTTACCGATAAAAAGCGACGGGGTTAATTTCAAGTTTGTATGAGCCCAGTTCGGCATCAAAGCCCGTGTCTCCTTATCGTAAATCTGCGTAGTGGATAGATTCGACGAAACAAACACTCTAATATTCAACGGTTTGGATTGAGATAGAATCTGGTCTTTGGCTTCATCATCCAAGTCTCCCCAACGAATCGTGATGTCTTTGAGTTCAATATCGTCCTGTGTCCATTTGAATTTACCGTTTGAGAAATGACCTGTACCGTCGGCATTGATAACAAACGAGCCGTTGCGGGAACTGATAGAGCCATCCTCATTCAGCCTGAGCAATGGATTTTGTATTGTTCCGCCGATACCTCCTTTACTAAACCACGCACCGTAATCTTCCACATACGACAAATGCTCGTCTGTGGGCTGGTACTGTGAAGCGTTACTGCCACTCTCCATTTGAGGAGCGGTCAAAAGTAGGTTTGGAAGCGATGTTTCAAACCGGATATACATCGCCTCTCGCCCGGATGTGGCAACGACAAAAGAAACTTTGTAGCGTCTCCACTCTTCGGCAATCTCTATCTCAACATCTTGGATGTAGTGCTCGTCTTGATATAGAGAGATTTTTCCTTCATCTCCCTTTATCCATACCGAGAATGTATATCGTTTGCCGATATGCTCCATCCGCCACGCTGCGGACTGCACGCAAAGTTCCGTGTTGCCATTCGTGCGGACTACATTGCCGATTCCTGATGGAGAGGGTTCTTGAGTTATTGCACTAACTGAAAACTGTGCGCCAATCGAGTTGAAAATTACATTCTTATGTATTTTACCTACATAAAAAGTTGAAGCGAACCCGTTCTCATCACCTGCGGTAAGTGTACCTGCAATATTCACATTGCGGGTGGCATAAAGATTTTGAAAATAGGCTCCGTAACCTTCCAACAGTCCGAATACGGGATCTATAATGCCGGTGATTTTTCCCACACGTGCTTTGGTGGAATCTGAGAATGTGGCAAGGTTTGATAGACGGACAATATTCAAATCCGACACCTCACACCACTCATCACCCGACAAAACGGGTGCGATTGTTAGCTGCCGAGGATACTGTGCCGGATAATCAATCGTGATGAGAGATAGCTTGAATTGCCACTGGGTTGATACTTCTATCGTATCGTTACCGTCTATTTCACTGCCGTCAGTATAGCCAAAGGTTAGTGGCACATTTGCCAAAGCTTTTGATGCTCTGATTTTATAGGTAATGACTATTCGTTCGGGATTTTTGACAGCTCCCTTTATGGGAAAAAGAAATGATTCACTCTCTGCAATCCGCTTCACCTTTTCCTGCAAATACAAGGAGTGTTCAGTCGCCATTCCGTCAATCACATCTAAGTATGGTGATTGCGAATCAGATGCGGTAAGGTAAAGCGCACCGCTACGGTCGCTATTGAAAAGGTTAGTGACACGCACAAAATCGAGCAGTTCACCGTTCTTGGGTTCATCACCCTCGATGAGCGCTCCGATAAAGTAATGCGACTCTTTCTCTCTGATAATCTCACTTCCTGTCTCCAAGACAATCATCAGGGAGTAAATCAGATTGGGAGTATCGAAGTATTGTCGACGAACCACATCGCCGACCTGTAACCCCTGTGTCTTTTTCGACTCGGGGTCGATGAGTATTTTGTATTTTGAGTAGTGGTATACCGACATAAGCTAATTGATTTTTACTACTGTATCTCCGCTGCACGAATCGCTTACCCAAAGTGCACCGTTTGTAGCGGAGTTTTTCTGCACCTCTAATTCATAAATCCGCATCTTCTTGCGAATGGTCAGCTCGTCAAATGTGGCGGCAATATTTCCTGTTGTCAGGTTTTTCAATATCGCCCAGCCATATCCCGCAAAACCGGATGAGAATCGTTCAGAGCTAAGATTGTCAATGAAATAGGCATTACCGAAATGCTTCACGCCATCGGTGGCAGACATTAGGTAGTGTTCGCTTGAAAAGTATAGGTGCTTATCGGTCAATCGGGTGAACGAACCGTCAATACCAAGGTGCTTTTTAGACTCGATGGGTTTGTCAAAAGTGATAAAGTCGCTATTCGTATCAATGTATAAGGAGATAGAACCCGATTCTGGTAATTGATACACAGAGGTGGATTCTCTGAAACCCATCATCGCTTGGTTGGCTTGTTTACCCAATATAAGTTCTGTACGATTTCCGCTAAGACTCACGCCATCGGCAAAACCAAACCGCAACCTTTTGTGCAGGATTATTCCCTCGTCTGCATCACTTACCCGATAGGTTGAGAGTAGATCCGCACCGTAGTTATGCGCCACTCGTAACGAGTCTGGAAAGTAAGCCCCGCCGTACTTGGTAATAAGCATGTTATCACCATCCATATCCCAAAGTCCGGTAAAGAGATTTATCTTTTGCGTATGCTCACTGCCCAGATGCAGGTTGCCATAATCACACGATAGAGCGACATCCGTTTCGTTTACCCGAATCAGCACAGGGGTGCTACCAATCTTTACCCCGTAGTTTGCCGAGATGGCCAGATAGCCATCTAACAAAGCCTCACCGGTGGTAACTGTTAATATGGTTTTGCCACTTTCACCAAGTTCCACACCATATAGAGCGGAGAGTTTATCGGATAATGTGGTAACGCCCTTGACCTTTAATGTTCCATCAACCGAAGCATCGTTCATCGACCAATGAACGGTTGGCAAGTTGGCATTACCGGTGTGATACACCTCTTTGTCCTTGATGCGGATGCCTTCGCCGGAGAGAACAAGCCCCGTTGCTTTGCTCTCTCCGAAAACCATCTCGCCCAGACTTGTCAGAGTAGATGCGCCAAACGAAAGAAGCGGATTTTCAAGGTAAGCGATTCCATCGGCTACCGCATATCTCAATAACTGTTTGCCACCGATATAGAGATTGTTTCCTCCGATACGGATATCGCCAAACATCTGAAGCCCATATATAGGTGTTACGCCGTCCTCGGATATCTCTTGGTAGGTTTCCAGCAGTCGCACATTTCCCATTCCTGCCTCAAATCCATAGTTGGCACGCAGCACACCGGTCATATCGCCACCCGTCTTTTTCAGATAGCTAAGTAGTATTCCTCCTTCCGAACTGCCACCTTCTCCAGCTACTGCTCCTGAGATTGCCTCGGCAAAACCGTAGGCGGTATTTCTCAAGCGTATGGATGTGTCATCTCCCTCTTCAATGCCGTATGGGGTTTCAGGTGTTTTCTTATCCTGTGCATTGAAAAAGTTATGATAAAGTTGGCTATATATCGCATAGCACAGACTGTTCGGGTCTAACTGCCCAATGTCAGGAAGTAGCACCGCACTCATTTCGTGTAAGCTGTTTTAGAGAGAAACTTCTGGATCTTGGAAGCAAGGGATGGAAAGTTCGGGCAGTTGATGGCTGGCATCGTTCCCATCAGTGTAGGGGTCATAATCTTGCTGCACTCGGTGATAAATTCAAGCATCAACTGGGCAAGCTCATTGCCGAGTACTAACGGCTCGGTTGCCTGTTCGTCGCCAATGGTTACTTTGTTATCGGCAACCACAACGGTAGTGCTGTTTACCTTCTGCTCAATCTTATCTTTGGATTGGTTGACTTCTGATTTATCAATCTTTTGAGCAATAGATTCAGGTGTTACCGTGATTTCAGCCTGCTTGTCGTTCTTGTTTTTGGCAATAGTCTTTATCACCTCTGCCGTGTACTTGGTTGAAGTCTCATTGCCCGTCTTCTCCAACTCATCGTAGTCGGGAGAGTCGTTACTTTCGGGGTCTAACTCTTCGGTCTCGGCAACACCGATTATGCTTTCCTTATGCGAGAGAAGCTGTATAAAATCTGCGTGTGAGAAATTCAGCACATAGGCATACTTAGTGGCGGCATCGGTGACAATCGTTACGTCTGAAAACAGGGTCGGGATAATCAGAAACCCACCTGAATTATCCTTTAATCCTGCCAACAATACGCCTTGATGAGTAATCGGTTCACTACTGGCTGTCTCATCCAGAAATTCACGCACATCGATTGTTCCGCATAGTTCTCCTTCTTCGTGTATCTTGGCAACATAACCGTGTATCATACGTGCGGTGCCCACACCACCGGTACCGCAGCCCGACATATTCACCCGCTCAATGCTTCTTCCTAACGCTATTTTGCGGATAGCCTCACTAATCATCCGCTGACTATTCTTTGATTCCATAAGTTGCTTTTAGGAAGAATAGTTGGAAAGCAGATGGTTGGTTTGAAGAAAAAATGTACCTTTGTCAGATAAAAGCTTACAGATATGTCTATGTTAATCAATAATGTACCTACTATCGAGAATTTTATCGAAGAGGTAAAAGCATTGTTGCACAGTGCTCGTACCTATGTAACGACTCAAATAAATACAGCAATGGTATCTACCTATTTCGAAATAGGTAGGCGTATTGTGGAACAGGAACAGAACGGAGCATCAAGAGCTGGGTATGGAGAGAATATACTTAATGAACTCTCTAACACGCTAACTCAAGAGTTTGGTAGAGGATTCTCAACTGTTAATCTACGACAAATGAGAGCTTTCTTTCTTGCTTATGAAAAACAGCAGACAGTGTCTGCTAAATTTAAACTCAGTTGGTCGCACTATCTAAAACTGATGAGAATAAGCGATATTAATGAAAGGAAATTTTACGAAATAGAGTGTCACAAAAACAATTGGAGTTTACGTGAACTTCAGCGGCAATTTGATTCTGCCCTTTATCAAAGGCTAGTATTGAGTCGGGATACAGAGAAAGTTAATGAACTTGCCGAAAAGGGACAGATAATAGAAAGTGCACAAGATGCTATTAAAGACCCGTACATTCTTGAGTTTATTGGACTGCCAGAGCAAAATACATATAGTGAATCGGAACTTGAGCAGGCTTTAATTGATAAACTTGAACACTTTTTATTGGAATTAGGCCGTGGATTTACATTTGTTGGAAGACAAGTCCGATTCACTTTTGATGATGAACATTTTAGAGTCGATCTCGTGTTTTTTAATCGTTTTTTGCGTTCATTTGTACTCATAGATTTAAAAATAGGGAAGCTAAAGCATCAGGATTTGGGACAAATGCAGATGTATGTAAATTACTATGACCGTTTTGTGAAGACTGAGGATGAGAATAAAACCATTGGTATCATTCTTTGTCGAGACAAGAAAGACGCTCTTGTTGAAATAACTCTTCCAGAGGACAACAATCAGATTTTTGCAAGCCGTTACCAAACCGTATTGCCAAGTAAGGAGGAACTAAAACAACTTATAGAGGCTAAACAAGAATAGTAAAAGGGATTTAACTTGTGCCAAGAAATACGAACTCAATCATTTCGAAATTTTATACGGCACCGTTATGCGTTGCCTATACCCATTCACTCCAAACGTAGTTGTAACCTCTTCAACAAGATACACTCCATTCTTGGAGGGGTTACGCTCATCAATCAGCTCCACTTGAACAGCTGTATTCAGTGCTAAATCACCAAACAAGGTCAAGTGTCCGGTAATACCGTTCAGGTTGTAATTGCGAAAATACTCAATCGTCTCTTCGACCAGTTTGTCGGAGTTGATTTTCATGTTTGGGCTCATATACGGCACAATCGTGTAGGTGCTCAAATCAACCTTGGTCTTTGTAGCAGCACCTTGGGCAGTTGTGTTGCCTGTGACCTTGTGGGTCTTCTTGCTGATTTGTGTAGCGTTTACCGTCTGAAACTCTTTGCTACCTTTGATTGTTGGGTCATACTCTGGATTCATACGTACCGTCACCTCAAAGAACTTCTCATCCGCACCCAACGCCTTGCCTGTAACCGCCAGAAACTTCGGATCGGTCTTCACAATTTTCAAATCATTATTGGCAACGTGGTAGTTGAAGTAGATTTTGAAGGGTTTGGCTTCACTATCTTGCGGAAACACGGGCTGACTTTTCGATGATGAGTACGGGCGACCAATGGCGATGGTCGGCATATTGTTTGGACTATTCTCGTCATATTTCAAATAGCAGTAAACCTTGTACTTCGACCACTCCGATAGGATATCGGCAACCGTAAAGTTGTCGGTAATCTTCACCTGGCCAATCTGAATGTCAAACCGCTTAGTCTCACTATGTATCTCAAAGCCTGTATCTTTCAGCAATCCATATTTCTCACCCAGCACATCATTCACACTAACCGATGACTGGGTTTCAAATTTGGGAGCTTGTTTGAGTTTGAGTTTGTACGCCATATTCTCACATTGAATTTCAAACTGTGAATCCGAGTTATACCCCGAAATATAGCCGTCAAACATATTTTTCAGCATATTGTTGTAACCCAATTTGACATTAACACGCTGCCCAATCTTAAACGATGTTTCAGTCATCGCTTGCTGTGAGGTGCGTTTTTCAATAATTACTCCGTCCTGCATAATCTCCGTTGTGATGCGTGAGGCATCTTTACCCTCTGTTGTAGCATTACCGATAATGGTACTCTTATAGACTGTCCCTTTGGGAAAGATAATCTTTGCTGTTCCAATGAGCGTTTTGTAACTCTCGTTAATCTCTATCTCCTGAACCTCAGTAAGCGTAATGACATTATTTATCGCCATCGGATTCGCTGGGTCTGCATCGCCGATAGTGATTTGACAACAAAGTACATCCAACATATCTACACCCATAGTCTGGCAATTATAAGCAGTGAGGACGGGTCGATAGTTTCCGCACCGAGTTTGGCAATTTTTATCCACTTGTTCGAGTGTTTGATGGCTACATCCACCTTCTCCTCAGCAGCGATTTTTAACTGGATGCTTTCCGATGGCTCTACGGCTACGCACGAAAGCGTATAAGGTTGAATATTACGGCAATCGGTAGCAGGAAGGGAGTAGTTCAGAACAATCAATTTGTCAATATTAAACTGGCGGAGAATCGTGTTATCGCAATCAATCACTCCCTTAAATTGCATCAACTTCAGAAACTTCGAGACCTCCGCTTCGGGATAAATATCAGGATATTTACTGGTGATTTTGCCATTGATAGCAATTTCCAAATCTCCGCCCGAGATAAACTCCTTACGGGTGTAGTCTCGCCCTTGAACTTGTGTCATCAGGATGTTATTCTTACTGCTGACCTGCACGATAGGCTGCAAGTCGATAAACTCCACCAGACCATAATGGCTATTGGCTTCCACCTTACCGCTTTTGGTGTCAAAGTAGTTCCCTTCACCTGATATGGTGAGTTCTAAATAATCTGCCACCACACGACCCACAATGCTGTCCGAGTAGCTTTTCTTCTTTGCAACGGCTTGTTGCTCCGAGATAAGCTGATAGTATTGTCCTGTTTTATTAGCGATACTGGTTTGCGATTGGGTTTGCAGGTATTTATCTCGTTCCTTCTGCTCCCAGTATTGAATAAAACGGGGATAGGAACGCAAAGCTCCGTACGCCGCCTGCGAGACAGTCTGAACGATTGCCCGTTTAAGTAATTCTTTGTCTTTCGAGAAGTAATGTACCGCTCCGTCTTGAAACTCCGCCAACCCCATACCGATGGCGCGCCGAGCGGCATTACTGATATAACCGCCCAGCGAACCTCCGCTGATGATTCCGCCACTCAGCAGAATTGATTTACCTATATTCCATAATCTACTCATATTGTATTGCTTAATATGTGATAATAAAAGACACTGTCTGTCTTAGCCGTTCCACGATGCGTCAAAATCGTGTACCACATCTATTAGTGCCTGTGCCATCTGCTCCTTCAAATTCTGAATTTCCGGTGTTTGTCCATTCTCGGATTTGAGTAGTTTGATGGTCTCAACACTGAGTAGATTAGTGATATTGACGATGACTTGTTTAGGAGCTGCGGACGAAAGCTTCCCAGTACCCGAATAGTTTCCACCTGCCAATCCATCATCGGGGTCACCCGAGTTGTAGGTGATTCCGTTGGCGTTGAAAGGCTGAGGATCTGCCATATCCGGCTCATTGGAGTAGAGTGAACGAGTGAATCCGGCCTTCTTCATTATATTCTCGGCAATCTCGGCAGAGCCTCCCCACGTCTGACGAAGGGAAGCCGTGAATTTCACCACCTTGTTGTGTACATCTTGATAATCAGCCAACGCATCTTCTCGCTGTTGGTCCGTGGCATTTTTCCCTAATGGGTTTTGTATCCAATTACCATCCTTACCCAGAACAAATCCACTTTTTGACAATAAATCAAAGTCAAAACCGCCTGCCTTCATTGCTGCTTGCGCCTCAGCCTGTGAAGACATAATCTGACGGTAGCGGGTTGCAATCAAGTTGATTTGCGGAACTACCGTACCGTTCATATATTGGGCATAGTGTGGCAGCTTGTGGGCATCGGAGTCTTTTAAATCACCGATACCTTTTTTATAGATAATGTTTCCTGCTTTATCCCGAGTCCATAGTGCATCATCCGGCTTTGGGGTATCTTGTCCAAACGATTTTTGTATGTTCTGAATAAAAGCTCCGATTTCAATATCCGTCCTTGCTTTACCCAGTGCAGCGTATGCCGAATTGATACGTGCTTGACTATCCTTACGGGCAAGAGTCTGTATGGCACTGCGAGTATCATCCTGTCGGGCGTCAGCAAAAGTATAGCGATCAATAGCAGTACCGCCGTATTCAGCTTGCCCGGCCATAGCAAATGGATTCAAGAATGCCGCCCACCAATTACCCGTAAAGGCTCCGATGGTTTGCCCCGAAGACTCTTCGATAGTTTTTCCTGCTGTCAGTTCATCGACTGCCTTCTTTGCATCCACCGCATTCTTATAAGTCTCCGAGAGAGACGCATTCAGCGCATCAATCGAAGGATAGCGGTACTTCTCATTGGCAATAATCTCTTCCAGCACCGCATCTTTCGCCTCTTTGACTTTCCACGTTTTGTACGCCACCCAGCCAAGCGCACCGATGAGCCCGGTTATTCCCGCTGTTGCTGCAATCGCTCCCGCACCCAACGCTCCGATAGAGGCACTGGCACCAATGAGTCCGTTACCCGTTGCCACTTGTGTAGCAAAGAGCCCCAATCCGCTACGCCCGACAACTCCTCCTGCACCGGATATCAAAGCTTGTGTCATCGCACCTTTGCCTGTTACTCCTGCCGCACTTAGTGCCGTAACAAGGGCTCGTTTGTTGCCAAAGGTGAGTTTGCCACCGCCTAATCCCACCAATGATGAGATGGCTTGTAGTCCACTTCCCGCAATAGATTGTTTGCCTAAAAAACCAAGAGCTACACCCACGTTGGTCAAAGCTCCTGCAAGTTTGAATAGTCGTGTTGCCACAAAGCCAGTAAACAGCAAAGGCTCTATCCAATGAAAGTTACGGGTAAACCACGTAGCCACGTTACCCAGCAGAGAGAGTAGATTGAGCAGGGCTTGACCGATAGAGGCCAATCCCTTTGAAAATTCGGCAGTTTTGAACTTCTCCAAGAAATCCCGCAGGGTCGTTTTAATGACAGGTTCCAAAATATCGTACCCTTGCATAAACGACTCGGAGAACTGCGAGGTGACTTGTGCCCAAAGCCCTTTGGTGTTATCCTGCTTCACCTTTGCCAATTCCGAGGAGATGCCGTGCGAACCGCTGTTTTGCGTGCTGAGAGTTCGGAGCTGGTCGTAGTTGCGGACGAACATCATTGCGGCATTACCGCCAATCTTACCGAAGATGGCTTGCATATCGCCCATAGTTGCTCCTTTGGTATTCAGCTCCTGAAAAATATCGGCAAGTGGACGTAGCTTCTCGACCTGCTTACCATAGATGTCCCGATATTCGGTAAACTTCACACCCAACCTGTCGAGGGTCTTTTGAGACTCCTTGGTTGGCTTTGCAAAACGGGTCGCCATAGCACGTAAGGCTGTACCTGCCATAGTACCTTTCACGCCCATATTACCCAGAATACCGATAGCCGCCGAACTTTCGGAAAACTCTACACCTGCCAGTCGCATATAACCCGCAGCCATTTTGTAGGATTCGGCCATCTCGATAACATTCACATTGGAACGAGAGATGGTTGACGACAAAATATCGGCAACCGAGTTCATGCTGTTAGCCTTGATGTCGTATCCTGCCATGATATTGGTCGCAAGGTCGGCTATCTGGGACACATCGTTATCCCCAATCAGTGCAAGATTGGTAATCGGGCGAATAGACTCATTAATTGTCTCAATACCCATACCCGCCATAGAGAGGTACTTTACCGCTCCGGCAACCTCCACAGCGGTAAACTTGGTCTCCACACCAATCTTACGCACATAGAGAGCCATCTTCGAGAAACGGTTTTCGAAGGTGGTCAGGTCATTATCAGCTACACGCAGAATACTCTGTGCGGAGGTCATAATGTTGCTGTACTCAACCGCCTGTGTAATCTGACTGCGCATCATACCGTACATGGCGTATGCGTTGAGCATATGCATCATCGGCAGGTTGCGAATAGACGGAGTACGAACATATTGCAGACGGTTGATAGCAGCCCTCTGCTTATTGGTCTGACCGAGCATGGCGGCTCGTTGCTGTTGTCTTACCGCTGTTACCGCCTGTGTCGCGTTCTGTTGCTGTTGTCGAGCTCTTTCACGAATGGCTTTGGCTGCTTCAGCATCGGCACGGCGTTGGTTTGCTTCACCGGCTCTGATGTTGCGTTGGCGATCCCACTCTTTGCCTTTGGCTTCGATAAGGGCTCGCTGCATGTTCAGTTTGGCGGTTTCATCAGCACGGGCAAACTCGGCACGCTGTGTTCTCAGAGCCCGTCCTGTAATAAGTCGCTCTTGCAACTTATCCGAGACGGCCTGCGGCAATACATAGTCCCGCTGTGGATTATAGACAAAGGGCGGTTTGATGTGATTCGGAGCGACGATTGCCGCACCCTTGCCTGGCGAACCCATACCGACACCCAAGGTCATCTTCGATGCTCCCTTTATCTGGTTCATCAAAGAGAGTATCTCCAACAAACGTTGCTTGGCAACATCGGTTTTAATATTTACCTCTCGACCTTTCTCAAGTGAAATAAGTGCGGCGTTGATTTTGCCGACCACCTTAGTGATGCTCTTCTGGCTATCCATCATCGCCTTGACAGACGAGGCGGCACTCTTTTCTATCTCCGCATTACGACTATCCGCCAACTTCTTGTCAAGTAGAGCCTTGGTTTTGGCTTTCATCGTTTTGGAGTCAAGTGGCTGACCGGCGTTGATGGTCAGGTTGATTCCTTTGGACAGTTCTCGAATCTCAGTAAGCAAGGTCTTGACACGACCCAATTTCTCCTCCGATTTTGCTGTGTCGATTTGCATCTTATAGGAGAAATCCCGTTTCTTACCGCTTTTAGTACGAAACACGGCATCGATGTCACTCATCATCTTTTTGATGTTGGTGACAGCCGGGGTGATGTCGTTCTTTGCCAACATCAGACTTTTGACCGCATTGGCAAAGTCCTGAACCTGTGTGGTTCCTTTGGTGGCATCGACCTCTATTTTATAGCCGACAATATAGTTCTGTTCTTGAGCCATTCGAATATTCTTTGTTCATAGAATAGCCCTCGACCGACAAATACGATTAAAAAATAAACCCCTGTCGAGATTATTCGACAAGGGCTTGGCAAGAGTCAATTAAGGGTTTTGTGTTGCTGCAAGAAATGTGTTGTTTACGTGGCTCATGGTCATCTGTTGATGAAGCCACAGAGCATCCTCGGAGAGCATTGCAAACTCATCATCCGAGATAGAATCAAGGTTTACGCCGGGAAAGTAATGGCGGACATAGATTATCCGCTGACGTATGCGTTGCTCGTCCTTTACTTCCCAGCTTTGGATAAATTTACCAACGTACTTTGGCGGGTGGTGATAATCTCAGAGAGTTGTCCCATCAGTCCGAACAAGAACAACGATTCGTTATCCACGAGCTCTTTGTCGCCCTCTATGAAACAGTCTTTTGCAAGAGTTCGCATCGCCTGTACCTCATCCTTCTTCGAGGCGGCCATAAATTTGCTGAACTGAGGAAATGTAGGTTCGGCAAGATAAGCCACATATACCTCTTTCTCATCGCACTCTACATCACCAAATACCACCATCGGGTAAACCTTGCGTAGTTTCTTTTCGGATTTGAGTTCTAATGCCTTTTTTCTGATTTGCTCTTCCTGAGCCAGTGTCAATGATTTTTCTTCCATGTCGTTTTGAAAATTAATGTTCACCCACAGAGTAGGCATATCTTTTATAAAAGGTTTAGAGCTGGATAAATTTACCTTCGATACCGCAGTTTTTTAGAATTTCTCCGTTTGCCGCATCAAAAGCAATCAGGCACGATGGTGCTCCGGCTGTTCCGCCACGTTCACCCGTTACGTGATGGAATGATAGTCTGCCCTTGATAAAGAGTATCGAATGAGCCTTCTTGAAGATAAGTTCCTGAAAGAGTCTGGTTTCCGTCCGAGCAAAGGTCAGGGCAATGGCATTTTTGTGCTCTATGCACCGTTCAATAAACTGAATAATGAGCCTTGTATCATACGGCGGATTACACCAGATACGATTAAACCACGGTTGTTTCAATCCGTCATCTTCGATTGTGTAGTGATGCGTTGCCGTTGCCCACGGTCTGTTTACAGGAGCACACGGGTCTAAATCAAATTTCCCAAGTTTTGCTAATAGTTCCGGCGGGGTCAGCCATTCGTTTTTGCCTGTTGTAGAGTTGCCTTCAAAAGTTACATCCATTCTGATAATGTGTTTTATTACTTCCAGAATAGGTGTTTTAGGAGTATTTGGTTGATGAAAAAGACCGTCACTTTCTGTAAGCGACGGTCTCCAACCAATAAAATTAAAACGATGAACAAAAAGTGTATCAAATTTCCATAGATAGAATAGGTGTTATTTTCAAAAAGGTTTAAATCGTATCGCCGTCGCCAATTTGAATATCGAACGGGTTTAAGTCAAACTCCTTGGTGATATTGGTATCGTCCTGCTGAGACTCCATACCATCCTCAGAGAAGATACAGCCTTTGAGTGTTACGGTGGTAGTAGTCCAATCGTCCGATGCCATCGGGTTAGCAAACGAAACGATCAAGTCGAACTCTCCGATATCCATCAATGACCCGTAAGTGGAACGCAACATCTGTTGTGTGGCATAATCCATTGTAATAGATGCCGTATAGGATATATTTCCAAAACCACGGCTCACTGGCTTACCACCCATACCGTAGTTTGATTCGATTTTACGTTTCTTGTTCCATTTGATACCACTTACTCCCTCAAGTGTGGTGCTTCCTTCCTCGATTCCGAGGGCGGTCGATGAGAGGGTTATCATCGACCACGAGTACGCTACATTGTTGATTATAGGCATAGTTTCTCTTATTTAGCGGTTAGTGATAAGCCCTCTTCAACATAAATTTTGGTTGCTACACCCACAGGTACAATGACATAGGAGATGCGTAGCGTGTCATCAATCAGCACATTCTGGTTAGCGTCAATATTGACCGCATAACCGCTGATTTCCTGAGCTGTCTGCATCTTAGCGAGGATGTCGCCAATGAGCGTTTTGAAAGCTGAAATTTTAGAAGGAGCAAGAAATCCCGTTGCCGGATTAACCAACAAAGGCGAGTTCACATAAGGGAGCAACGCAGCACGGACGGCACGACGGCTCTTGTTGATTGTGCGGTTACGGGCAATAGTACGGTAATCTCCAACTGAACAAGTCTGGTCTTTCGAGATGTAGATGCCATTCTCACGTCCAGCGTACTTCATCGGGAAGATATAGCCTTTCTCATCCAAATCGTCAAGCAGAACAGGCGAAAGCGACTCATACATATTCAGGCTCACAAACTCATCATCGGCAGTGAGATTAATGTCCCCAAAACCCAGTTCTATATCCTGAAACTCATCATCGAACAAGTTGAACATCTTGACCCACGCAACTGATTCCTGCACATTTGCACGAGCAATCGCACCTAACATCGCACCGATAAAACCCACCGGAGTGTTGTTCACATTACGCTTCTGCATTGTGAGAACCTTAGAACTGCGAGCCTGACCGAAAATAACCGAGATACGACTCGACTCGCAAATAGCGGTCGGAATCTTATTCAGGTTAATCTGTTTACCCTCACTGGTGCTACTGCCTGTATTTGATGAATTGGCTGAGAGGACAATCGACAGGGGTTGATGCTGGTCGGCCATCGCCACCGCTTTACCATTCAAAGTCTTGACGATATTGAGGTTGTACTTTTCTTCCGCACCATTAAGTTTCCAAAGTGGCTGTTCTGTCCATACACCGAGCTGGTTAATCGTTCCACCGGCAACACGCTGCATCACGTCGATAGCATCCCACGAAGCGGAGCAGTCGGCAAACATCACGTATAGCTTACCGTTACCATCCACATTGCCACTCATTCGGAAAAACTCTCGGATATGGTATGCCGGAATACCGTGAAGAAAGTTTACGTTGTTTTCATCATCTTCTGTGGTTTCTACTCGCTCAATGATACCGAAGTCCTTAATCGCCGACTTGAAGTTGGTGATATAGAGGACATCGCCTAATTTGAGTTTGCTTTCGTTATTTTTACCATACCCGGCAGTAAAGAGTTCGGGTTGGAGCGATACATCGAAGAGCAGCCCTGTTACTTTCTCTTGACCGGATACGCCACTCGACGGGATATTTCCGTCAACGTCTTTTATGATTACATTTCCTAATGCCATAGTTTACTGTTTGTAAAAGGGGTTTTTGTAAAGTACCGCACCGCCTCTTATTGACTTTGGGGTATCTGCGGTAAAAGCTCCTCCGTGTTTATCCACGTAGAGGGATTCATTCGTCGGGAATGATTTAAGTACGTCAAGCGTGAAGCTGTCGGGCTGCGCTGCCATCGGTTTCGTCTCCCTTTTTTCAGGGGTTGCAGGGGCTTGCGGTTCCGATTGGGGTGCGTTAGGTGCAGCATCTTGCGCCACGTCCTGAAAGGTCTCGGCTCCCTCCACCGGAACTTCAATGTCTTCTATCTGATTTTTCTGTTTAGCCATGATTTTTTGAATTAAAAAGGGAGATGGAGACTATCCACCTCCCAGTTGATGAATTGAATAGAGCCTTAAACCGTCTTCTTATAGGCGGTATGCACCACGATTTCTCCCGGACGCACGATGTTTACATCCATCTTCATTCGCATTTGGAAGAAGAAAAGCTCCGAGTTGGATTGCAGACGGTCTATTTTCAATACCTCCGCATCGTTGGCATAGTCCACGCCCATCCAGAGATTCGATTCCATACCTGTCGAGAACTCGCCCAGCACGATGGTGTGTTCAGGGATACCGACAATAGGAATGATTTTCTTGCCTTTGAAGCGGTAGCGGTTTACCTCTGTATTCTCCGAGTATTTTACCTGTTTGTCGGAGATGTATTGGTCGTAAGCATCCCAAGCGTCCCAACCGATGACAAATGCCAGACTGGTCTTTTTACGGATCTGCTTCGGACACTTTTTCCACATAGCGTAAAGGGCTTTCTCTACCGCTGCTCCGTCGGTTAACTCTGCATTACCCGAGACGATACACTGACCACCGGCGATGGTTTCGGCATCTGTGGCGTTCACGTTGTCGATGATACGTTTGACTACGCCATCGAAATACTTCTCCTTACCTCGACCAATCAGGATGGAGTCTGCCGGAGCTGTAATTCCCGCACTGGCAGCACCGCCTTTGGCAGCAGTCCAGATGGCATTGCCGATATACTCGTTCTTCTTGTCCATCAACAGACGGAGCATCGTCGCCTGAACTTTCGGGTCGAGTTCACGGAACACTAGATTACCATCCGGTTGTGCGAATTTCCAGTACTTCTCGTAGTCCCTCGGATTGAACTCCAAATAGACCATAAAGTCGGACGGTTCGAGGTAACGCTCTGTTAGCGTGTACTCGTTCTCGCCATTGGCGCCTTTGGCACCGTGATTTGATGTGGGAGTTGGAACATTGTCTTGAATGATGTCACCCAGTTTGATTGCCGGAAGCGTGTACTTGTGCTGGATTCCGGCTTTGATATGGATAAGCCCCTCCTTGTAGGTGTCATTGCCTTGGGCGGTATAGGTGAGCAGATCTTCAAGTACCTCACCGTTATATCCATTCTGTAAAAATGTTACTGTATCAGCCATTTATGATAGTTTTTGATTATTCTTTTTTATCAACTTAATCTGCACTACCGTATGCGCTGTTTACGGGTGTTGTGTCCTTCACGACACTTCAATTGAAGGGAGTTGATTTATTTCATCTTCTTGAACTCGAAGTTTTCTCCGACCACTTGCGTTACCTTCTCGGCCATCTTATCCTCGGCAGTCTTAGTAGCGGCGGCAGCGGCCTGAATGTTGGTCGGATCTGAAGCAATCTCTTTGGAAATCTGCTCTCGCTCGGGAATACCCGTGAGTGTGTTCTCTACCAGTTCCGGATTGCTCTCTGCCATTGCCAACCAATCGGCTTTGGTCTCACGGGAGATTTTACCGGCTACGATAGCCGCCTCAATCATTGTTTCATTTCGGGCTTTCTTTTCGTTTGCCTCTTTTAGTTGGTAGGTAGAAAGTGATGCTGTTGCAGTAGAGAGGTCATTTTGCAGATTGGTGATTGTTGCATCTTTCCCGGCAATTACGGTCTGAGCATCGGTCAGAGATTTTTCCGTCTCTTTCAGTTTCGCCTCGACCGTTACCAGCGTGTTGATACGAGCCATCACATCTTTGACCTCGTAATTTTCTTTCATTCCCAGTGTAGCGGCTACTGCGGCATACTCTGGAGAGTTGTTCTTTTCTGTACTCATGCTTTGGGTATTATCTGTTTGGGGTAGATTAGGCGTTTGCTCCTCAAAAAGTTTAATGACGATTTCAGGAGGCAGAGATGCGCTGATTTCTTGCATTAGCTCTTGTATGCGAGAGGTGTCTTCGAGTCCCGACAGTTCGCACTTTACCTTGTCGCAAATCTGCTTGGATGTGTGAAGAACATTGGCGGCTGGTATGATACCCGCCTTGACGGCAGCAGCGGCATCGAAGAATGTGCCATCTCGTTCGGCCTCTCCATTCATAATCGAGCGGATATGCTCGGCTTTAAGTCCGAAGCGTTTGCGGTAGATGGTTTCGATTTGTTTGGTAAATGCCTTCACTAAATCCGAAGGTTCTTTTTCGTCGTCCTCTTCACTGGGCTGAAATGGATTGTGAATCATCAGAATAGCGTAGTCGCGCATCAGAGAAACATCACCTGCCGCCCAGATAATGGAACCCATAGAGGCTGCAATGCCTTCGATAACACATTCAGTAGGGATTTTGGAGTTACTAATCGTGGAATAGGTGGTCATCCCGAAGAGTACCGAGCCACCCTCGGAGTTGATTAATACACGAATCAAAGAGGGACGCACACAATTCTCCAAAAAGTCGAACTCTGCGTTGAACTGGGAGGTGGATTCTTCGGTTACCTTGCCGAAGAAGCGGATGGTGGCAACTTCTCCGCTTTTGGCTTCTCCAAGTATGTTCTGAAAATTTTCTGTATTCATAAAAATGCCTTTGGAATAGAATAGGCACTTTTATCTTGAAGGGGTTAAAACAAAAAAGCGAGCAAAAGTCGTTACGCTTTGCCCGCCAGTGAGGTATTGTAATTTAATGTTTGCCTGTTCGTCCGAAATTTTATTTCTCGATTAGCGAGTAGATGAAATCTCGTCCTTTGCTTGTCCACGCCAGATAGGTGATTTCCGTTGGAACCATCTGGTCGTCCTCGTTGAGCCTTTGAGATAAAGTTTTTCTCTCGACAGCATACCCCGAATCTTTATATCGGTCGGCAATATACCACGAGCCGTCAATCTTAATGGCTACACCTTTTCGGATAAGCAACTTATTCAGCCCGGCAGGAGACATACCGAGTTCTCGGGCAATCCTGCTGACATTGTAGATTCTTCCCGCTTCATCCTTCTGTCGAATCTCTTGCAAATTGTCGTAGAACTGTACCTTTGTCGCATTCTGCTCGACTTGTTCCTCTAACAGGCGGTTTTGTTGTTCGAGCAGACGTGTTTTCTCGTGACTCTCCTTGATTTGTGTCATCATCGCCAACACAAAGCCCGGGTCGGTAGCCGCCTTGATGAGCATCTCTTCGGTGGCAGTCAATCCAAAGCGTAACAGTTCCTTGATACGGTCGTTGCACCACAGATAAAACTCAGGACTGAGCCATTGTGCAAATACGATGGCGAGATCCTCGTGCAACCACGTACCCGCACTTCTACCGCCCTTGGTGACAATCACTAATTTGTCAAAGCCGAGATTACGGCTTTGAGATAATACGTTCATAAATTCCTTGGTTTGTTCAGTGCCAAGGAAGTGTTGAACCCTTTTCCCAAACGGCTTCGCCATCTGGGTCGCATTGATCATTCTGTTTTCCGCTCCCATTTGGAATGAGACCGGATTCTCGTTGTACTGGAAAATTTGTATTTGTTCCATTGTATCGTTTTTACGATTAAAACTAATCCAATCAATTGATAATATGAAACATTCAATTTTGTTGAACACCAAGTCCTCTTAATGAATGGAATCGAGGTCTATATCGCTAACAATCTGATGAATAAACTTCATCCCCTTTTCTGTCCACTTGGTAATGTAGTCATTAACCCGTTCTCCGTGCTTGTTGAGATGACTGCATTTTGTCAGGCGAGTGTAGCCATAGTTATGAAATCGCTCCGTGAGATACCAAGTTCCATATTCACGAGTTTGAATACCCATTGTTTCAAGCTTCTTGTTAAGGCAATTGGCAGTCATATTCATCATTTTCGCAATTTCAGATACGGAGTAAAGTCTATCCGTATAGCCATTTGACAAGGGTTCGCCCGTTCGACTCTGCAAGCGTCGTTTAAGATCACTAATTCGGTCTTCATATTCTCTGATAGACTGAGCATTCATCTCTATGACCTTTGTCGCCGTGTGTGCTTCTAACTTCAAAGCCTGATTCTCGGCTTCGAGTTTATACATACCCGTCTTTCGGATTGAAGGCAACACTTCCGATGTTACCCAACGCTTGAATGCTTTGGCTTGGGGTAACTGAGACCCAAGGATTAGAGAATACATGCCACTCTCATTTACAAAAATCAGGAATTGTCGCCCACCTTTGGTAAGGGAGCGGTGTTTTAGGGCGTCCTCTGCATCCACGTGCCGGGTGATTGCATTGCGAGTTTTTTTGTAGCCAAGTTGTTTTGCCAAATCGATGGCTGCAAAATAGGGATCGCCATCAATGCTAATCGTTCTGATTTGCCCAAAGTTAGGGTTACTGAAGATTTGTACTGTTTCCATTTGTTCGTTTTGATTTTAATAATAATCTAATCCAATCAATTGATAATCTGGAACATTCAGTTTGATTATAGCTTTCAGTATTTATTAATTCTTATCTCTACACTGGAGATGATAGTTAAAGAGAGAACTGAGAGTATATGTTTAGATAGTGGATAAAATAACAAAATGGTTAAACTGAAAGTGTTTTTGTTATTTATCCTCTATCGTAATACAGGGAGTACATTATAGTTCCCTCTAACGAGGAAACTATAATGATTATGAGGGAATAAGAATAATAGTGGGTCGAAAAGGTATTAACCTTCACTTACGTTCAGGTATAATACCTTTTCTCCCTATGTGTTTTTACAAGTCTAAAGCCTTGTAAAAATATTAATTTCTTATATTATTACTATTAGGTATATATGTATTATTATATATACATGGTAGTTGCCGAACTTTCAATAATTTCATAAAATACACATTACCAGTAAAATACAAAAACACTCACTCTGTCTTCGTCATTCCACTTTAACCGACAGCCCAAAACGACTGAATATTTCTTGGATAACAGGAACGTTCTCCTTATTCAGCCACTCTTTAGCCACGTTATACGCCAGTCCTTTGCTGAAAACATAGTTCTCCGCCTTAATATCGTGGCGTGAAAGTCGCCCCTCGGTTGGCTTAAGTCCAAAGTCGTGCAACTGACATAAGCCGTCCTCGTGAAAGATACACCAGCCCTCTTCCGTCTGAATAGCCTGAACCATCGCAATGGAGTAATCCAGTTTTCCCAACACCATCCCGACACACCAGTAAGTCGGTTTTAGCTTCTCTATGTATCCGGCTTCTATCAATCTTAGAATATCCTGCGGTGTCCCCAGACACGGAGTGCGACACTGGTTCTTGCACGCTTGACATCTACACTCACTTGGCTTACGCCCCGTCTTTCTAATAATCTTCTGTAATATATTCTCAACCATATTATCTCTTTTTGGGATACATTTCAGGGTGTTGCTCACGCCATAAGTCGATGATGTATTCACGTCCTGCCTGAGTCCATCGTTTTACTGAACCTGTCGGATAAACCTTACCGTCACTCTTTTCCCACATATACGGCACATCGGTTTGAAGTGCCTGATGTTGGGTCAAAACCACCCAACGGTAGTTCTCAAAGCGAATGATGTTATTCTCGGCCAAAAAGCGATGGAGTTGCACCGTGGAGATTTCCAATTCATCGGCTATTCGGGAGCTTTTGAAATAATCCCGCTCCTCGACAAAGGATTCATAGAACTCGACTTTGGGTTGGTCTTCCCGAATCTTACGGGCTTGTTCCAAGGCTAACTCCAATGCCTCCTCGAAATTCTGAGGAACGGGCAGGTTTCCGGTCGGTTCGCCAAAAGCGTATCGAGATTCAGGTTTAGTAGGAGTCATCGACACATAACCCTTTGTTGCCAACTCCTTGATACGTTCATTGCACCAATCGGAAAATTCTGGCGAGAGCCAACGGGCAAACTCCATTGCGAGAGGCTCTTCAATCCACGTAGCACCATGGTGACCTCGTGTAGTCATTACCTGATTCTCCATTGATAGCGATTTACCGTCCCGAACCAAAGAAGACCTAAATTCTGTCGTGGAAGAGAGTGTAAGCCACGTGGAAGGTAACTTGTCAAAGCTCTTGGCCATCTGAGTGGCGTTGACATAGATTCGTCCGCTATCGGCCTTGAATGTATTAGGGAATTTATCTTGATAGGTAAACACCACGGGTTCACCAACGGGGGCAAGCAGAGAGGGTCTGTTGGCTTGTATTACATCGCCACAGGGCAAAGCGTTTATCCACTCCTGCAATCTGTCGCACGTTCTACCCACCAAAGCATTTTCGGGGCGTATAGTTCTTAGCAGGTTATGCACATCGTATGGTTTTACACCCCAGCGGTTACGTCCGCCATCCTTGAATGGGATGCGCAAGGAAGTTCTGCAAATTCGCATTGCAGAACCGTTATCCATCATACTCGTGCGGTCGAGTGCTTTCAACAGGTCATTCAAACAAATCCACTGTACGGATTTGTTGCCATTGTATATTATGCGAATAGGCGTTCTTTCAAATCTAACAACGCCTAAATTGTTGTTATTCTGCTCCATCAGCTTCTTCGTTTTGATTGTTTTTACGTTTGTCCTCAGCTATCTTTCTGCGTCGAGCCATCTCTCTAACGGAGTGGTATCGCCGTTCCAGCTTACACATCTTATCGTAATCCTGCAACTTAAGGGTATCCAAATCGGCAATCTCTATCTCAATGTCGGGATGGATATGACGATAATAAAAATTACCCGCAGAAATCGCTCGCCCAGTACAGGCGAACGAGATGGCTTGTGGGTTGCCTCCCGATATCTCAGAGGCACTGCGTATGGAGCGTGTAATGCCAACCAGCACGTAGGCTCCATTAAAAATTAGCACCGGTTTAGGTTTGTGAAATACACTTCGTTTCATAATTCTTCTATTAAATTTGATAATGTTTCTTTCGTTAATCTATCTCTGATCATTTGCATGATACGGGTGTCCGAAAGTGTTACACCATCCAGAAGAATCTCTGAAACACGTTCCAGCATATAGACCCCGAAGGGAGGGTCGATATAAGCCACAAAAAGTAAAGCCAGTGATTCATCAATTAATACGTGCCCGGTTGCCTCATCCGTTATCACAACCTCATTGTCAGGTATTTCATAGGCTGTTTTCACACTGTCAAACCAGTGCGCAAACCGGCGAATGAAATCTACTGGCGAATGCTTTTGTGAATCTCCTTTCTGCGTAACATAAAGGGTGGCATCGAAGTATACAATACCATTGACGGACTTCCCAAACAGCAATTCCGGAAATTCCCTATACTTCAAAGTGTAGGGAGTCAGGATTTTAAGTTCCATTCATATCCATATTTGTTTTTACGGTTAAAATTACGTTGCAAAGATAGTCAAAACAGTGCTAAAAATACTGTTTTAATCGACTTAATAAACTGTTATACAGGTAGTTATGTGAATACCTTCGGAGCATTACGATACGATTTGGTGTCAGACAAGTGTTAAATAAGTAATTGTCAATTTGGTGATTGTTACTATGTTAGTCTGGATATTCTGATTTTACGCTCAACTTTTTTTCATACAGAGGGCTATTCTATTGTAAAATCCAGTATATGCAGGTAGTTACAGCCCAAAATTCGTTCAATGGAGAGCTTTTAGAGAGTATCTTCCGAACCAGCAAAAAGACTATCACGGAATATGTTCGTGAGATTGAACGCAACAACCGATACAAATCCGTTCGGCAGGATATTACGTTTGGGACAATCCTCGACGACCGCTCCCGATTGATAGATTTATACGAGGCTTGTTTGGAACAGGATGCTCATATCAGAGCCGTTATAGAGACCCTTGAAAGTCAGATTTTAGGCGACCGTTATATGCTCGCCCGAATGAACAACAAAGGCAAGTACGTCAAGGATATCCAACACACACAGAAGGTACAAGGCTCCCAATTCGATAAAATCATCAGGGGAATCGTGGAATCTAAGCTCTACGGTTTTTCCTTGATAGAGATTATGCCACACATAGACCCCAAAACGGGGAAGTTGGCAGAGGTCAATCTTATCGAGCGGCGTAACGTATTACCCGATCAACATACGGTGGTCAAACGTCAAGGCATCTGGCTCCCAAACTGGAATGTTGCTTCTAAGGCATATCGTTCAAACTATGTGTTGGTCAATTCGGGCGGCATCGGACTTTTCTCAGCGACAACTCCGCTGATACTTGCCAAGAAGTTTACCGTTGCGAACTTTGTAAACTTTTCTCATACCTACGGACAGCCGATTATTCACGGGAAAACGGTCAGCGAAAGCAATGCCGACCGTAAACGATTGGCTAACGATATCGCCAACGCTGCACAGAACAAGGTTGTAATTACCGGTATCGAAGACGAGGTCGATATCAAGACCTTTACGATGTCGAACTCCGAGAAGATATACACCTCGCTCATCGAGTTTGTAAATCGTGAAGTATCCAATCTGATTTTAGGCTCTGAATCTATGGCAGGAGCTACCCAGTCTTATGTTGGTTCCACCAAAGCGCATCAGGATATATTCAGGGAACGCATCGAAGTTTATCGTCGCTACATCGAGAATATTATGAACGAAGAGGTGATGCCACGTTTGGTAGCGATGGGATATGTGCCGGAAGGTTTGGAGTTCAAGTATTCCAACCGCATTGAGATGAACAACGAAGACCGCATCAAACTCTACCAACTTATTACCGACAAGTACGAGGTATCAGCCGATGAGATTGAAAAGGAATTTGGAATCAACGTGGGTAAACAGCTCAACGCCACGCCTATGGGTTCTGGTGTAGGAGCTGAATCTAACATTAAAGCCGCTACATCAAATGATCGCCGTGTGATGAGTGATGAGGAGTACTACCGTCGCTACGGACATACCAGAGGTAGTCAGATTGCCAATTTCTTAAAACTGTAATCCGATGGCAGAGAAAGTAGAGATAAGGCAGGACAACAAAGGGCACGAGGAATATTTACTTATCCTCGATGCCTTTCGCCGTATGGTCTATAATTACGAGAACAGTGCCGAACGGTTAGAGGTGTTTGATGATATTATATCGCTACGAGCCTCATTTTTGATAGATAGAGTGCTGGAAGGGCTTCGTATTGATTTCGACCGAGCATTGGAGATTCTGCAAAGTAAAAATATCAGTCTCACCGAACGAGAAGAGCTGGAACGTGATACCTTAGTCGCCGCCATTGACAACTTAGTGGATTTTGCGGCAGCCGAAGAGGTGGCTATGATGCAAGAATTACCCGACACGTTGAGCTTTGCAGAAATGGAGATTTATGAGGGTGTTTGCCAAAAGTATAATGAGACCTATGCAGAGACCGAAAACGCTCAGGTGCTTCACTCGGCAACCATAGCGGCTTGGTGGATGGGTGTTTCGCTGGAGAGCATCGTTACGTTCAACACCCAGAATGATGAGCGTGTTCGAGCGTGGCACCAATCATTCGATGGAATGTCCTATCTCAAAAGTGAGTTTCCACCCGAACTGATACCGCCTATCGAATGGGCTTGTCGCTGCTATCTAACATCTGACGGTTATGGTTCTGTTTTGGGTTCTATCCTAAAACCCGACTTCAAAGGGAAAGTAAATCCGATTTTTGCGGAGAGTCTGGCAACAGGTGGACGGATATTCTCTCCTGCGCATCCATATTTTCAGTATCCATTACCCACGGAAGTCGAGGCTATCAAGCTACGCATCAAACGTAAATTCGGCATCGTATGAACAAACTCACATTAGACCAGTTCTGTAACCTTTGGGCCAAGGATATAAGGTCGAAACAGTGGCACAGCATATTGGCAAAGAACGCAGAGGATTTTGCGACAGCGGCAGGTGAATATGCTCTGAGTTGCTTTCGTGAATCATTCAACCAAGGTGGGTTCTACGGAAGCGGAACAAAGTGGGCTCCCCGTGAGTCGAAATGGGGAAAGAAATTTACCCATCCGATTATGATTGACAGGGAGGAATTGAAAAGTAAAATAAAGGGCGAAACGAACAAGTTCGGTTCTTACAGTGCATTCGGCAAACGGGATTATCGCCGTCGTTACGGTTATGACATCTGGACGGATGAGAAGAGTGTGCCGATAAAAGGTAAACGTGGCAAGAAACGAGGTCGATACCAGAACTATGCGGCGGTTCATAACACAGACCCTAAATTCGGGTTGTACACCGTCAATCAATATTCATCACGTCGCCCTGTACATAGGCAGTTTATCGGGCATAGCCCCAAAGTATTGGAACATATAAACTCAGTATTAACACCAACAATATTTAAAGGATTTCCTCACACATGATAAAAGATAAGAAACAACCCACTGCAACACCTCCGGTATCAACTGAGATGCCGAAGGTCTCTATACCGGAGGAGGTAACAAAGAATCCCTTTGCCGAAATGTACTATGCCGTAAAAAGAGCGTTGCTTACAGTCCGTGAAAACCCGGAAGATCCAACCTCTCCACCATTTTTCAAAACCATAGCCATCGACAACGGCCAATACCTACGCATTATCCGTGATACCAACTTGGAGATGGAGGTGGCGTTCCCCGCTATCTTCGTCCACTTTGTCAATGTTCGCTATCTGGTGCAACAACAACGTATCGGTGAAGGTCGAGCCACAATGCGAGTACGTTTCATACTCAATAACCTGAACAACAGCGACCCAGATAAAGAGTGTGAGCCCTTCGAAGTATTTCAACGCATCAATGTTGCCATTCAAGATGCAAAAAACAGAGAGCCTGCACTTAACGAACGCTGCAATTTGACCTATTTCGATATGCCGCAAACCACCAATATGCTACAAGCCTACTGGATAGACTACGAGGTGTGGTTCCGAGAAATCTCTGCGTGGAAGTATCGAGACTGGGTGGAGCGTTATCTTGTGATACCACCATTCACAAATCATAGCGATGCACCCCAGTACGATGCGGAGAATCACGGCAATCATTCAACGCCCATTTATAAGGAATCATCAGGACTTGTGCCGTCAGTCGAAGAGCCGGACACACCTGAAGAATCAGGACAAGAAAATGAATAAAACTACGAAGCGAGGTGAAGATTTTCATCTCGCTTTTTACTTCTACTAAAAATCCTGCGAATTTAACAAATAAGTCGGGCAAATGAGCCAGATAGAAAAACATCCTTACCAATATATACACCAAATCTACCACAAACAACCATTCACAATATACAGTGAGTAGAAGGTATATTGCCTGCCTACTAATCTATTGCAGATTTGATTGTTACTCGGCATCCCCCAACTTCACTTATACATAGCGAGAATAAGACTAATTTTCTGTATAGGTAACTTCTGCCATTATGCGCCTAAGAAGTAATAGTCTTCGGACGTAGTTTGCTTACTTAAAATAAGTAAGTAAATCCAAAAACGAGACTTGAAAAATTACCCTTATCTCACGAATGCACCTCGCACCGGCAGGCACACCCTTCCCAATCTTTTTAATTTTATCACACCGTTGTATTTCAGTTAGTTAAGTGGTTTACTTATAGGCAAAGTAAACCGTTTTAGTCTGTATATTCTGTTTTTACTTTCAATTTGAAACTAAAAAAATATTTTTTCATTTTCTATTTTATTATAGATAATTTGAACTATCTGATTACCAATACTTTACGAGCAGATTTTAATTCATTACAAACTAATATTCACACCTAAAACGCAAAAACAGAATAAAAAATATTTTTCAAAAAAATAAACTTTTTTCTTTTTGATTGATATTCAAGCATTTACAACCTCTCCCTCGCGCGTGTATGCGTTCAAGTCTATTTTTGACGTGTGTTTGGCTCTCCTTCAAAAAAATATTTTCAAAAAAGTTTGGAGTTTGGAAAAACGGTGTTATACTTAATCAAGTCCAACGGCAAACAACAAACGCCAACGGATAAACAAAAAACAATATTAAAAATCAAATTAAAAACAGTTTTAGAAACGAAACAGAAAAACCAAAAGAGAAAAAAACCGAAACGTTATTTTAGAGCGAAAGCAATTTTTTGACTGTATAACAAAAAATCACTGGAGCGTATTGGAACGCTTAATTGAGGTGTCAAACAACCACACCCCTCCAGCCTACAAACCAATGTAGTGATATGGAACGGCAAAACACGTGTGTTTTGACCGCCTAAACAAAGCACGTAAATTTTTGGTAGTGCGAGTTTTAGGGAATAAGGACGTGAAAAAATAGTGCCATAAGTCTGCCCAGTTGCAGCTGGAGTTAAAATTCACGATAGTAGGAAAAACAGCCTTACACGGAGCTTGAGAAAAGAGCATTGCCAATGTTATGCCCATAATCACCAGCCGCCCACCGCCTTACTGTTAGCTGTCGCACTGGAAAAGGTGCGAGACGTGCCAAAGAAACGCCTTTGCGAAATTGGAGTACCAAAGGGTTTGCCACGATGCAAAATAGTATGTATTTGCTTTGTCAATAGTGCAAATATAACGCTTTTTTTTGTGGAGCAAACTATGTGGCACGTTTTAGTGAGTGAGGCATATTGAAAAAAATTGCACGCAGTCAGGTGAAAAGGATTGCGTGCATTTTTTATGGGCTGACGGTAAGGTTGCCGTGTTTTGCTATACTCTGGCGAAACGTGGGGTTCGATTCCCCACCTGCCCACAATATGCACTTTTGCATAGGTTCAAATAATTCATTAACAATCTAAAAATTAAAAGATTATGGCAACTTGTAAGTTAAATGCAGAGCAATTCGCAAATTTGAAATCAAATTTTGCAGGTGTGGTGTTGGTGTACAAATCAACCAACAAAGAGGGCGTTGAAACGCAAACCGCACAACATTTTTTCGGGGCTGACTATGAACCGAACGACAAAGGCGAAAACGAAATTTTCCGTGTGTGGAAAAACGTTGTGCAAACATTCTGGGACGTAAAAGTCAAAGAAACATCATTGCGTGAAGACAATGACGGCATCCGCTCAAAGCTCCGTGCCTCTACTCCAGCCGCTGTTATCTTCAAAACCAACAAAGGTGAAACAGTAAAGCACTTTGACCTTGAGCAATCCGTGTGGCAAAAAATCGGTCTTGTTCCAACTAAAAAGGATTTGGAACGTACTGCAAGGGACTACAAAAAGGCAATTCACGCCGCTACAAAGGCAAGTTTTGATGCACTTGGTTTCCGTGTAGAATTGCAAAAAGAGGCTGAGAAACCCGCTACAAAAGTAGCAGAAACAGAGACTAAAACCCCAAAAGCGACCAAGCAACCACAAATGGCTCAAGCCGCTGCATAATTGCAGAAAAGCGGTTTAGTGGTTTGGGTAGATGCAGGTAGTCGGCTCTTTCAAAGGGTCGCTATCTGCATTGTTTTTATGTGCCACACGTATGCACTAATGTGTTACGTGAGTGTTTTTTGTGGGCGATTTATGCCCGTGCTATATCCTAATTAGAAATAATAACGTGCCGATAATATGTATAAATTAATATCTTTTGCCGATGTCTCTCAGAACTTTACGGTGCATTTCAAAATGTGCATCTCGCCATTCTTTGATAGGCAAACCAGTTGTAAATCTGGCAAATTGGTGTTTCTCACCGACAAATTTGTGAAGCACTTGATGAAAGAACGTGGTTATGGCGGTAGTGCCCACGAACCCTTGCAGAGTTATATCTGCCGAAAATTCGGGGAATCTGCGTGGATTTTCCTCAAACGCTTAATGTGATTATTCGTAATTAAAAACGTATCTGCTTTATGATAGAATTACACGATGTTAAGGGAACCAAAAGTTTTGGTTGCTTTAAGAATTTCAAATCCTGCAAAAGTACACTCCAACAGCTCAAAGAGAGAGGCGAATTGCGTGAGAGCCGTGATACCGTTACCGTGTGCAGTTTTAAGAATGCTGTACTGCAACGTGCTTATAATGTGCGCTTTCTCCGTGATAAGTGGCGACCACTGCCACTACCACCGACCCCAGCCGCATAGTAGATTAGAAATATCTATACTCCGCCGGAACCCTGCAAAGTGCTCCGGTTTTTTTGTGCCCGATAGAAATGTGGCTGATGAAATAAACAAAAAGTATACCGGAGTCTACTCTGGATATAATAACCATTTAATATGAAACTATCAGAGAAAAACTATGCCCACGTTGAAAGTTTGCGGTCAATGCTGATTAATGATATAACGGAGTACCTGCAACAACACCATAATGAGATTGAGGTTCTGGTGCAAGGCGATATATTACTTGACGGAACAGTGGGCAACAACGATGATGAATATATTTCATACGTCTACACCTCAATCAAAATTGCAAGTGGTGATTTAGTGGCAGAGGGATACTCGCACTTTATCGGCGATGATATTAAAACGCCGTGTCAGGTTAATTCAGATGCTCTGTCTTTCAATGAACTGCTGAATATTACAAACCACATTGACCAATAAACAATACAGACATAATTACAAAATATGAACAAAGCATATATCGTCCACTATGTTGGATATGACTACAACGACAAGGATTCTGGTGCAGTTGCATACGGGATGACCTATGAACTCCCCGAAGAGATTCACTCCACCAAAGAGGGTGCAATCAAAGAGTTCGAGCGAATGATTGCCGAAGAACTCCAAAACTGGGATTTGAACAATGCCGAGATGGAACGTAGTGAAGACTGCTTTTATATCAGCGAGGAAAACCCTGAGAGATGGACGGAAATACGAATTAAATGTGTAACAATCAAATAATAAATAACGATGCCAAACTGGTGTTTTACCACCTACAAATTTGTGGGTGATACAGATGAAATTGCAGACCTCTATAACAAATTGCAATCATTGAACGATATGCCGGAACCACTTGTTAAAAATGGTTTTGGTAAATTGTTTCTGGGCTGCGTAGTTAATCTCTTCGGTGGAAACTGGAAAGAAATCTATTGTCGAGGTGCTATTGAATATATGGAACTCTGCGGAGATAATATGATCCAACTTTCGACCTATACCGCTTGGGGAGATATGCCGGAAGTATGGGATTTTGTCTGCAAGAACTATCCCAGCATAGAATATTACTACCTCGCCGAAGAGAGCGGAATGGAGTATTATATCAATAGCGACACAACGGGTGAATACTTCCCGGAGAAGTACCATATCTACTGTAACGAGGGATATTCGGAGTATGCAAATGATGACGAGGAACTATTAGATTACATAGCCAGTATGACTGGTTCCGATTCATTAAAAGATTTTGTTCAGTTAAATACAGTACTTGAACAATACAACAAAGAACACCCTGAAGAAGAGATTTATTATCACAAATTTGAACTACCTAAAAAATGATGACAAGAGAGCTGTGTCCGCATTGTGGGCAACCCTTAGAGTGCTTGCAACAAAACGAAGTAAAGGGTCTCATCATTAGCCGTGCGTTGCTCGAAGAGTACGGATATGATGGTCGTCTACCTACCGATGAGCAACTACACATCATAGCGAAAGAACTACTGGAATATTGGGGCGTAAGTGATGGCTTTCGTGATGCTCTAACAAGCACAATGTCGAGTATGTTCGGTACTGAACCGAATCAATAAGTCGGCACCAAATCAACTGAAGTATTAATTGATAATAAAGATTGAAGATTATGGAAGGTAAATATGCAACCCTCCTGCTCCCTTATTGTGGGTACAGGACTATCAGACTTATCTGCAAAGAAGGCTACTGCTGGACGGCAGAGATATGTGATAGCGGTAAAATCATAGAAGTGTACGAGGATGATTTTGTCCTCGACACGTAAGCTGTAACGAACTAAATATTAACAATATGAGTGAAGAAAAATTATTAAAACTTGCCGAAAGTGGCGAGTGGAAAGACAGAGCGATTGAAATACTCCAGCAGCAAACAAATGCCTGTTTGGATGTGATTCTATCGTTCGTCTGCGACCATTGGCAGAACCTTGCCAGTGATGAAGAGAACCTGTACAACTTCGAAATATACGAATCTGAATATCAGGAAGTCTATGCATACTAACAACAAAACTGACACAGCTACAATCCGTCAGCTTAAAAAGGGAGAGTTCTTTCGCCTGAAAGATTGTGAGACTGCTCCCGTGTGGGTTCGTGGTGAATATATCCCCGAAGCCAAGAAATACAGTACCTATAAGTTTGACGATGTAAACCACGAGGTTTTACGCAAAGGGGATTTTGTGGTTTTCGTCGGTTTTACATTCTAACTGAACAAACTATGGCAACTCCTATAACATATCTTCTTCCTGTCTATTGGGCTTGTGCACTTATCAACGATGATTACACGGGTCTTAGTGATGAAGAAGAACATCAAATAAAGGACTTTCTAAAAACAACAGAGGGTCGCCCTGTCAGTGTGGATTTTGAAACAGAAGGCTTTTATCGACACAACGATGCCGGTACTTTGCCCGGAAACTGTGCAGAATACACCTTTCTGATAGATGAGTCTATCTAAAAAATCAACCAGTATAAATCAATAATAAAAAAACAATGAAAATATTTTGTCAAGAGAGATACGATGAGGCAATGAAGTATGCAGCAGAAACAAACGATCCGACCCTGCAACAATGTTTGGATAGGTTAAAAGGTTGGGAAACCAGTAATCCCGAATACCCGTGCGAGATTGAACTTCACTACGATTTTGCACCGCTTTCATTCCTCTTTGTCCGGCGATACCCCGATGGTAGAGCAGGAATTGTGGGAGGATTGGTCTATCACGGTTCACCAGACGAGTCCATGTGTGTGCAATTAACACCGACAAAGGGCTGGCAAACACATACTTAAATCAATTATAATTTATAGAAATATGGGAATTATAGAAAGAATCTGCAACTCGTGCAGTTGTAATGAGCAAGAAGCTCAAGAGTATCTCGATGATGAGATCCGCAATCTCCGAGATTTACAATTAACGAATGACCTCAGATACAATGATTTTGAGGTAGCCTGCCAAAGTCTGGGATTAGAGTCTGATTTCGTTCAGTATTTTATAATGCAACTGGCTTGCTAAGTATCAACCAATAAAATAAATCGCTATGATGATAGAACAGATAATAGCCGGTGATAAGCTCACCGTGATAAAGGTAAATTCACTCGCTTCAACTACTATAAGTGAGATAACGGTCGATTCCATTCAGACCGGACGAATAGTTTTCACACAAAAGAGAAAGCAATATTACTTGAATGTTGATAATGGTATGCTGGTGCTGAAAGGTCATCAACTCGGGATCACGCAAGCCTCTTGGGAACGAGGGCGTTCCTGTTACTTGATGAGTGGCGATTGCAACATCGGAGGTTTAGACCGGCAAACGATGATTGCACTACTCAAAACCAATATTAACGAGCAATTCAACCAGTGGAATAGTATCTATTGGTTCGATGGCACAAGCGACAAAGGCGACCCGATATTTGTGCCTCGCCCCGTCAGTACCCACTATCTGGACTATCAAAAGGAGGCAGAGGAAAATAATGCCAAGAGTGCAGCGGAGATTGAGCTGAACAGCTTTATTTACAGTTACTACTTCTGCTCCAAGTATCAAGACCTGACCGATATGCTCAAAGACCACCTTAAAGAGCATGATGAACGTAGCGAGGTGAAGGAATATCTCAGATTAGGCAAGGTGGTAGATATTATCGAAATGAGCGACGAGGCGTTTGATGCTCTGAAATATTACGATTGCGGCGATATTCTCAGAGATAAAGGTGGTGATTACTCGGATGATATTGCAGAAGACAGAGACGAATGTAATTTCTCAAAGTTTGAGAAGGAAACTTTCTATGCACATTATACGCTCATCCGTACACCATCGGGCAGAGCAATTACGGCAGATGCTCAGGGATTTGACTATATGCGTTATACGGGTCTGCTGTATCACTACAAAACCTCAATGGCAGAGGACTGCAAAAGGGTTTACGAACTTCTGCACTCAGAACAACTTGCCGCCGAGAAAGAGCGTGCAGAACAGGAAGAAGAGCAGGCACGCTTGATACAAGAAGAGAAAAAGCGTATCGAGAGAGAGTTTGTTTATCTAACGGTAGTAACTCAAAGATATGATAAAAAAACCGCCGCAAACAACCTGCGCAAGGTGTTGAAGAAAAGATTTCCGAATACGAAATTCTCTGTCGTGAATGACCATTCCGACTCCTATACTATCAGTTGGACGGATGGTCCTAATACGGAAAATGTTGATGAGGTTGCCAATCTTTTCGAGGGAAAGGGATTTGATGGTATGGAGGATTACGAATACCAAAAACACTCACAGTTTATGGACAGATATGGTCATCTGGGGTATGTGTTTACAAACCGAACCATCAGTGATATTCATAGACAAGAGGAGTTGGACGCAATCAACAAAGAATTGAGCAAATCCTATGCTATGAACGAATATGTCCCCGAAGAATCAGAACAGATGTCTACATTGGTACATCGTAGAACCTACAAAAAAGACTACTCCCCAGTTTTGGAACCACAATCAGAACCGAACAGCAAAGAATCATTATCCACCCCGACACAAGGCATAGAGATAGTGGATTACTCCGAAAAAGCATTTGCCATTATCGGCGACACCAAACCGATAAAAGATAAACTCAAAGAGTTGGGTGGTTGCTTCAATGGCAGATTGAGTTGTGGTGCCGGATGGATATTTTCCAAGAGCAAACTCGACATAGTAAAACAAACACTCTCAATCGCATAATTATGAGTACACGAACCGATGGATTCTGGAAGATTCTCACCCCAGAACAAGCGTGGCATATCCACAAACATGAGAACATAGAGTTATATATACTGCATGATGATGGCTCCGAATCTCTCGTTTTCCCTGATGAAGACGATGTGCTTCAACAGGCTATAGACTTAAATATAAGCATCGGAATTGAACATTCTGACGAGGAAAAGTTACAAAATAAATCAATCTTATGAACCCACAAATCCAACCATACCTGCCTGATTACGTGAGTCTATATTATGTAGACTACCGTGACGACCTGAGTGAGCACAAAGAGTTGCTCCAAGAGTCACTAAATTCCAATTCTCTCAACCCCATTCACGAAAAAGTGTTGGAATGGTGGGATTATCCCGAAGGTGAATACTTAAAAGAAATTCAGCAAAAGATGGAAGATGATGACCTCGAAGAGCTGTATGAGGAAAATGAAGATGAGATTCGTGATTGGCTATGCGAGAAAGATACATCTACTCCTGTTGAAGACCTTTTGGGTAACACAGGCAACATCTCTATGTTCTACTCGCTGGGATTAGAAGTTGATGGCTGGCACACAGCTTTTATGTGTGCTCCGTGGCGTAATGGTTCATACGCCCAAGATGCCTATAAAATCAGACGTAAACTGGGGATAGAGAAAGGCACTCCGGAAGCGGAGTTGATTGATTCTATTGTGCGGAACTCTTCTGGGGGTGAATTGCGAATATATTTCGCAAATGAACTTACCAGTGTTTTATCAGACGACCCGGACAAGGACTTTCAACAGATCCATTTCAAGGGAAAGTTTGCTGTTGCAGTTTACGATAGCACTCAAGGGGGTGGCGACTTTGAGTATATCAACATTGATAAAACATTCCCATTTACACGAGACAATCTCTACACCTCAGATGCTGACAAATACAGTCTCGAACATTGTTTCGGGATGTGTGGTGATTGGTTGGATGAATCCGCCTCGCCAATCTTTTCAATGGAAAAGCCTAAACGAACCTCTAAAATCGTAAAGTCTAAAAACGCTGAGAGAATGGCTCGTGAGGCAGAATATAACAAAGTATTCAAAGCCGGTGGCTGCACATTCGGCGATATGGATTACAAACGACATCGAGATGTCTACTACGACAACAACAACGTTCCTTGTGGTAGCCATTGCCCACACTGCGGAACATTCTGGATAGATTAAACAATAAACAACAATTAGAAAATGACAGGAAAACAGATAGAGGCAGCGAAACAATCGTTGCCTCGCTTTAATAATAGGACAGCCCAAGACAAGTGCATCGACGATGAACTAAGCTGCCGAGAGATGATTAATAGTTGCTTGATCTACGGTAACCCAACTGCCTTCTATAATGAAAGCACAGGAGAATTTCAAGAGTATGCCCGAAGGTATGTAAATGACTTGGGAGAAGAAACCGTAAAACGATTATGGGACGAACAACTTGCCGACTTTGCCAAAGCAACGGTGGTATTTGGTGTTTACACCGATAGTGAGGGATGTTGCTATAACAGTTGTATCTGGGCGGATGAGAAAAATTAATCCCACAGAAATAAACAAAAAAGTAATTCTCGATCTACTCTGAATTAAACCAATAAAACGAAGGAATATGACAGATAAAATTCTACAAGAGTTTTTCGACATCGACAGATGGACGAAAGCGATAGATAAAGGAGTGTTCAAGGACATTCGTAAAGACCAACTCATACGCTTGACTGACGAGCATACCAGAGTGGCGATTGCCGATGCAATGCTGAAAGGCAAGTATGAAATATCGCCTCCCCATACTGCACAGATTCCAAAGGATAATGGTGAGTTCAGGACAGTATATGTGAATGAGCCTATTGACCGAGTGATACTAAGTATCGCCAACGATTTACTATTCGACCTGATGCCGGAGATGCTTCACAAGTCGTGTAAGTCGTATCAGACAGGTATTGGATGCGGCAAGGTCGTAAAGGAGGTGAGCCACAAAATTGTGGATGCCGCAAACAATGGCTGTTTGGGTTGGAAATCCGACCTAAGCAAATATTTCGACAGTGTTCCGCTTCGATATATCGACGAGGCATTTGACAAGATAGAAGCAAAGTATGGTTGTTCCGCTTTGATTGACGTGCTGAGAAAGTATTATCACAGCGACTTATATTTCGATGAGAACAATAACCTCCAAAGGAAATACCAATCTTTAAAACAAGGGTGTGCTGTAGCAAGTTGGTTAGCTGACGTGTTATTATATGACATCGACGAGAAATTATCCAGCTTAAACGGCTACTATGTACGCTACTCGGACGATATGCTGTTTATCGGGAATGATTATGAGAAAGCGATGAGTGTACTGCAACAGCGACTTGGCGAGATGTCGATGACTCTCAATCCTAAAAAGGTGGAATACCTCGCCTCTGACAAGTGGTTCAAGTTTCTGGGATTTAGTATCAAGGGAGATATGATTTCTCTATCGTCAAGTCGCATCAAGACATTTCAAAAAGAGATTGAATCTCGAACAATACGCAAACCCAATGCAACCATCTCAAAGGCAATCAATTCCGTAAACCGCCATCTCTACAAAGGGAATGGCGAATTTAGCTGGGCGACTCAGATTCTTTCGGTGTGCAATGTCAGGAAAGACCTTGACGAGCTGAACAAGTTCGTGATGGACTGCCTCAGAGGTGTTGAAACAGGAAAACGCAAAGTCGGAGGATTGGGATATGTCAAAACCCAAAGTGATGGTTGCATATCCAGAGGACGAGGACGCAACGTGAAAGCCAATCGCAATAAAACTAATAATATATCAGGTTATTTGACTATTGGTTGTATGCAGAACGCCTTGCTAACCAGTCGAGCCGTGTATAACACGTTGGTTGCCTCATTGTAGATATGCCGAGCACACGGCAGATGAATGAAGAGCAAGAATTTAATGTTACAGGTATCGCATACCAGATCACTGCTTCGCATCGTCCGGTTTAACGACCGGCGATACTCGAAGTGATCTGGTTCATTCCTGTAAATATCAATAGTATAAAGCGATGTGTCGCTTGCCTGACATTCATAGAAATACTGCAACACAGCAGAAAAGTTCAAGGACCAACAGTTTAATACCCCGCGTAGCAAACCAGCTCCTACAAAGTCTTGAAAGGTGATTCATCATCACCTTCAGACTCTTCTGAGCTGGAAATGCGGGCTATATCAAGAGTATAAAGCAATGTGTCGTTGTTATGAGAACTTTATTCTTAGCACAAGAGCGTGGTTCAAGGAGATAACATTTAGTCTGCGCTGCTCAACAAGCCTCCGCGCGGCGTCGGTATCCATACCTTTATACCGACGCCGCCTCTTAGGCTTTCCGCAACTGCAAACATCAATGCATTAGAGATATGTGCCGATATTTTGAGAACCACAAAAAAAACGAACTTAGCACAAAGTGAAGAGTCAAGATTAGGAATTTAATGGTGCAGCTTGAAACTGCTGGAACCATACGTCATCTCCGTTTACCAATCGAGATGACGTGATGGGGCCAGCAGAATAGCTGCTCATATCAAAACAGTAAAGTAATGTGCCATCCTTTTGAGACTTTTAGAGAAATGGTAACGCAACCGAGTAATGCACAAGGAGTCGAGTTTAACATCCAGTATCGAAACCCGATCCTGAACCTGGTAATAACCGAGGTTCAGGATTAGTCACACTGGATTTATCAAAAGATTATAGCAATGCGTCAACGATTTGAGTGCCAATAATTAACAAGTAAGGAATATGGATAATATCTATCAAAATGCCATTCAAGCCGTGGAGAGTGGTTCTACTTTCAAAGTAGACTTTCAGTCCCGCAGTTTGAAAATAGACGGCAAGTATGTCATAGAAAATGGCAAATATGAGGGCGAATTAGGCGTGTCAAGTTGTAGCGAAGATGAGTTTCTTGCAACAATCGAGGAGTTGTATCATAACTACAAACACTCTATCCCCTCTGAACGTAGCGAAGGTAAGTCGCACCGGTATTTCACAGCATTGCCCGAAAGAGGTCTGAGCGATGAGGCTATGTTGTATGGAGAGCGTCGTGACAAAGCACAGATTGAGTTGGAATTATATATCCTCTGTCAGATTACCAATGGGCTACAGTGGAATCCTCAAAAGATGGGGAAATGGTTCTGGCAAAGCAAGGCCGATAAAGATTTGGTGATACTCCGAGAGTGGGTGGAACCTACAAATAGTAATTAATCATAAAACAGTAAAGTAAATATGGAAAAAGAGACAAGAGTATTGTGTCCTCAATGTGGCACAGAGTTCGAAATTGCAAAGGCAGAATTTACAGCCGTGGCAACAGTTGTAGGTGAAAATTCAGGACTGGGGATAGTCTATCCTAAAGTAGCCGGACAAAACAAGCCTACTAAGCAGCCCAAAACGGCACAGGAGCGTATCGATGCGCTTCGCAAAGCGGGTGTAGACGTTGGTAACCTATTTGCTATGCACGGAGCCAATGGTGGTGATTATATCGCATCCAACAGAAACGGTATGCTTACCATCTTGGAGGACAATGACCCGATTTTCAATCATATTATGGAGCAAGGTACAGTGCCGAATAACCGTTTATTTAGACGTTGGGTGATGGCACAGATGTTCCACATGATGTCCTACATTCCGTATCGCTCAAAAGAACCGGCAGGCGTAACGTATATGATTCACAAACTTGGCTATGAGTATCAGTGGAAGATGCTGATGGACGAACTGCACGCCCAAATGAAAATGGAAGGACGAGATATCGTTAACTTCTTAGATCGCAACCGCTGGTTCAACACCGATGTGGTTGTCTATATGGCGAATGATTATGTATCAGAGCTCAAGAAACACGTTGAGACGATGAAGGTAAGGAAGTGCAAAGGTACGCCTTACAAACGAATTAAGGGTTGCAATGTTTTCGTATCTGATTTATATAAAAAGATATACAATCCTCTCAACTTGGCAATTACACGCATCAAACAAGCAAAGAATGCCGCCCAGCTTTACACCGCCACAAAGAAATTTAATGATATGCGTATCAAGTTGGCGTGGGATACCCCCCAAAGTAACGTGTGGGTAGATGCCTATAAAGGTTCCGGTGCGTTCTTTACGATGCAGAACCTGATTCGGTTCCATAACTGTACCGCCATTGATGATGCCGGAAAACGTTTGGATAAAATCCAGTCGTTGGCTTTCCTTTCGGTAAAAGCAGAGATGTACAAGGACGGTGATGGGTGGCGATTGTTCGCTGTTTTGAAAAAGATGTTGAGCGATAACAATATCGACATCAAGAGAAAGATGGCTGAATGGCGTAAGAGATAATAAACAACATCATTGCTTGGCGGGCACGATGTGACGGGCCATAAGAATTTAGTTGCTACCTCCTCTCATGGATGGAGGTGCCCACTGCAAATGCAAGGGTACCTCCATCTCGTTGGAGATACAATATCAAACAATTAAAGAAATGCCCCTATTGGCAATCACATCATTATAAAACGTAACAACATTATGAGCATAAACTTACATACAGCAAAAAAATATCAGGTACAGTACACTTCCACAGTTATATGTGGTCATCAATCACAAGAGGCATTGGAATTAATCTTCTTGAAGTTCGAAATCACAACTAACAAGGGAGATGAGTATGATAAAGAATACGACCTGCCAAGAAGTGAGCTGATACGGTTAAAAGACGTAATAGCTAATCAAACCGACTATTTCAAGGAACGAGAGGCGTTTCTCATTCAGGAGCTGTCAAAAATCGGATTGACCGTTGATGAGTTTGTATCAGCTCTCGACAATTTAATCACCACCAGCGACCAGAGCAATGACGACGTGCTACTGAGTTGGTACTAAAAACTAAATCAAATAATATGTCAAAGATAGTATGTGCGGTTTGTGGGTCAAGTGACGTACAAGCCAAAGTTTGGACTAAACCCAACGAGAATTTTGAGACCACTACCGACTTTCTTGATGAGATGATTCGAGAGCCGGCGGACTGCTGGTGTTGCAACTGTGAAGAGAATCAAAAGTTGATGATTGCTGATGACGATAATGATAATCAGTCTGTAGACACCACCGAGACAGAGGAATCTAATGCTCTTGACTCCATACTTGAAGATTCAGATAAATGCGAAGGGTTTGCCGAGATGGTATTGGATGAGATTCGCTCCGATGAAGAGCAACTACGTCATATCGGTTCAAACATCATCAAAGCGTATCAGAATGGCGATTGTGATGAACTCTTGATTGCAATTTGCGGGTGGTCTATGGATTCCCTTTTAGACAAATACCAAAAGTCCCAGTCTGAATTTCTCATCTGTCCAGCGTGTCAGGAAGTGGCTCTCAGATATGCTATGATTGATATAGACGGCACAAATCTCGAAGAGGGCTATTGTTGCGGGGAGTGCGGAGAAGAGTTTTTGGGAGTTGATAACGAAGAAGTAAAACAAGCAAACAAATAAACTTATGAATAGAGAACTACTGGAAGATCTGCATCAATATTTTGAGCAGAAAGAAAATAAAACCGGGGCAGAAACAAGTTTCCTCATTCAACTGACTGGAGAGTTACCGTACTTTCAAGTCACGGCGACCTCACGAGAAGATCTCGAACGTTATGGATTTGACACGACTGATGTGGACGATGAAGATATGCGAGAGATTGCAAGGAGATTGGAATCCGATTACTGTGAGCAGCTATATTGGCTCAGTCTCGACATAATCGCCCAGCAAGGGTTGGATATACCCAAACACATTTGTCCTTTTTGCGGGGAAACTGCGGATGGCTACGATTCAAGCGACAATACACTCTGGTGCAACTCGTGCAGCCATAGTTGGGAAAAGCTTGAACCGACAGGCCGCTTTGTAAAGGTTGAACATCCAGATGACAGCAAATTCTATTCGAAATGCGAGATCGGATATGACTGTTACAACTCCGAGGATAACGGTGCGATGTATGTGCCTGAAAACTTCTTCAAAGCACACGAGAACAAAGAACCTCACAACAGTAGAATCTATTTTCCCGTACAGTGGCCGGAGTCCCAGCAATATTTTGAACTGCAACACACGTCAAAAAAGAAGTTCGACTTGTGTGAACCTATCGAGCACGGTAAGGCTTTCGAGGAATTTAGCAGTCAGGCAATATGGGTTCCACTAAGTTTAATTCAAACAGGACAGAATGGAAAGAAGTAACAATCATAGCGAATTAAGTGCCGATTTACTATATCGAATCGGCGCTTGGGATTATAATCGCCACCCGGAAGAATCCCTCACACAGGAGCTTTTCAATGAATACTTCGGTAGTGTGATGGGTACACATTATTACTCCAAGTGGGAGGACTACTACAAACACAACATTATTGCGATGGTTGGTTATCTGCATAGCGACCGAAAAGAGGCACAGCTCTTCTGCGATATGATTATGCAGAAGGTCTCTCAGTACGAACAACGAAAAAATCAGAAAAAATGAAACTAAGTACCTATATAGAGAAAGCTAACAATGACCCTCTGGAAGGAGCGTTGAGTTTCTCCAATGTTCCACCTAAACGACATTTAGTGACAACAAAGAAAGGTCGGGCATCGCTACCGTATTGGTATGGAATAAAACCTATTCGCTTTATATGGCGAGGTAGCTGGGCAGATCCTGATATTTGTTACAATCGTATGGTCGTAAACTCTCATGTCGTGGAAGATTCTATGTATGAACGATATTGTGAGGATTGCAGAGAGGGAAACTTAGAGATTACTGACGATGGATTCGCTGAATTTATGCGAAACAACAAAGATGAGATTGTGGAGCTTATTTATCTGGCACACAATGCAGATAAGAATAATTAAAAACAGAAAGAGATGGATGACGAACTTAGAATAACAACAGATGAGGGCGATGTAATTGATGTCTACCTATGTCCTGAAAAGACTCCAATTGCATATCGACGTAAGAAAAAGGAACTGATGACAAACTGTGGAATGACAGAGGATGAAGCCGAACGATGTTTGCTACGACCAATTCCGATAGAGATGTTTTACAGCTATGACCAGGGACTATTCGGAATCGAGTCAGAATGTCTGGCTGAATGCGAAGTGTTCAACCCTTATACAGGCAAAGAAATTCCGAACGACAATTTATCATAAAAGACTAACAAATGAGCAGAGAAAAAGGAAGACTGACAACAGCAGACTACCTTCCGATTAAAGAATTTAATCGATTGGTTGACGGACTTCACTCCGATGGGTTATATATGTGGGAACTCTATTGCAGATTATCCTTTTGCACGGCTCTGAGAGCCTCCGATGTGCTATCACTGGCGTGGGAGGATATACTTGACAAAGAATTTCTCGACAAAATTGAGAAGAAAACCTCAAAAGCACGGCGAATCACATTCAACGATTCAGTCCGACAAAAAATCAAAGAGTTATACACCCTGCAAGGCGAGCCCAACAAAAAAGGTTCGCCTTTTTTAAACCCCAAAACTCAAACCGCCTATTCTTTGGAGCATATCAATCGATTGCTCAAGAGGTTCAAGGTGCGCTATCGACTGCCCATTAAGGCATTCTCCACACACACCTTTCGCAAGACTTTCGGCAGGTATGTGTATGAGAGTAACGGCAGAAGTGCGGAATCATTGATTCTACTCAACTCAATATTCAGGCACTCCAGCATTGACATCACAAAGGTCTATATCGGTCTTCGACAGGCTGAGATAGACCAAATATATAAATCAATAAAATTTTAAGAGATGGAACATAATCAAGAATACTACGACAAGGAGTTTGGCTACTACAACAGTAAGATTTCACGAGGTGAACTGGAATCATTGCCTTGTCCATTTTGCACAGATAACGTGAGTGATGATGTGATGCAGTCCATCATTATGATGACCGATCTCACCACCAAACAAAGGCTCAGACTCCCGGACAACCAGTGGCTGAACTTCAAAAAAGACAAAGTGGCGGAGGTTTGGTGGGAAGAGCTTGAAGCCGCCGTGAGATATTACAAAATTCCATATTACGAAGACCTCCCAGAAACAGATTAATCAATAAGATATGTATCAAATCATTCCACAACAAATATCACAGAGTGCCAGAAAAACGCTCAACGCCAAGATACTTTCGACAATAGAGTCTGGCGACAGTTCCATTTCCACAGAAGAAATTTATAACGGGTACACCGGAATCGGAGGTCTGCACGAACTCAAACAAGCAGATTTTACGTCCTATCACGACTTTGCACAAGCTAAACGAGAGGTCGAGATGGGACAGTTCTTTACTCCTCACGATATATGCCGTCAGATGATTGAGGCAATCAGCCCCCAGCCAACAGAGATGGTCTTGGATATGTGTTGTGGGATGGGTAATTTCTTCAATTTTCTACCTAATCAACATAATGCTTATGGGTTTGATATAGACCCGGATGCTGTACGGGTTGCCAAACATCTATATCCTGATGCTCACATACAAGTTGCCAATATTTGTACTCACAATCCCGAGGAGCATTTCGATATAGTAGTTGGCAATCCTCCTTTTAATCTCGATTTTGATGGCGTTCTATCACAATTTTACTATTGCAACAAGGCTTATTGGATGCTGAATCCCACGGGAATACTAATGATGATTGTTCCTGTGTCTTTTTTACAGAACGAGTTTTGGGAAAAGTCGAGAGTGAAAGCCATCAATCGAGATTTCTCTTTCATAGGACAAACCAAACTTCCTGCCGATGCTTTCATAAGCGTAGGTGTAGAGAAATTTGAGACCAAAATAATGGCTTTTATGCGTGAGTCAAAAAATATCGAGATGAAGCCATATAATCCTGATGAGTTTATTCCGATGACGGAACTTACCAGTCGTATCGCTGATGCGAGAGGTATTCATCAAGAGTGTAAACTACAAATCAAACAAGAGATTACAGAGGAGCAAGAAACCGAAAAGACAGCCTTTGAATATAAGCTCAAAAAATATCTGTACGAAATCAAGACGCACAAGGCTCTTGAAAAACACTATAACAAAGCCCTTGCTCTGGTAACGAAGTTCCGCAACCAACGACCACCGGAAAATTACACCCCGGAAGAGTATAAAGCGTGGGAAAAACGAAAACTAACCTACAATAAGGTACTCTCCATTCTCAAACGATACATAGCTAACCAAAATGTAGTTACCCGCAAAGAGGTTGCATTGGTTAAAACATCCTACGGTTACAAGTTGAAGGGATATGCGCCACACCTTTTGGATAAGGTAGAACACCAATATTCCTCTTTGAACCACCTATTGATTGGTGTCTGCACATTGCCTCGTCCAGCAAAGATGACGGCGAAACTACGTCGCCAGACGACTGCGGCAGAGCGTTTCATCGAACGAAAGCGGAAAGCATATCAACTGCAATCTCAAAAGATAATGGATATGGCTCGTGACCCGGTGTTGGATGACAAGATAAAGCACCTTACATTCAAAAACAAGGAGATGGAGACCTGCCATTTCACCGAGTTGCAACAACACGATATGGGACTGATATTCCAGAAACCATATACGCTTCTTAACTGGCAACAAGGTTCCGGCAAGACAGCTGTCGCTTATCATTATGCAAAGTATAAGGAACCTCAGACCAAAAACACTGTAGTATTGGCACCCGCCATCGCTATTCATCTGACGTGGACTCCATTCTTGGAACGCCATAATGAGAAATACATCGTGGCAAGCAAACCCGAACACCTCGTCAATGTCCCCAAAGGAACGTTTGTTCTACTATCGCTGACTATGATTACCGAATTGGTCGCTCCGCTCAAAGAGTTTATGAAGATACGTTCAAATAAAATATGTCTGCTATTTGATGAGTCGGACGAGATAACCAACCCCTCGGCTAAACGGACACGGCAATCTCTCAACATCTTTCGTCGTGCCAGATTCAAACTATTGGCCACGGGAACTACAACCCGTAACTCCATCATAGAACTATACTCACAGATTGAGTTGCTCTATAACAATTCGGTAAATATGATGTGTTTCGCTCCTTGGATTTATCACGAGAACAAAGAACGAGAAATCGAGCAAAAATCGAACGATAACTGGCGCAGACCTTTCCCTGCAAGAGGAGGTTCAACACTTTTCAAATCGTGTTTTTGTCCGGGCAAGGCTACCGTATTCGGTATCAACAAGTACAATCAAGACATATACAATCAAGAGTATCTCTCCGAATTAATTGAAAAGACAATCATCACCCGCAAATTCAAAGAGTTCGCAGGAGACAAATACGAGATTATCAACTATACAGTCCAGCCGAACGAAGGAGAACGAGCCGTCTATCGTACCATTATGGAGAAGTTTCACGAGATTCTGCATCTCTACTTCAACCCGATGCCTGATAAGAAGAAGGAGTCACAGCTCAATTTGGTTCGACAAATCCAACTACTTATCAAGGCTTGTTCCGTACCCCATCAGATGAGTGGGTATTTCGGTGACGGCTATCCTGAAAAGGCTAAATTAATCGAGCGCAAACTTCGTTTCGAGATGCACGGTAAGGTTGCGATAGGTTGTACCTCATTAGATGCGGTGGCTATGTACAAAGAGTTGTTAAGCGAGAAGTTTCCTCAAAGACCGTTGTTTGTCATTCGTGGCAACGTAGACTTCGATGGGCGTCAACGCATCCTTGATAAGTTCGAGAAGACCACCAACGGTATTTTGGTCTGTACGCAGCAGAGTTTGAAAAGCTCGGCAAATGTCCCCAGCTGTGAGGATATCATCATAGAGTCATTGCAGTGGAACATTCCTCGTATGGAGCAGTTCTACTTCCGCTTTATACGTCTTGATTCGGTCGGTATGCGACACGTCTATTACGTTACCAACGAAGAGTCCATCGAGCAGAATCTTATGGCATTGGTACTCACCAAAGAACGACTGAATGAATTTATCAAGAGCGGTGAGGTCAAAGAGGAGTCTGAAATCTTCGAGGAGTTCGATATTTCGCCCGACATCATAGACACTCTCTTCCGTAGAGAACAGGACGAGCAAGGCAAGTTCCACATTCGTTGGGGCGCACAGAAAGTAAGTTAAACAATCAAAATCAATAAAAGAATATGAGTGTATACATTGGAAAACAAATGGAAACCGGAGTGGTGAAACACATCTCCGTGCTATGGGAACCTGCATTTAATATGGTAGGTCCTATGTTACGAAACTTTTATCCATCGGAAAAACGAGTCGAGGCACTTCTTTCATTGGGCAATCTGATGGTGGTAAACGGAACGCCTTACGGAAAATGGGAATGGTGTAATGACATCGTGCATTGTCGTGCAATGATTCGTGATGATAAGGAGAAGAAAGGAAGACACGAAGCCCGATATGTGTGTTCTGAGGAGGCATTCCTCAAACTTGAAGGTCATCTATTCCTGTTTAAAGACGGATGCTGGTTCTATTATGACGGTGAAGAATTAACGCCATTCTTACCCGACACATTACCCTCCACACCAGAAGACCCATTGCAAGGACTTGAATTTATGCAGCTTGATGCAAAAGGTGAACTGGGGACTCTTTATAACAGGGAGTTTAAGCGTTGGAGCGACCTTCTGTCCAAATCAAACGAGGAGCAAACCACCGTGTTTGTTTTTCGAGGCAAGAAACTTATTACCACCATTAATCACCCTCAAAACAATCAATAATATGGGAAAAGAGATATATAAAGCCGTCCAGAATTTACCCGAGGAGCTGATAACTCCTGAAATTGCAACAGCGGCCATTGCAGAAGGACGATTGGAATTGTTAGATTTTCTTCCACACAAGTATCTGACCGGTGAAGTTGTTGTCAATATCATCGAACGTAACGCCGATTCATATAGCTGGAAGTCGTTCCAACTGTCAAACCTACCGGAGGAGATCCGCACCCGGAATGTTTGTGAATTTGCCGTGAGAAAGAGCGTTGCTAATATTACTGCCGTACCCGCCTCTTTACGCTCTACAACAATGCTTAAAGAAATGATGAGTGGAGTCAAAGGGAATCTCAAATATCTTCATTTATTCCCGTCGGAAGCGTGGACTCAAGAGATTGTCTATACGGGCATTCGTAGCATCTACTCTGAAACTCATTCTAACTACGGCTCTCGTGGGGGCTATCACGGAAGTACTACTCATACAGATATAAAACGAGTACAAGTGTTCTTGTCGTTCGTTCCTCAAAGGGTAAAGGACAAGTCGTTCTATCTGAACCTTTTCCAGACCAATCTAAAACAAGAGGACATAAATCTGATTACTCCAGACAGATACAAGACCAAAGCATATTATCTAAAAATAGCAGCCAAGGAGTTTAAATTGGTGCCGGAGCAATTCTACGATTACGATATTTTTATGGTGGCTATCGAAAATCGGCAACTTTTACTTCAACTGCCATACTCTTCAACGTATGGACTCTCTGTAATCCAGAAACAAGTAGTTACGGAGAATCACCAACGACTCATCGACTCGGTGTTCGCCGTAATGGACGATGCGATGGCCGATAAGGTTGTAGAAGCGATACCATTCACATTCCAACAATTGCCTAAAAAATTCCAAACACCCGAACGTTTGATTTTTGCTCTTGAAAAATGTGAGCGAAATACAATCTCAATAGACCCGGAGGCAGACTACCAGTTGTTTACGAAAGAGGTATGCAAAGCGTATGTCCGTAAAAATCACGACTTGCCTAAATTGCCTCTATCAATATGGACTCCCGACTTCGTTGATTACTGTATGGCACAAGGAACAAGTTTCAGATGGTTTGAGCAATTACCACAAAATTTGCAGACGCAGGATATGGTGTACAAGGTTCTCGATTACAGCAGCAGCTATCTATCAAAAGTTCGTCCTGAACTTGTTTCACTGGAACAAGCAATGGTTTTGTATCGTAAAGATAAATACAACAGGGAGCATATACCTCAGTATTTTATCAAAGATTTCAAAGACGAAACGGGACTTGATGAACGGTTCTTTGGCGGCGAGGTATCATTTGCAACATTGCGAGAGATTCGAGGTTGTTACACCTACTCGAAGCTAGGAAACACCTGCATCGGGATATATAGAAGCGACAGAAGTTATAATGAGCCGATGACTCTTGTTGTAACTCGTCGTACTCCACGAGCCTTTCGTCCGGTTGAAATCTTCGAAAGGGAGATCGGCACATTCCATACTACGTGGCTTGAAAAGATGATTGCCGACTACGACGCTTCATTCGTAAAGCCAACCGTGTCAAAAGCACTCAAACCGTATCAGTACAACGGATACTACGCTGTTGAGAAAGTAGATACATACAATGACGTGGCCATCTATGCAAGCGTATTGTTTGGAGAACAGGTTTACTTTTCGACTATGATTGACGGGGAATTAGCTTGTTGCAACTCATTAGAAAAGGCAAAGGAAGCTCTGAAAGAGTTTTACTCCGAAAAGATAGACTTTGGGACTCCCGTTCTCGATGCAGAAATACGAGTCGCAATCTGAACAGACATCAAAGAATGAACAAATTGGGGTGGAGAAATTCACCCCTTTGTTTTTCTAATCACTAATCTAAAATGAACAAAAAAGTAAAACGATGAACATAAATGCAAAACACATCGAGGAGATGGGTGGACTCACATCCCTCGAAATGGAGCTTAACACTCCAGATCTTCCCGAATTTGACGGTAAAGAGGTAACAGCATATCTGTTTGATGCCTTTGGCGTGGCTCGATATGAGGACAAATATCTCTTCCTTGTTTATCCCGGACTTGGTAATGCAAGGATGGACGAGCAGATACGTCGCACCATTAACAGAGACAGGTACGGAAATCGACTGCCCGACAATTTCAAAATAACCGTTGACGACTTGGCTATGTGTTTTGCCGAGGTGGAGGAGATTACTCACGAAGAGTATGTAAATCAACTAATGAGAGGTATGATTACCTACTCACCATCACGGCTGTTACCCAGAAGGCTCTCAGGTGAAAAACTGAGAGAGCAAATCCGTAGAATTATTATGAACCCTCCCAAGCATCTATATATCTTCAAAGATGATAGCGAATTTCTAAAGGAATTGGATGGTAAGATATACGCCATATCAGACCTTCACGGAGATGTTATATGCGATGTTTTGGAAGAGGATATGACAGTACTCGAAGACCAAGATGTCATAGCGAATGGACAAATCGTTTGTGCCGACTCTATCGATTATATACGCTCGCAACGTGTAGAGGCGATTTTCCTAAATAAATCAACCGGAAAATGAAACATCCAGAAAACGTAATCTTACTGTACAGCACTGATGTTTGGCATAGCAATTCCAGTCGAGAACTCATTGGTGTCTTTTCCAATCAAGATAAACTGGACAAGTATTTATCCAAAATGGAACGAGCAAACAAACTTACCGATGAGGATATGATGATGCTCGCCAATCACGGGCAGACGCAAGGTCGAGATGCGAATTACCTAATAGAAACCGAAAAACTCAATCCCGAATATGAAACATTTTGAAGACGTTATCAACTACTACTATGACCGAATAGCGGCCATACGTAAAGAAGCAACAGCCGAAATAATCGCATTGCTCAAAAAGCAGAATATAACAACGCTAACCCTATCGGAGGATGAAGACCATCAATCATTCGTAGTGTGGTTCGATGATAACGGGTGCGGATATGACTGTGTCGTAAAATCAGTATCCATTGATGAAGATACTGACATTGAGTTGGAACTGCATCACTACGATTTGGACTATCCCGTAACCGTAACGAGCAAATACTCTGAAATATTTAATGTTGGGTGGTTGCCTGATATTCTTTCGAGTATGGTTTACACCTTAACCTCTAAACAGCAAAGCAATGGCAAATAGAACGATATATATCACAGTGCGCCTTGATATTACAAATGACAAGGTGGAGACGATTACCGACGAAGATGTGCAGGAGGTAATCAACGAAACAGACTACAGCTTCGGCAACGTTGGTGATTTTGAAATCGAGACAGAAATATGTGGGCAAAACGAATAAACCAGAAAGTAAGGGCAATGAAAGGACTAAAAGATTATCGCCCCGATGAGTTCGGGGCAAATAGAGATACTATCAACTCGCTCATTATGGAACAGGCATCAGACCGTGCCGTAAAACGAATGGAAGAGATTCATAAACTGCCTTTTGAGGCATTTACAGAACCTGACATCGAAGAGGGCGAAACGCCTAATGAGGATACTCCAACTCGCTACAAAGAAGAGTTTCAAGAGGAGTACAACCAACTCTACGATGAAGAGTATAACCGTATCGCTACGGAAATAGGTTTTGATTTTTGTACCAAGAACGGAATCTGCAACTCGGAACAATAACATAGTAATTATGAGAAAATTCACTAAAGGTCAGCGGGTATATTGGAACGATCCAGCTGATGAGACGTCAGGTAAATACTATGTATTAGACCCATATGATGACCGCAATGATGAAGTGACTGAAGAGGATATTGTCGGATTTGACGATCGAATGATTTTAATTGGCAATGGTTCTTCCGAAGCTCAAGTCTATGCACAAGAACTTGATATTCTCAAAACTAAGGTTGTTTTCCGCAAATTCAAACAAGGTGGTGATATTATCGCCTTGTTTCCTGAGCAAGTAAATAGAGCGACTCTGACGGTCGGCTCCTATATGCACATAGGACAACATTCGGATGCCGACTGCACCGGAATAATGGCGACGACTGCCCCTGCCAAAGAGAGTGAGTATGTAGAACTTTTGGCAGAGTTGAGAAGCATAGGCTATGAGAACATACGAGTAATGAAACGATGTAAACCTAAATACAATTAAAAATGAATGAATTAGAAAAGATACAGTCTCTTCAAGCTGAGATTAAGGAGAGACACGAAAAGATGAAGCAGTCTATGTTGCTGCTGGTGCAAATGCTTGGCGATGAAGTTGAACAGATAAATGGTCGAACCTTTAAAGTCACGGAAGATACAGGCGCGGCTTGTGTGGTGGAATCGTTTATAATTGAAGACGACAAATTAATGGTTAAAACGGATTTCGATGGAGATAAATTCACGCTGGGTATTGATAGTTTCAATGTAGATGAGTTAGCTAACATTCTCTATTTGATGTTGGAAGGTAATAAAAATTATCGTCAGCAAAAGATAGAAGAGCTATTCAAGGCCTATTTGAAGGAACATAAAGAGGAGCCGCTTTATGTCTCTTGTTGCGTAAAGTTCTTGGATAATAGCCCCATTTGCGATGTAACAATCAAGTTGGATAGTGGACTGGATGAGAACGACGATTTGTTATTCTACTATTGCGACTCGTTGAGCGACCTGAAATCACTATGTGAGTTTGGAGTTAATGAATTTATCCTGACCGATGTATATGAGTTCTTAAACGAAATCTAATATGGAAACAATAGTAACTGAGATAAGTGCCGGAATTGCGTATTACCAAGAACTGCACGACTGGGTTAAGAGTTTTGATATCGACCCTGACGATGGAATGTTTGAGCCACTTTCTATGATGGAAGGAGACCCAGATATTATTCGATGCGATGGTCGCAAACTATACTTTATCACCATTGTGCAAAACAATGTGCGATATGTACTGACGAGCGATGAAGTAAACGAACAGGCCAAAAAGATGCTCACGGAATTTTATCAGGATAATTTCAAAGAAAACTACTCTGTGGGGGAATGTAGCTGGGAAACCTTCGATGGAGCTTCTAATGCCATTGCATTTCGTGGCGGAAGTGGGTACGTTTATAGCATTTGGATTTATACACCTAAAAACAATCACAATGAATTATCAAAAGCAAGTTAATGAATTACAACAGCAACTTATAACCAGACTATCTGCCATCACAGACCGCCCTGACGGGTGGCTACCTCACCTTGTCTATGTGGAGGAGGAAGGTGATGACGAGAATGGATTTGGGACACCGGTTTACAACTCATACCGTCTTATCGATTTTAATTTGAATGGAGATTGCACCCTTCGGAATTTAATCACAGGAGAAGATGACATGGAACGTCATCTCTCAGAAATCAATATCGATTGGCTGGTAACGGTTTGGAACTACTACCACGAACTATCGGAAAAGAAGCCTGAGCCTGTTTCAGAACCAGAGTTGAGAGTATTTCTATTCTCGATAAATTTGCCACGAAACGTATCCGATGCGGAACTAATTAAGCTCTGGAATGACAATGATGATAGCATTGAGGTTTGTACTCCAGATGAGTTTGCAGCGCAAATTAACGATGAGTCATTCAATGATATGGAGTACTGGGTTCGATTTATTAAATATTAAACAGTTATGGCAAAGAAAACGACAACATCACTGCGTCCGCCCTCAATGGACGAGCGCATTAAGAACCTACTCAAAGAGGGTCCATTAGTGGCTCTCTATTTATCTGTAGCCATCTCTTCTTTCAAAGAGCAGATAGAACAAATGAGCGATGAGGAGATAAAAGCAATGTTTGATAATCTTCTATCTCCCACATTGGTAAGGGACAGCATAACTCACATCTATAATCGTATGAATCTTATTGATGATGAATAAACTACAATACGAACAGCTACAAAAATACCAACGGGAGAAACAGGTGTTTTTGCAGATGAGTTTAGAGCAAAATATCAGGGGACTGATGCATCAGATAGTGAAATATCCAATCACCGATGCAACAGTCCCTTCTTCTTTGCTTTTTGAACTCGAATCATTACAGCAACGACTAAATTCACTTGTACAACAACTTAAAAACATAGAATAATGGACTTTCAAGAATTAACAGACAATTACAAGACGAGAACCGATGACCTTTTTCGCCAAATCGAGGCTAATTGTGTTCATCGTAAAAGAAAGGGAATAACGAATTTCTCCACTCCATCTTTTGTGGAGGATGTCATTATCCCAATCTATGTAAGTTTAGCAGAATGTATGCGTAGAAAGGGTGTTAAAATTCCCAATCCTAAAACTTATCTCCCGATTAAGGGGTATTATAGGATAAAGATTGGACTAACTACTGTCGGTGGGTTTTCTGTACCGGAAAACGGAGATTACAGAATATATTTCACTCCAATGAAGAGTGCAAAACCTATCGGATCAAAACAGTTGGTCTCCAACACAGAAGAATTAAAGCAACTAATTAACAATCAATTAAAAACGAAACAGCAGGTAATAAAATAAAAACAAATATCTTTGTTGTCTTGTAAATGCTTATACTGCATAATACTCTTACTTACAAAGGTATATCCTGCCGTTTGCTGTATATCAAAGCAATGAAACAGAAACTGACAAAAGAAGAGTTATTTATGCTTGCACGGCTACAGAAGTTAGACTTCGCTGTAATTAACCGGCTACAAGAGTACTTTGACCCAAAGAAAGTGCGCTACAGACTTATTCAATACGAATTTGCGTGTTTGGTAAAGGAGAAAGCATTCAAAAAAGGGCATATTATCAACGCATTGATGAAAAAGTACGATGTATCTAAGAGTTATATCGAACAAATCGTCTATGAAAGGATGATACATAAAAAGCGAGTTTGTGTGCGATGTGGAAAGCATATTACCGCATACAAGTGGGGGCGGAATAACGGTGTATGCGATAGTTGTATTAACAAAGCCATAAAAAATTACGAATATGAACCAGACAATGAAAATGACATTTCTCAAGCAGATGAAGTCCCGCCGGGGAGCGAATACCTTAATACTTTTTCGGAACGGAGATAATTTTGAGGCGTATCACAACGATGCAAAGGTTATAGCCGAGACACTCACATTAAATACTTTTATAGAGGAGGAACTTGAGACGGTACGGTTTCCAGCTTCCGAAATAGAGGAATACTCAAATAGATTGTTAGATGCCGGACTCTCCATATGCATATCTGAGATGCGGGATGTGTCCGGAGATTATAAACCTAATATCTCATTGGAAGATGAATAAAATCACTCGCATAGCAGAGGGAGGTTGTTTCCTTGTCACAATTATTGGCGGAACAACCTCCCTCATTATTTTGATAATCATCGTCGGGCTATTCAAAAGCTGTTTCGGCGAGAAGATAGACCCGATGGATGACACATATATGAAAGAGCGCGAAATGTACGATCGACACGCTGTTTATGACAGCACCTCGGTGGGGTTCGATTTTCTATGGTACACCACAAACGCTGTTTCCAGAGAACGGGCAATCGAGATCCGCTCACGCCCTCATATACGAAAAGCCCAAAACGAATTTATCGAAACAGTTGCCGACCATTTCGAACAGGACTTCTTCAATACGGATATATATGATGTGACGGAATATGCCAAAAAATTTGATGTTGACCCTGATGTGAGATTGGTTAATGTCTTTGTTATTGGGCAACGATTAGAAGACCAGTACTTACGCCCAAACCCCGATTTACCTGATGGCGGATGCACAAAACCCTACTATGGAACTGACCAAGGTATTCTCTTTATAAAAGAAATTGATATATATCCTCCATCGCCCGATTCTGTACGGACATATCGCTACTGGGAATGTTGGCGAACATCCTCATTTGATGAACGTTATACGCATTTTACAGAGACGGAACGCAAACAGGGAAAATACGGCACTATACTGTATATTCCGAAGCATAACCATCAGTAAATTAGGCACATAAAGTTTGGTTAGATAGAAATTTTGCCCTAACTTTGGTCTTCAAATGTTAGATATTGACTGAAAAACAGATTGTAAATTGACCGAAAAAATTTGAAACGATGAAGTAATAATGAATATCGAAAAAACGCAGATTAAATTTGCGCAATCGGAGCAGACGGGTGAATTGATTGGATTTGTGTCCCGTCACTCCAAAACACAGAAGTTAATGGGAGTTCGCGAAGACTCCCGTTTTGGCAAGAAAATATGTGTCCTTTCGGAGGATCTAAAAGGCACTATCCAGCCAAACAAGTTGTATGCCGTGGAACTGAAACCTATGCACAACGGCAGTGGATATGTGGTGGTCAAAGCATCACCCATGTTGTTTCAAGCGCAGGTGGACACGCTTATCGTCCCCAAGAGTATTTATCAGGTTACGGTGACCTTTGGTAATAAAACCGTATTCTTCGACCCGAAAGACGGCAAGAGTGCATCAAGTCGTACATTGGGCGGAGTAATAAAACTCCTTCGTGAACGTGAAGACATTGAGAATCCGGAACTCGTCATCGACGACTTGACACAACAGGCTAAGCTGGTTGTCAAACGAATGCAGAGTGATGGATTCATTATCCCAGACTACACGCTCAAATGATGCGCCCTCAGTGTGGTATAGCCACTGACGGCGCACATTCTACTAAAAACAGATTGACACGCTTTCAGGCAGTAGATATTGCTACTGGAGAAGTGCTATTCAACGAAAGCATAGGGAATCAAACTATCAATATCGGAGAGTTTCTGGGTGTGGTAGAGGCGGTGAAATACATCATCGCCAATAACTACACACCCAGAGTCATCTATACGGATAGTATGACGGCTATCGCTTGGTTTCAGGCAAAACGGACAGCTTCTAAGAAACCGTATCAGGCATTGAAACGAGCCGAGGTATTCCTGAAAGCTTTTGCTGCCGAAATCGAGTCTATCGAAGTCAAACACTGGGATAATGCAGGTTGGGGCGAAACCCCTGCCGACTTTGGCGAGAAAAGTTAATTGATTGATTTTAGATTGTTATGAACCCAGCTTCTCCCATCCGTGAGGCCCGGAGAAGCATTTTTACTAATTATAACATGGCGAAAATAAAATCAGAATCCACAAAATACATTACCATTAAGGAGAACGAGTATCTCCAGATGGTTGAAAACACAATGCTGGTTGAAGCTCTCAAAATAGCAGGAGTCGAAAAGCTCCCTATGTATCAGGCTGCACAGCGCATATTAACAGACAAACGGGTAGAGATACATATCAAACCGCTTTGTTCCCGATATTCATTCTAAAACACGTATGAGATATGAACAAGCAAGAAATCATAGATAAATTATTCGATAAGCTGAGAAATGGCGGCTGCCGTTATCCCAAATGGGAGCTCGTCTCAATTATAGATCCCTTCATAGAGGTTATTAAAGAAACTCTGGTGAATGGAGATGATGTACGCCTGACAAACTTTGGAAAGTTCGTTGTAAAGACAAAGAAAGGACGTAAGTATTACAACATCCAAACTGGATCAATGGACATCACCAAAGATAAAAGAATGATTACCTTTGTACAACACAGGAGTCTTGATTCACTGCATAAGAACAAAGAAGAATCGACAGAATAG